ATCGCCGGGCGTAGCGAATGCACACCTGCTCGGCAGCACCCCACGAACTCACGGGGGTTTGCGGAAAAACTTGGCCTGAATCTGCAATGACATGAATTTTGATGCTCATAGGCTGAACTGCTTTCCTTCTAAAACTAGGCCCCGCATCCCTCAAACACCGCAAAAATCTCAAGGTCACCGCCGTCGATGTCCCCCGTGTAAGTCGGTGAGAACCAGGTTCCGTTGTCGCGCTGCTCGGCGGACCAAAACGTCGCGAGGTACCGGTGGGCGGCATCACGCATTGACGCGGCTTCACACGTCCAGGCTTCGGTTTCGTTTTCGTCGGAGGGGTTTCGCACGATGAAAGTTTGAAGAGTGGTGGTGCTCATGGTCTGCGTTTCTTTCGGGGTGCTCTTGTTATAATTCTTTGCTTTAACTAGTGCAAGTTATTTCTTTGCCCTAGTTGGCGCCATCTTCACCAAACTTGCGCGAAATCAAATGCTGTTCAGGTATCGCAACGTAGCGTTTTGGCACGCGGTGCTACAAAACGAGTCCCCGTGAAAAACCGGTGTCCCGCAATTTGCGCATACGCCACTAGGTACCCGATCCGCCAACTCCTCATCGGTGCAGTCCGACATATCTTCGTAAATCGCTTTTGCCACGAGGCGCGACGGTTGCGTCGAGTGCCCAGGAAACTGCCCCGCGGTGGGGTCTACGATGGCCCCACCGGCGGTTCGGCACCACCAATGCGTTCGCTCGCCCCAACACAAGGTACGAATGATGCCCTTTCGGCGCTCAAGCTCCGGGAAGGCCTGCACCATTGCGGCCGTGACCTGTTCGCATTGCCCGTAACCCTTTGTTTGTTGGTCAACATGGGCAAAAATCCAAGCCGTGTAATAGTCGTTCGGTTTGATGGGCCCACATTTGCGCCAATCCTCGCCGAAAAACTCGACGAGTACGGATTGCAACGAAACCGTGTGCGGTTTCTGACACTTCGGACACGCAATCACGCCGTGGTCACCGGCTTGGAACTCCACAAAGCACACCGTGCACGCGTAATCGACCAACTTATCCATCGCCGGTCCTCCGGTCCTTTTTGAACCATGACGTGATTATTACGGCGCCAAACAAAACACCCAGGCCGTAAAAGAACATCGCCAAGGCGCTTCCGCGCCGCGTGGAGCGTTTTCGGCGAACGAACGGTAGCAAGGGGCGGGATTTTTTAAGTCGTCTCATGTTGGCTTCTGCTGCTTTCTAGACGCATGACGATTTCGGCCACGTCGAGATTCGTAACTTCGATGATGTGGTCGACCGCGTGCTGGCCGATAAACTCCGCCAGCATGTCCGGCCGACGTTGGGCAATCGCGAGTGCCATCGCCCAAGCGCGCGGCGGTTCCGTGCCGCCCATCCAATACACGCACGCGAAGTTTTTCGCCGTGGGCACGGAACCATCGCCGCCCACGTGTAGCGTGAACTCAGTCCGCTCCGTGCGGATGTCGTGCAAGCTCAAGTGACCCACTTGAATCCATGCGTTTGCGTGGGTCAAAATGGCGGTGATGTGCGTATCGAGTAGACTTTCGGCGCGTTCGAGTAGGTTCTCGAATTCGGGAGATTGCGGGGCGGTGTTCATGGCGGCTCCTTAGGGTTGATCGTTTCTAGCGCACGGCTATAACGTACGCAAGTGTTTTTCTTGACCTAACTAGCGCAAGTGACGCTAGAGGCCGTCAAGCTCCGCAACGATTCGGGTCATTACGTCGATGCGCGCGCGGCGGGTCGGCGTGTCCAGGGAAGGCGTTAATGTGGCGACATGGCGGGAGCCGGCCAAGCGAGCACGGGCTGAATTCGCGACGTCATAGTACCCGCCGGGCTCAAGGTCGATCGGCACGCTGATTCGACCCGCGGGCGTGCATACTTCGACCGAGGTTTTGAAATAACCGCGCCCGGTGGGGATTTGCTGCGAGTTCAGAAGCGCATTCATGCTGGCGACGGTCATTCGACCCGTGGGCGAGCAGAGTTCGGAAAACGTGATTCGTGCGGTGATTTCGGTGTCGGTGGTCATGGTCTGGACTCTTTCTCTCGGGGTGGTGTTCTTGTTATAGTTCTTTGCTTTACTTGACGCAAGTTCTTTTCTTGAACTAGTTGGCGCCAAACTCGCTATGAGCGCGCGTATAGCGGGTAGACAGGCCTAAACGAAAAGAGCCCATTCGGAAACGGTTTCCGAATGGGCTCTAGTGAGGTGTGAACGTGGAAGCAGCTAGTCGGCGATTAGCCAACGATGGGCGCCCGTGTCCGAGTGAAAGTCCAACGCGTACACTTCCCACGTTGTCGTCTCGTCCCGGTCGAACCCGTCCGAACTTTGGACGGTCCACTCGCCCGGCGACGTGACGCGCCACGTTTTTCCCGTATTCGCACCCCACTGCACATTATCGCCACGGCCTAATCGCGCCCAGCCTTTCCCCCGTGACAATCGGTGATAACGGCCATGTGGAAGCGTAACCGTGCCATCATAGGCAACACGGCGAACCGTGATCAGTTGAACCATTTGCGTGGTTGAGAGTTGCGCTCTCGCGGGGAGATGCTCCGCAATCCATGCGAGACGTGTTTCGCTTGCTGGCTCTGCGTTGTGCTCGGCGGCGAATCGCGTGAGTGTTTCGACGGTCCATTTGTCGCTTTCAATGGTCGCGATTGCGGGTTGCGGTGTGGCGAAGGTGTTCGGGTTGTGGGCTAGTGTCATGCGCATGGTCTGAACTTTTTCTTTTGAGGTGGCGTTCTTGTTTTGTTCTTGCGGGTTGCCTAGCTCAAGAGTTCCGCGTAGGGATTGGCCTCAAGGCGGGCTTCAAGCTCGCGTTGCATTTCGGCGTGCTCGATTCGTGCACGAATTTTGGCGCGGGCTCGGGTTTCCAAGTCGTCGCTTGCTGGTGTCGTGTCGTGCATTTCGGGCTTGTACTGCAAAATAAGCGAGAGAAAGTGGTAGCAATGGATTTCGACGGTGTTCGGAGTTTTCCCGGGCTCGGCTCGCCAGCCGTCGCTTCCGTTCTTTTCGATGTCGCGTGCGAGGTCGAGGGGGCATCGCTCGATACCCTCTTCGGCTCGACACGCCGCATCCCATTGATAATCATCGGTATGTCGGTAACGCGTGAGAAGCTGGACATCCGCGCTTCGGAGCATCCGCAAAAGCGCTGGTTTGCGAACGTATCCAAATTTTGTGAGTTGCGTTTTAACACCTGCGAAAACGAATTTTTGCGCCATGCTCATAATCTGAACTCTTTCTCTCGGGGTGTTCTTGTTATAGTTCTTTGCTTTAACTAGTGCAAGTTCTTTTTTTGTTTTAGTTCGCGCTAGTCTCGCCAAGCGTGCGTCAAGTGCAGTCGTCGATAAAATCGGGCGCTTCCGCATAGCCGGGAAGCATCCTAACGAAGTCGCGAATCAACGCGTCCACGTGTTGGCAGCCGGCGAGCGTTCGCCACTGGAACCCCGTTGCGCACTGGTCAAGGAACTGATACGCGGCCTTGAGGACGGCGATCGGGGCGCGCTGGTACTTTGGGTCGCTACCGTCGGCCGGCGGTTTATGGCACGAAACCGCCGAAACCAAAGCGCCGTATCGCCAGCGAAACGCTTGTAGATTGGCGTGGGCGAGGTCCTCGAATACGCTCGTGAAGCGTTCTTGAAACGCTTTGGCGTGATCCGCTTGCGAATAGAACGGCACATTTGTAAGCTCCGTGCGGGTGATGTGCGCCGCGATCACGGCAAGGTGGGTTTGCGATAAAAATTGAACGACCATTTTTGGACTCTTTTTGTGCTAGGGAAGTGCACCGCCTAACGGCGAAACGCGATGCGCAGCTCTTTTTCGTAGCTTGCCGCCGCCGCGCTAGCATGACTTGTCGATTGCTCCGTGCCCGCACGGCTTGCCACCGTAGCGCGAGCTTGTCGACGCTCCAATCGAGCGACGGCGTTTTGCTCCGTCGCGAGGCTTAGTTCGGTTGCGAGCCGGGTCGAATTCGCGTTGACCGTGCAAGCCATGGCCGTTGAAACGGCGTGGCGCTCCATCGCGTCCCAAAGCTTGCGAGCTTTCTCAACCGGCATTGAGTCGTCTCCCACCTTGAGCAGTTCGAGCGCCCGTTCGAGTTTCCGGCTTGCTGCCCAGTAGCGCGTCAAATCCTTCTCGAACGCGACCATTTCGACCACAAGACCTTGACGGATTTGGGTTTGAATGTTCGCAAGGTGCGGATTCGCACGATTGCGGGCGTCTTGCTCGGCTTCGTAGGTGGCGACGGTTCGGGCGATTTCGGCTTTGTTCATGGCGGGGCTTTCTTTCGAGACACCCAAGTTCTACCAACTTGCTTTACTTGACGCAAGCGTTTTTCTTGACTTATTTAGCGCCAAACTCGCTAGACTAGCGCGAAATCAGACGTCGTGCCGGGCGAGGCGCGCTTCGTAGGCGTTTCGGGCTGCCGAGCAACGAGCAGTAAACCAGGTTGCGAAATGGTCGGGAGCCATGGCTACGTACGCTGCGACGTCAAGTTGCGCGAGGCTTGCGTCTGATATCGTGTAAACGCCGAAATACCACGACAGCCCCGTGTTTCCGTCGTACGCCTTGAGCAGTTCGAGTGCTCGTTCCATCGGTTCGAGGCAAACATCGACAGCGCCCGGATGGGCTCGGCGGCTCGAAATCTGCACTTGCGCATCGTTGAGGTAGCGCGACCAGTATTGCGGAGCCCGACCGTTCTCGATTGCGCCGGCGATATAGGCCAGCAAATCAATGAAGTATACTTCGCCTTTGTTGCGGAGGGTTTCGAGGATGGGCGCGAAAACGGTGAAGTCGATTTTGGTGTTCATGGCGTGAGCTGCTTTCTTTCGGGGGTGTTCTTGTTATAGTTCTTTGCTTTAACTAGTGCAAGTTATTTCTTTGTACTAGTTGGCGCCATCTTCGCCGCGAAGCCATGCGCACGCGACTTTCTTGAATTCTTGCCCAATAAGACACCGGGCGAAATCAGACGGTGCCCCGCGACCATCCACGCGATTCACTCGCGAAACATAATCTGCACCGTGAGCCGTTGCTTCGAACCGGTCAGCTGACGTGATGTGCCGGTGTACGTGCATTGACGTTTCGCCAGCAACTTTGGTGCGACCAACCGTCCCGGAAACGTACCAGCGGGCAGAATTTGGATATTGCGGGTCAACGCGGATTTCGAATTTGAGTGCGACTTTCATGGCGGGTCTTTCTTTCGAGGTGCCTCCTTTATAGTTCTTTGTTTTACTTGACGCAAGTGTTTCAGAACGAGCCTATGGTGCGCCATTGCCACGCTCACCGCTATTCGCGCCAATTAAGTCAAGAAAAACACTTGCATCAAAGAAAGCAAAGAATTATAACAGGACCACACCGAACGGAGCCGCGAAGCTCCGAAAGAAAGACCCCCGAAAATGTTTACCTTTCTCGCCATCACCACCGCTCTCGTCGCTATCGCCCCTTTCGCCCGCAAACTGGCCGACCTCGCCAATCCAGCCCCCACCTACGCACCCACGGCCCGCACGTTCAACGAGTGCCGAACTCTCGCCACCTACTCGGCCGGCGACTGGTCGTTCGCGTAAGCCCAAAAAACAACCCACCCCGTTTGTGGAGCCTCAAAAGCTTTTGAGGCTCCACAACCCACCCCCCGCGCACCCCCCATGACACGCTCACCAGAAGCGAACGTCAGCGCGAGGTTAGTTTCTACGCAACCGAACTCGACGAAGCCCACCTCGCGCTTCAACGCACCAAAGAGGTCACTGCCTACACGGCTACAACGGAAACCCACCCCCGAGCTTTTCGAGCGAATTTACGACGCACTGGAAGAACTGCGGAAAACTTGGCCGGCTCCGGAGCCCGTCCGCTATCACTACCCATGAAACACTGCACACGTGGGCCCAATCTTCCCCGTATCTCATGCCCACACCGGCATATAATCTGAACTAATCTCGGGCGCCCCTATCGCCGCTTATATAATCTGAACTAATCTTGGGCGACCAGTCTAGAAAAACAACCCACCCCGCAGAGATCATAAGCCAAATACTAAAACAGCCCACACCGTGCACCCCTGAGCCCCTCCACCAAATACCCCCACCACCACAAGCTACAGGCCTAATGCCCAAACACCCCCTAGACACACCCACCCCAGATAACCCGCCAGCTTCACACAATACGCCCTACCACCCCGCACAACCCCAATCAAACCCGCCAACTGCCCAAATAAACGACAATCCACCCCCCAAAGAACCGCCTGCCAGCGCGCACACCGCATCCTAGTTCGGAGGCTGTTTTCGCCTCTTTACGCTATCCATTTCTCGAATTCTGAACAGAATTCACTAGTTTTGTCTTATATCACTGTAGATTCAGCTCGATTTTGAGCATTGAATCTATTGCTAACCCGGTCCTACACTTATAGTATAAGCATTTTGCGTAATAAAACAAGGGTCGAAAAGTGGCCTTTTTCGAAAACCGCACTTTACGCCGGGCTAGCGTTCAAAATCGCTCTTCAATCGCACGAGTCCCCCGCCGTGTCAGCGACCGGTTTCGTGAGACACTTTTTCGGCCGAAAAGCGTCCAGTATCCCGGCAAACCTAGGGAATAAAGTTTGCCGGCTAGTTTATTCGCCCTTGAGCCTTCGGTATTTGGCTTCGATGTCCGTTTCGTCGAACTCGACAGTGAACGGCACGCTACAACCCTCCACAAGGACGTGGCCCTCGATTATGTCGACTTCGTCGTAGGCGTCGATGAAATAGGCCGCCCCCGGACATTCGCCTTGGTAAACGATGAGAAACAGTGCAGATATTATTAAACTGGTCATTTGCTGGATCCTGTTCCGATTGTTTCGGTGTACTTTCTATATAGGATTCTAACTTGGTCAACGCAAGCCCTAACGTCCAAAATTCGCACTCTTTTTGGGGGCGAAATCAAGCTTTTGCGCTTGTTACGCCTAACGCTACACATGCGCAACAAAAAGCACTTGCGCCAAGCGATCGCCCCGAGTATAGTGATTTGCATGGAGGCCGGTTCGCCGGCTCCCTCGAAAGGCACCTACCATGAACGCCCCAAGCCAAACCCCCATCGATACCTCCACCCGCCACTCGCAAACTCAAAACATCCGAACGACTTACAAGGTTCGCGCGGACGGTAGCTCGTACTACCTCGCAACCGCGGGGCTTGGCCGGCGGGCCAAGGTAGAAAACAATTTTTCGGGCTCGAATCAGAGCCGCCACACGTGGGCTCTACGTGCCCTCGCCAGCCGACTTGGGTGGTCTGGTGACTGGGTGTCAACGCAAGACGGAGAGAACTCGCTCATTTGGGTCCGTGTCGGCCCCGGTGTGCCCGCTAACGTGGCGGGCTAGGTCTCGCGCTAGGCTCCACCTGTCGAGCCCGCTCCGTGGCTCCTATCGCCTCGCCTCTTAGTGTGAGCGTCATTACCAGTTCGACTGCTGGGTAAGGCTCCTTACACTTTTTGGGGGTATATGGGGGGTGGGGGACGGTGGGTCGTTACCCAGCACCCTCGTTTGTTTGGCCAATATCCACGGTTTCAGAATAAATTTTGAACTATTTTTATTTTAGCCCCCGTACGCTTTCAGTGCAGAATCCGAAGCCCCGAGCCGGGAGCCCCCTTCCGGATTCCCCTCCACCTGCCGCCACCCCCCATGAAAAATTTTATCAGCAAAATTTTTTCGAAGTCCCCGCAGTACCCGGACTACCCTTGCGAAAGTGACCCGTTTTTTACCCCTAAAACTCCGGAGCTGGGCGTCAATACCTTGGACCTCATCGACTGTTACAACACCCAGGGCCATACCCGACCGGTAAAAATTCGTCGGGAAGACCTTTCGGATTTTACCCACGCCGGATTTCCGGAGTTCTCGACCGTGGTCAGCTTTCAGAACCCGCGAATCGATCTTTGCACCGGCCGTGATGCTCAGGGTGCTATGTCGGGCCCCTGGAAAGTAGCGATTTACTACCCGGAAAACGTTGAACCTGGCGTCGGTGCCGAGCCAGAAACCGAGCCGACCACGGGGGTCAAAGAGCAGGAAGTTTTAGAGGAAAATCCCGTGGGGAAACTGCTTTTGAGCGTGCCCTTTATGAAGCCGCCAGCTTCTCGACCGTTTGGAGTGGTGGACCTTTGGGCGCGGTTTCGAAATATGGACCCCGATAAGCCGGCTCTGGTTCGGCGGCGGGATTTGACGGAAGAGTGTTACAAGGTGCTTCGGAAGGGTCTGGTCACTGAAATGCGTGAAAACGCCGTGGTGATACAGATTTGTCACATTGCGGGCGCGCAATGGTACCGCGTGCCGGAGGTGGCGGTTTACTTTTCAGCGGTGGAGTTTGCTATGGAATTTAATCAGGTTGCGCGAAATGAGAGCCCTTCGGTGGCGTACGACGACCATGCCTATTGGCGGGAGCAAGATGCTGAGAAGGTTGCTGAAGCGGGGGTTCAGATGGTCGAACAGTGGCGCTCACCTGAATCGCCGGCTCTGATGCCGTGGAGGCCGCCTGCTTTGCGTGAACCGAGCCGGTGCCCTGCACGGTTCGCGGGGGAGGTTCGAAGTGGCGGGGAGCGGTTTTCGGTGGAGCAATTGGACGAAGTCGGGTTGGTGGGGGCGGATTTGCTTTTGGTGGACCACGCGAATGCCTCGATTGCTCGGGCGGAGCAGGCCGAACAGCAGTTGGCCCTCGTGGAGAGCCATTTGGTGCGAATTCAGAAGGTTAATCGAGCAACCCGGGTGGTCCTTTACCTTGGCTTGGGGGCGGCTGCTTTTGAGGGGATTGCGTTTTTGCATTGGATTTTTCATTTGTTTTTCTGATTTCGGACCAAAGAGAAGAGAGTCATGAACATCACTAGCCTCATCCCGAACAACCCTGACCAAAAGATCCCCGCGAAATTCCGACACTTGGCTCGCGAGTCAGTAGCAGCCGGCGGGGCACCGGTTTACTTCAACTACGTGGACCTTTCGGAAGAAGAGCGAATCTTCGTTTTGACGTCGAACGTGCCGTCGGCTGTCGACGGCACACCAGAGGGGGCGCCGCTTCGGATTTTTCGAAGCCCGTTAAGCCCGACGAGCAAGCACGTTTGGACCCTGGTGATGCTTTATCCTGTACCTGACCAGACCGTGAGCCCCCACGCGACCTACACCTCGGTCGCGCTCGCGAAGGCGCACAATTCGAAGTATCCGATTTTCCGGTCGGACATAACGGACAAGGCGCTTTACGACTTGGGTCGTGAGGCCAGCAAAGCGCACTTCGAGGTTTCACTCACGGGGCGTGTGGTGGCCACATTTTGGGGACCATCGTGGGAAGTGCAAGTCGCCGACGTGGCACCAATGTTTTTTGCGGACTACGATGCGGGCCAAAACGAGAAGGCGCCTCCTAAAGAGGCGCCTAGTCAGAAAGAGCTGAGCGCTGCGGAGCTTCTTATGACACGCCTCGGAGTTCGATTCGAAAAAATTGAGCAACTCGTGGCGGAGGCAGCCGCGAGTTACCGAAAAGACCCAAGCGCCTCACTCAAAGTAGCCGTAGAGCGCTTCTCTGTCCAAGGAATCGCGTTTCTGGGGGCTATTTCCTCGTTTATCGAACAAACTGGAGACGTTGTCACGTTTTGCGGCACAAGCAGCGGAGCTCCATGGACTATTGAGGTGTTCAATGTCTGTGAAACTTGAAAAGAAACTAAAAGTTGCGCGACTGTTCACTCTTGAAGCTGTTTTATGGCGCCTCTACAAAGAACAAGAGGCGAAATACAGAGCCGCCGAATCACCGACGGCGTCAACAATCGGCCGCTACCAGCTCGTGGCAGCTACGTGGCTCCGTGCCAGCGCAAGATTAGCGGAGGCTTTGGTGACCGGGCTGCGTTCCAGTGAAGCGCACATCTACCGGCCGTTTGTTGCGCAGACCGTTCATGCACTCGCACATTGCACATGCGTGCGCTTAGCCGTTTGCGAGGACGACTGGCGCCGTAAGTGGTCGCGGCTTTTCTTACCTTACCACATTCAAGAGCGCCTCACGCTCTGCAAAGCCGCTTGGCACGTATTCAGTGAAAATATTTAGAGGACGACAAACATGCACGAAGAAAAAAAGAAATTGAGCTTCATCGATCTTATCCATGCTGCGTACGCGGGGTACACCAAACGGCCTGGCATCTTCGTTGTTTACGAAGACGATATTGAAAGCGCCGTGCCGATGCTTCTGGGAACGACGGGTAAACACTTGTGGGGAGAGCTTGGAGATAACGCACGTTACACAAATCGATGGCTAGTTCCGTTCGGCGAACGTGATTTGGTCATCGATGTAATCTCAGGTTCGAGAGAGCAGCCTGAGCAAGTCCAGCCCGTGGCCTCCGAAGAAAGCAGCGACGTGCAAGAACCGGCCGAATCGTGGCCAGCTCGATGTGCCCTCGCCGTACTGGAAAACCAGAAGCTCACCGAGAAAATCAAAAGTCTGACGCAAGAACTTGAAGCTTCGCAACAACGCTACGACAAGTTTGTGCGTGAAATACCGGAAAAATACCATGAAGTTTGCGACGAGGTGCGAACGCTACGCGTCATCGCTGACTCTTGCAAGCACTGGAAACACGAGGAGAGCGTGCTCCGGCAAGGTCTTAAAGGGGCAAAACAACTTTACGATGAACTGTTAAAACAGTTCAACGAAAAGTGTCATGAGTTTCGTGAAACGACTAAAGCGCAAGGCGCCATTGTTGACCAACACAAACATGCGCTTGCAGAGAGCCAAAAGCTGGTGTGCGCTTTGCTGGCTCGATGCGGAGGCACGGGTAAGTTGAAAAATCGAGAGTGTCCCAAAAGAGGTCAGCCGGCCGCTCCGGACCCGCTCAGACTTTCGCATTTAGATCGACGCGTGACGTTGACCACACTTACAGTGGGCGAAGGGCGTTTTGTGGGAATGTACACGTTTACGATGGGTGGAAGTGCCGAATTGCTGCTCTCGCTGTCAGCCGATCAGGTTCGCGAGGCCGCGGCGTGGTTTCAACAAGTTGCCCAATGCCTTGAATACGAATCATCGGAGAACTTAAAATGTACGTCCCCGGAACCAAAATAAAGAAACCTCCAGCCGTTATTTTCGATGGAAACGCTTGGGCTATCATAACAGCTTGCGTGAAGGCACTCAAGCGCGCAGATGTGCCGCCCGCGGTCGTGGACGAATATCGTGCACGAGCAAAAAGCGGCGACTACGACCATCTACTCGCGACCAGTTCGGAGTACTGCGAACTCGATCTGGACTCTCGGTAACGGTCCGAACGGGTAGTTCGAGCTATGCTAAAGGAAAAGACATGAGCGTACGCCAAATTGGACAGCAGTTCGGGTATGCCCCGACAGGTCGCGCGGCCATGCTAGCCGACCTCGACCGAGTTCGCGACGCCGTGCTCGCGGGCGAGTGCGACGTGCTGGCACTCGGCTGGACCACGCGAACGGTGGACAACGGTAATCGATATCACTGCGCCATAGCTTGGCTTGACGAGTCAAGTCATGGGGCGCTTATCGCTGCTGGGTTGGGCAGCCGCATCATTCGCGACGCGCTCACCAGCACGGAGCACACGTGTGGAGAAGGAGAATCATGAGCACAAAAATGCACGCAAACGGGCCGCTAATCTTCGCTATCGTCCTATGTCTCGCGCTGATCGGTTGGGGTTATCACACCAACCGCGAGTACGCACAAAAATGCGAAAGCGTCGGCGCGCGTGTAATTGAAGTTCCCGTAACTGGCGGGCGCACGCCGTGGTCACACACTGCTTCGGTGTGCGTGAAAAACGGGATAGTCGTGGACCCTGAGGAAGAAAAGTTGAAATGAGCGTTATCATGACACAAGAAGAACAGAAACAAGAGGGTTTAGACTACACAAAATTTTTCGCCGAGTACGGAAAGCTATTCGGCAAATTAGCCCGGTCTATGGTGGCTAGCGTTGACCAGAAGGTATTCGAGGAACTGGTGGTCAAATACGAGGAGTTTTACGCGTCAGAAGGGCTCTACGCCAGCGTTTCGAGAGAGCTCGAAACGGAAATAAACGGTAAAATGTACGTGCTCACCGTTGGTTTCAAAGCCCTTGGGGAGGACGACTCGGACGACTCGGACGACTCGGATGGCGATGATGCCGAGTTGGGCTGATTATGGGTTCGCGTGACATCACTTGGGACACGAGAATCGCAATCATTCGCGAGCTCGACTCCCTACCCCATGGCACAAAAACTAGCTTCTTAAAGTCGAAGAAGATCAGGGCGTCGCAAATAACGAGGCGGCGGGCCACTTTGTTGATGTGGAGACGCCGGAGCGCGAGAGTTACGACCCCGACGCACTCCGGTGAGGCCATGAACATCTTTGAAGAACTACCATCTGAGGTCCTCACCACGGAGGAGTGGAAAGCCCGGGCCCGAAAATTGGAGACCGACAACGCGGTACTGGCCGCATGTGACCACTACCAAAAATACTTGCTCGACTACTGAAAGAAAAGCCACGATGACGGAGAAGAACGCTAAAAAAGCAACAAAAAAGGGTAGAGAACCGAAGGTGCCGCGGTACTTTAGACGGCTTCGGACCGGTGTCGTTTATGCTTTGGCTCGGGAGACACGCACCCTCTATATACTCCGTGATGAGTATATGAGTAGCGAAATACGAGTCGACAAGGATACATTGCGTGAGAAGTCCAAGACCGCATGGAGTTTTCGCCCGCCTCCCACCTTCGAGGAGATGGATGACACCGCCGGGAACCTCGCGGTGCAGAGACAAAGACTCAGGGTTGTCTCAGACGACATAGTGGCTAAACTCCACTCCCTGGCGACATACATCGAGCGCTATTGCTACAAGACCCCCACCGAAGCAATGATACATCGCCACGAACTGCGCACATTGTTGGACGAAATGAGGAGCCGGGTAGACACCCTCGACCGAAACTTTCGAGAAAGGATGCGCGTCGAAAATGAGTAAAATGGGAACCAAGCGATTCGCTGTAGCCAAAGAATCCGCGAACAGTAGCGACTTAACGCTCCCTCTCGGAAGCCAAACGTTTCGAACGCTTGGAGAAGCTATCGAGGCGTTAGGCGTGTGGGTAAAACGTTCTCCGGCATCCAAAGCGAAGTACCGGATTATTACGCTCGACTGCGTGGAGGCTGACAGACCCCCGGCTGGGCCACTGCGAGAGGCAGTCTTCCCAGACGTTCGGGATAAGATAACGAGGCGCAAGAATCGAGAGATCACCTTTACCTTGAAAGTTTCCACCACGGGGTGGATATCCTTCGGGGTTGCTGGGAAGAAAACCCACGGTGTCGATCGACTGGAGCACCTGTATGTGCCGATGATGATTCCGATACGGGATGCACTGCGGAAGATGCAACGCGAAATTATCGACGAGGAAGAAACCCGAAAGCTGGCGAGGAGACAAAGATGAGCAGCCCCCGTCTCATAGCTTTCCTTTTGTGCATGGCTGCAATGACTCTTTGGTCAGCCTGGGAGTGCTGGAAAATGGGCCGGAGGGACCCAGGGTTTCGGTGGTTCTCTTTGGTCCACCTTGTCCTCGCGGCGATTATTTTTTACATGGTTTGGACGCGATGGCCTTAGAGGGCAGAAAGGTTAGCAGGGCTAGGCTTAGCCCTGCTGGAAAACTTTGACGCCCGGTATTGACTGTTCGAATTTCGGGTGCTAGCTTCAAAGGCGTCTTCTCCAAGACGCTCAGTCGACTCATTCCATCGACCACCCGCAATTGTGCGGGTGGTTTTTTATTTTCGAGCCCACGCCCGCACGGCGCCCATTTGACTTCGGACTTCTTCTGGGTCGCGCGGCGGATCGTCGAGAACTAGCAACTCACGGCCGATGTAGTGCTCTTGAATAGACAGCTTGCAATCACGGACGCTCGTCGCGATATCGAGCGCCCGGACAACGCTGTACGGCTCTTGATCGAGATGTTGCTGAGTCACTGACGTGAACCCGGCGTCTTGAAGAGCTTTTGCGATAATGGCCATAACCGCGGATTTACCACATCCGGCCACACCGCTCACGCGAATTATGATTTCTTTGTTTTTAGGCATGTGCTTATTCTTTTTTGGGTAGGCAGTCTTTCGGAAACGTCTCGAACGTGCATGTTCGATCGAGAATCCAATCTTGTCGCCATTGATATTTGTAGATGCGGATCTCAGGTGCGGTTCTAATGATTTCGTAGAGTTTAGGCGCCGTAGTGCCGCCTGCTTTAGCGATGCGTCGCGCATCGATTTCTAGCAGATCGATCTCGTAAAACCACTCGTAGCCCGCTCCATCCTCTTTGAAGTCCTCATCGCAGTCCATCCATAAGCAGATCGTGTAAACACCGTTTTCACGGAAAACGGTTTCGAACGCATCATAGCCGATGAGCAAATACTCTCGCGCTTCAGTCGTCATCTTCGGAGCGCCCAGGGAGTTCCTTGCAGTCAATTCCCAAGGAATTCAGTGCGTGAATGAAAGAATTTGTCCATGGCCAAAGGTCTAGGTACATCTTGTAAACTCGTTTCAAGCTTTGTGTCTGGTGTGATGATGCGGTAAGAAATCCGCTCATAGGGCTAAAATGCGGCTTACGTCACGCAGATTTATTTCAATAGTGAGTTCTCTGTCACTTACAGTTTCGTAAAATCGAAATTGTTCGTTCAAAGACTCTGTAGGGTGCGCCGCAATGATAGCCGCTAAGCGGTGTCGCGCGACTTCAAGCATAGCATCGGTTAAAAAGCCGAGCTCTGCCTCGTATGCGGTCTTTTTGCAATCAGTGGACATCAACTACGCCCACCCTCTAAATTCGTTGAAGCAAAGAACAAACAATGCCCCCCAACTCTACGCCTGCAACTACGCCGATGGTGGTTGTTATGAGGAGTACGATCCAGAGAACGGTGATATTTTTGTCTCCTTTACCGAGGCTCCCAAAAAGTCGAATTACCAAGTGCTGCGTGTAGAGCACGGTGGCGAGTGTGATTATGATTTTAATGCCTAACATGGTTTACTCGTACAGGGTTGTTCAATCGTCTTTAGTGCGGTGCACTAGTTCCGTTCGAAGTTTATCCGGGTTTATGCGCTCTGCTTTTCGCAGCGCATCAAGTATTTTTTGATGCTCTTCTTCAATGGCGTGAAAGCGCATCACGAACTCTGGTGAGCTGCACACCGCTGTACCTAGCCGGGCCACGATGTTCTTGTAGAGGTCCGCAGCTTGCAGGGGCGCGAATACGCATCGCCAGTTTGCGTCAGCCCTTCGCTCGGCTCGGCGCCGGCGTGCTCTGTTTCTGCGCGTCTTGTTCATGGGTTCCTTCGACAAGCTCCGTGACCGTTGTGGCGATCGGGCTCAATTCCACAACTCGGTTCGCCACGGGGAGGCTCACCGCCTGTCCAGCCATGATGCTGGCAGCCGTGTGGTAGCTGATGTTGCAAACTCTCCCAAAGGCGGCAGTGATGGCCGTGGGGGCCACTCCCAAGTTGGAATAGTAGGCGCGGATTCGCGCGGGCAAGGCCGGTTCTTCGGGCACGGGAGTTAGGTTACCCAGATAAAGACAGATTGCAAACCGGCGCACGGTAGATTGCAAAACGGCGCAATAAGCGGTGCAAAATGGCGCACGCTAGATTGCAAAAGTTAAAATTTTGTTTGAAAATCCAACCGCTCCCTAAAGAATAGGAAGCGACCTACCACTCAGAGATCAGCACACCATGATGACCGACCAGATCAACAATATGTTCACCTACCACGCGCCAAAACCCGACCAAATCCCAAAGTACGACGCAATCGGAGAAACGGCAAAAGCGTTCGCTCACCTCATCGACAGCAGCCAACCGGATAGCCGAGAGAAATCGGCCGCGCTCACACTGCTGCAAAACGCGACGATGATGGCCAAAGCCGGCATCGCCTGCAACACGTAGGAATTACCACGCCAAGCAAGCGCTCGCCGCTAAAATTGGGCTCTTGCTTCTTACCGCACGGGTAGAGCGGATATCCCAGCCCGAGCCAAATCTGCCGCGAAACTTTGGCTCGCGAAGCCCGACGAAGGAGGTCTCGTCATGCGAAATTAGCACACACTCAAAAAAATTGCGCCGGCCGGCGAATTTGGGTTCGATTCCCAACGGCGCACCAGAGGTCGTTTTTAGTAGGGGCGACCGATGCAGGTAAATTCCGCGAAACCTGGGCGAAAAGCGAAACGTCGAAGATAGCGGACCTATTGGAGAGAAATGAACACACAACCCGACAACCAACACCAGCTAGCTTCCGAGCGGCTCGCCATCGAGCGCATCGCAGAAACTTGTCATGAGGCAAATCGCGCCTATTGTGCAGCGCTTGGTGACCATAGCCAACCGCATTGGTCGGATGCTCCTGATTGGCAGACTGGATCTGCCATCAATGGCGTGCAATTTCACCGAACCCATCCGGACGCGCCCCCGTCGGCGTCGCATGAATCTTGGCTCGCAGAGAAAGCCGAGGATGGGTGGAAGTACGGGTCCGTTAAGGACCCCGACAAAAAAGAGCATCCGTGTTTTGTCCCTTATGAGCAACTTCCTCCAGAACAGCGCGCCAAAGACTACATCTTTGGCGCCATCGCCAAAACGATGCTGATTCACGAGGGTTTGATAAGCCCGTTCTGAGGCTCGCCAGCAGACAATGTTTAGGGAACACCGCTATTGAGAAACACCAATAGCGGTGTTTGCACGTGAGAGACTACATGACCAAGCAACGAAAATATTCTGTATCTGTCAAAATCACAAGTGACGGGCGCATGACGGCTGGAGTTTCGTCGGGAGCGCAGTGCGGACTTATGGAGTTCGAAACCTTGATTATGCAATTCGCTAATGGTGTTCGAGCGAAAATGCTCGCGCTCGCAAAAGCGCGAATCGTAGAAGAACGCGCTGCGGCGGCAGCGACAAAAAAGGCGCGTAAAAAACCTTTGCCTGCACCACGCAAAGGTAAAACGTCATGACCGCCGAAAATGCGAGTAACGGCATCGTCGTCGCGTTGAACTACGCGTTAGCTGCTTTTCACAAACAGCTTCTCGAACGAGACGTGGAAATCCGCGAGTTGGAGTCCCAAATTATGAGGCTCGAAAGAGAGCAGCATCAGGCGAATACCAATTTCAGCGCCTTGGAGAGGAAAGCGCGAAATCAGATTGTCCAGCTCGAAATCGATCTAGATGAAGCGCAAACTCAACTCGAACAAGCTAACGCTAACTTGACGAAGTTACTTCAAGCGCAAAAGAAGACCCCCCGGCAAATCGCGGAAGAAAAACTCGATGGGTTCTCCGCCGAAGAACGGCTATGGCTCGACGCGTATTACCGCGCCGCACTTGAAGCAGTGGCCGGCGTTAAAGTACCCCAGCATTTTCGATTTTTGGACACCGACCAAGTCAATGAACAACACAATTTTTGCTGCTCGACGAAATTCCTAGATTGGCGTTGTGGTGTAAGTCTTCAAGAAGCTGCCGAAGCGATGGTGCTCGACGCCGTCGCTAATGGTAACATTATGAGTCCCGGCGCGGCCTATGCTGCTGATTGGGAAACCGACGGACGCGCTGGCAAAAAACCCAAAGTGCGCAAAAGGAAGAAATCATGAACCCGAAGCCTAAACTTGAGCTCACTTCCGAACAAGCATACGCGGCGCGTATGTTTCTAGAGGACCCTGGCGTTACGCGTGGATACGCAAGCGCTAACTGCCTGTTCTTTGACGGCGTAACCTACGAGTACGAGGACGTAAAAAAAGCGCTCACTGAGTTCGATGAGCGGCATGTCGTTATTCCCGTGGCCGCACTCAAAATCATCATCCGTGAGGCGATGGCTCTTCGCTCAGCCGGATGGAGCTGCGATTTTTATGCAGCCATAGACACGGTTCAAGATTGTTTGGGAGAAGAATGATTCGCGCGCGATTCCACACAAATGGTGATGATTATCGGGCCGTCAATTGGCCGGTCAAGCATCCGTACTGGTGCTCGGGCTACGCCATTGACAAAAGCTACTCTGTCGTCGTGGCCTACGCAGACGACCTCGTCGAGATTCTGAGGAACTGGCCCGAAGCTTCACACATCGAGTTCGAAGAAGTGGACAAATACGTGTTCACCGAGCGGTTCCCAAAACCTTCTTGGTTCGAAAAGAAGCCGACTGCCGATGGGACCGGAGGTGAAGACTTGAGCGCTAAACTCAAGCAGCTCCAGGAGGTCCAATCACGCATACGTGATTACTGTAAAGCGACGTTGAACTGTCCAGTGACGCAACCTGGTCAGCAGTTTTGCGCGTCTGAGGTGCTGAAGATTTTGAACGGGACCACATGAGCGTTTCTATTTTGAACGAAGGAGTGCGTAAAAGCGAGTGGCCACCACGCAAACGAAAGGGATATCGGCAGAAGTGCCGGGCTCGTCGTGTGCGGCGAATGAGAAGGGACCCCGTCCGAAGACACGGAGTTAGGCGACCGTTGACGTTTATTGAGTTGCTCAAACTAACCCGGAAGGTGTACTCATCCGATCTGTTTCTTAAAGTGTTACCGGTAGTGGGGCTGGAGAAGACGTAATGCCCAACGAAGAACAATTAAACGCCATTCCGCAATCGGAGTTCAAAGAGCTTGTAAAGAAACGAAAGTCCGAGCTAGTTACTGCTTTGCTTAAAATCAGAAAGCTGACAGAAGCTACGGATGATATTTTTGACGAAGAAAATGGTTGCGATGGGCTAACGGTTGGCGACGGAATATGGAGAATTATTCGGCTATTAGACGAGCTCGGCGTCCCAAAGCGACGTAGACCGAACGATTGCGATGAACAGAACGGGGAAACGTGATTATGACCGATGAAGAACAACTAAACGAAGTAGCGAACTGGGTCCACGAGCTCCGAGCCGTCATGGCTTACGGCATCTCGAAAGGTCGCGAGGGGTGGCGGGATGACTCCGCGCTTTCTCTCATCGCAAGACTGCACGAACGAATTGCCCGTGTTCTGCGCGACCCAACACCCCGGCACGCGGCCTCGGCCGCGGCTTACGTGTTCATGGCGGCCGATAAACTGGAGATTGAATCTGCTTGCGTCGACGAGAAGAAAGAAGACGCAGCGAGCGACGAAGATGCGCACACTAAGGACGGGGCTGAGCCCTCCTACACCTACGGCGACCGCACTTTTTCGATCGCCGCGCTTGTCATCGCTGGCATAAACGACACGTACGCGGTCTTGGACACCGTGGGTATGGACGGCTGGTTGGAAGTCGAGAGCATGGCCGACCTGCTGCCGGACGGAACTTACGACGGCGAGACAACCCACCCCGCCGCGATCGTGACGTTTCAGCCTGAACTCGCGTACGGCAGTAACTATGAAACGGGGGAACCAGACGAGTGGAGCATCCGGCCGAATAATTTCATCCCCGTTCCGCTTGAAGAAGCGTGGCGTGCTCTGATGGCGGTACCTGTCTGGAGCAAAGCAGCAGCGAAACCAGCAGCTTCCCGCTACCTTATCGATCCCGCTAGTTGGAACCGCGTCGACGTTGTCCGATTACCCCCGTCCGCGGACGAGCGTATTTCGGGTTACGTCAAAAACGAGGCCCCGCCCACCGCTACAGAAACCGTAGCCGTTAGCCGTAAGGCTGCTCTTATTGGTCTCATGGAGCTTCGTGGCGTGTGCGATGAATTTAGGGAGGCTGACCAGCCGGTCGACCCCGAACTCTACAACGCAATTGCAGAGTTTGAGCGTATTTTGGGGGTGAGGACAACAAGCCCCGACGATACTGGACACTAAGAGGTAAAACACATGAAACACCCACTGATTGGTAAACGAGTAGTTGTTCGAGCCCCTGGCTCGGGCGTTTTTTTCGGAACTCTTGCGGGCTACAGGTCCCACAAACAAAAAGATGGTGGCATCGCCATCCTTACAGATGTTCAGCGCATTTGGCGGTGGGATAGCGGAGCTCTCGACACGTTCGCCATTGCATCGAATGGTATCACCGGCGGAAAAATTTCCCCCGTCGTAAGTACTGCTACGATTGACGATGCGCGGGAAATAATGGAGTTGTCTCAAACCGCCGAGCAGGCGTTGTCCAAGGTAGGGGTGTGGCGTGGCTAGGGGCTGGGGCTCTGGTTCTGGCGCTGGTTCTGGTGCTGGCGCCGGTGATGACCACGGCTTCGGCGCTGGCTTTGGCGATGGCTATGGCTTCGGCGCTGGCCGTAGCTCCGGCTTCGGTGCTGGCGATGGCCACGGCTTCGGCTTTGGTGCTGGCGATGGCTCTGGCCGGGGCTCCGGTGACGGTGGCTACAGGTACCGGATCGCTCGTAATGAGAATGAGGTGACTATTGGCTGTCAAACACATACTATTCGCTATTGGCTTGCTAATGGGGACAAACTCGCAGTCAGGCACTCACAAAATAGAACTGATGTTCAGTTCTTGAGGGCGCAACTCGAATACTGGGATAGAACACCGTAGCGACGAAGGTGAAGGCATGACCACACTAAACGTAAACAAATTCGCAGCCATAATCGCCATGGCGGCCATTCAGGATGGTAAAATCGTACTCGTTGAGGACAAATTGAACGAGGACGCGAAGAAAGTGGCCGATTTGCCATCGCCAACCGTTCGAGAGCGGGGAAAGTGGAGGAAGCCGTGACCAAGCGAAATTTTGAAGAGATGCCTCTCGCCGATCTTGAGCAGTCCATCCGCTCCGGCACTATGGAGCCAACCGACCTGACTTTCGCCGCCGAACACTTCGGCCAACGCTCGTCAGACGGAACGCTTGTGCGCGAGGTCTTGGTGCCGCTGCTCTCACACGAGAAAAACTACGTTCGTGAGGGAGTGCTATACGGGCTTACCTACCACATAGATTCGGCCGTTGCCGAGCTGGTGCAGCGCATGAAAAATGAAGACGCTAGCAACGTAGTCCGGCAAATTGCCAGTGACGTGCTCGATGAATATTTGGAGGCCAAATGAGCACCAAAAAATCCGTAGTCGTCAGTGCTGTCGTTCACGCAAAGGCCGAGTACACTTTTCATTTCGAGTTTGACGGCAATCCGTCCGATGAAGATGCGATGAAGGCAGCAGCATGGAACGCACTCAACTCGGACGCGATGCTTGGACCTTTAGAGTGTTTGGACCACGAGTTTGTAGATGAAGAACAGCACAACACGGCCATGGAGCTTGAAGTCGTCGATGGCTTGCCAAACGATTACCGACCAGCGCCGAAGCAATTATCTGAAGCTAAGCTTTGGCGTAAAGCGACAGAACTGGCAGGGAGATTCGTCTTCCCGCCTGTTGGAGTTTCCTCAGTTGATCTGCACATTGGTCAGCGGGGTCGCTGGTCCAGTCTCTCATCTATGCAAACGCTTGTCCGCAAGCTGCGAGATCGCGGACGAAATAAAGCAGCCTCTCGCCTCGAAGCCGCTCTCGCGGCATGGAAGGCGGCGAAATGACCACTCATCGCATCAAATACACGGAGAGCTGGGCGACAATCTCCCCGTGTCAACGCTACCGCTACGAGCTCGGGAGGCGATGGGGCGATGGAGCGATGCTCACGTGGGTGATGCTGAACCCGTCCACTGCCGATGCAGGGGAGGACGACCCGACTATCCGGCGGTGTGCTCAGTTTTCGCAAGACTACGGTTTTCACGGCCTCGTTGTTCGCAATCTTTTTGCCTATCGCGCGACGAATCCAAAGGAGTTGGCACGCGTCGAAGACTCCGTCGGGAGTGACAACGACGTGCCGTTGTTAGACAAGATCGTTTTTGCTTGGGGGAGCGAACACGCTTGCTCAACAGCAAGCTCACAACATGGTTACCCTTTACCCGGATGCACTTTGTTTAGGTGTGACCAAAAACGGGGACCCGCGGCACCCACTTTATGTACCAAGAACGCGTGGGTTCGTTCGATACGACCTCGCACGCGCAGCACTTGCAGAGTTGAAGAGATGGCGAAATGACCCCAAATAACGAAATCCCCGAAATGACCAATCCCTTAGGGAGATATTGGATCCAGCCAGCCCCGCAGCTAATCCTTGTAGATGACACGCACGCGGTCATGTATGAACAAACGTTTTTACAACTGGCGGAGTATAGCCGATCGATGCCGAGTGGTGTTTACGCTGGAAAAATGTGGAAGGCACGAACGAACTCAGGGGTGTGGGAGCTACGCTGGTACCGAGACCACTCGGATACTGAATGTTGGATCGAGGGGCGGGAGATTCTTATTTTGCATAACGCTTTGAGCTACGAGGCGGTTGAGGAAATTGCGAAATGACAAGAGAAGAACAGTTACAGCGATGCAGTGCATGGTACAAGGCGATGCACGAAAAGATGGAGGCCGGTTGCGACAAGGGTCGAGCCGGCTGGTTGGACGATCCGGTTGAGCATCTAATTTCGAGGTTTCATGAAGAGCTTGCCGAGTTCTTTCAGAATCCGGCTATTCATGAAGCGGCCGACGTCGCAAACTTTATTTTCATGATTCAAGAGAGGATGGTGAAGGAGTGACCACCGAGCTAACGCAGTGCCCCGCCTGCTGGACCTCCCCAAGCGCGTACGCAAACGTGAAGCCATGCGAACTTCATCGATTCGCTGAAAAGGACGCGGACCCGGCTGGAGTAACGCCACACGCCACAAGCGACCTTGACGATGAGGGGCCGGATGATAGTCCGCGCGTGCGGTGCATCAAATTTCCCCCGGAAGTCACCGACGGCGAACATTGGACACCCGTTGAAATCACGGATGAACGTGGTCTCGCTTGCTCACTGCAATTATGGGCTGCAAATGCTGAGATCGGTGATGTACTAGAAGTCGAAGTCATCGAGATGACCAAGCGAGAGCTCGAAAAATTGCCAGACTTATGAACAAATACAAGGTATGGGATCCCAACGACGGTGATGAAGATTGCGCCAAAATCATTCCTGCATCAAGCGTGACGTCTGCGGCTACAAAGTACGCGGAAAAATACGACAGCGCGTGTGACTACGCGTTCTCGCAGAGTGATGGCGTGAATCTGTTCGTTCGGAAGGTCGGTAGCGACTTCGTCGCATCGGTTATTGCGTACGGAGAACCGGCCCTCGATTACGGGGCAAGATTGCTCAAGGAGGAAGAATTTGAATGACCGCCGAACTAACCCCCGAAGAACGCGAACTCATGTGTCACGCCCTAGGGCTGCAACTCGGGCGCAACCGCAGAACGGCCTACCGCAACCGCTTTGTCTGCGACGCGCAGGATCCAATCTGGTCGTCGCTGAAAGAGCGCGGGCTCGCAACGTCTCAGGAAGTCGCGTTTCTCGGCAAAGGTGACATCTGTTTTTGGGTCACCGACGCAGGTTGCATCGCGCTGCTCGGCATGACGTGGCGTAAAGCCGAAGATCGTAAATTCACCGAAAACGAAGTGCGAGAGGCATATGGGCTTCCGCCCGCTCCAAAGCTCACGCGAGGCCAGCAACGTTATCAGCGATACCGGGAATATGGTGACTCGTTCTCAAGCTTCATCGAGTTTTGCAAATGGGATGCAGAGGAAGAACGCTCATGGAATGCCTGAAAACCTTCGAAATCTCTCACTCCCACGACGTGACTGGACACGTCCTAATCGACGCGAAAACCGAGTGCGACGCTGCGGCGAAGTGGGCCAAGCAGGTTGATTTGAAGGGCGGCAGCGGCCGCGAAATCATCTTCGTGAACGATACGGCGAACCCCATTCGGGCGCCGGAAAAGATTGAAGTTTTTACTGACTGCGATTATGATGGGAATGGTGGTGGATTCTTTTATTATAGAGCGTGGGGTGAATATGAGTGAGAAAGCTGATAAGGAAGCAACCTTCATCGCCGACGGCATCGAATGGCGAAAGCACGGCGAGTCTGCATCAATATGCCGACCGCACCCGTGCGACCCAACGGGTGAGGCATTGCTGTTGGCTCGTTGGGATACCGAGGGGTTCATCGCATTGGGTGCGCTGATTAAAGGTCGTTGGGACCTAATCGGATTCGAGCGATTCGACAGTGCGAAAGACATATGCGCAGCGCTTCGTGCCTTGGTGGGGCCACCACCGTTGGAGGTGGTGACATGAGTAATACCGCATTTTTCCTTTCAAAAGCCGCTGCAAACTGGCTCGCAGACGGCGAGCGCGGATTGAGCAGTGAGCAGATGTTCGAAACTTTCACAGGCTTGCCATGCCGGTCGCGGCATTTTCGAAACGTCCCGTGTCATCCTCACGACCCCTCAGACTTGCGTCGTTGCATGGAGCTGTTGAAGTCGGTGCCTGAGTTTCATGGGAGAATGCAGGCGATGCGCGGGGTTTCGTCGGCCTGGTCGCGACTCGTCGACCGATGGGACGAGTTGACCGCGTTGCTAGAGCAAGAGATGGCCGACAAGTGCAACAAAGGGCGGGCTCCCAAGACGTACGAGATGATGAAGGAAATTTTAAGGAAACCAACATGATTACCATCGAACAACTCAATGCGATTCCTGGGCGGCCTGACGGGATGGAGTGGGTGAACGAAAGCCATCGCGGCACGATCCTGACCGACGAGAGTCGCGTTGCATATGCCAGCATCGTCGACGGTGCCGTGGCAATTTGGACCGTTCCGCACGACGACACTCGAACGCTCTACAGCTTCGCGACCTACATCCGCCGCGTCGAGATCGAGATTGAGCGGATGGGGCACGAGGAGAAGTTCCTTGATGGTTCGACAGTGTGCACTCGTCGTGATGCGATTCAGTACGCACTCGATAAACTCGACGAAAGCAACGAGGAATCCGATATTGTTGAAGTTGAAATCACCCCATCATCGAGGGCCTATCCAGACGAGTGCTTCGATCTTGAAGATATTGGCGAGCACATCGTGCGCCAAAGCAATCACGATGAGGATGGCAACTATCCGGAGGTCAGCTGGAAAGATGGGGCAAGTGAAGCTCTTTCCGTTTTTATCGCCACCTATGCCGATCTAGACCCATGGTACAACGGCATAGACGAGGAGACTGTCACGGTGCGACTTGTTAGGAATAAAGGAGGATTCGTCGTTAATTGGGAGGTGATCGAATGACCTACCGCCAAAAACAATCACGCCGCAAATCAAAGCGGATGATTCGCCGACATCGGCGCAAGCGATGGTGCAGGCTTTGCTCCGATGGAGCGGGCGGGTGCTGCTATCCTTGGTACGGATCGATAAGCGAGGCCGCGTGGGAAGCTATCACTCCAGAAACGGTACGCGATCGCCTGAAACCTGGCGACGTTGTGCACTACCATCTGCCGTTGGAGCGAAGCGAATGGCCCAAGAACTTCTCCGAAGACCGATGCTCACCAGGCCAGGGAACCTTTACCCATTGTCTGCATTGCGGGAATCCGCCTAGGAGGATGAGATGACAATTGAATTGACACACAAACAAGCATTCGCTCTGCGCTGTATAAAAACGCTCTACTGCGAAGACGAAACGGAGCTGCCGGAGAGCTTCTGCGTTGAAACTTTATTTCAGATGGAGCTCATTACATGGAGCGAGGATGAAGACGGGGATCCGCTTGAGTTGATGCTCACGACCTCCGGTAATGCCGCTCTCGCAACCTACGATGCCAAATGGATCCCTGTCGAACGCGAGCGCCTACAAGAGGTAGCCAACTACATTTCCGAATGTGCCCCGCCGAGTGGCGCCTCGGCTGACGAGGTGGGCGACTATCATGTCGTGGCTGCCCATTGTCAGTTCATGCTTACCGGGATAGGCCCATACGGTGAACCAACAGATGGGGAAGCGGTTGAAATCGCGCAGTGTCCGGTGGAAGACGGAAACGACGGTACAAAACATCTGGGGACCGATCGCGCGCAGCTCCAAATCAAAAGCCTAGCCGAGCACCAGGGCCAAGCATTTTACAGTCTCGAAACCGGCGTCGGCTCAGTTCAAATTCGTGTCACGAAAGCCGGAAAAATCTTCGCCGTCGTCGGTGAAGAGCATGTGAGAATCCTATGAACGACGCGCAATTAACCCGAACGCAACGTGCTTTATTGATTGCCGCTAAGCACATAACCGTCGACGCCAACATGTGTGGGGTTACTGAAGAGTGCTCCGCGCAACTTTTTGCCCTGGGGTTAATCGAGAACCCTGATGATTTTTCGCTCACAAGGCGTCCGATTTTTCTTACACGGGCGGGGCGGCTGCTCGTCGAGCAACTTGAATTCATGCTTGAACCGGGGTCAAAGCTTGAACTGCCTCCGAAAATTGGTCCCGTAACAGTGGACTTGACGCTTGTGGAGGCGCCGGAGTTCAGCAAAGAGGCCGCTGTCGGCATCAAAAACCACGAACGTGCTTTAGATTGCGTATTTCGGATTTCCGTAGAGGACGCCAAACGCTGGCTGTCTGAAGCACACTCTCGCGCCCGCTTTTTCGACCTCCCACAAAGCGAAAAACGGGAATGGCGACGCGTCACGAGAGCGTGGGTAAAAGCCATTGCTGAACGGGAGGGCTATGTCTGTGATCGGTGCAAGGACGAACACACGGTTTGGGACAGCCGCTATGACCATCAAATTCCATGCACGGCGTGCCCAACACCGTGTCGAGAATGCGCGAGCGGTTCAGGCAAGGGGGCATTTTGCGACAAGACATCGTGCCCGTGTGAATGCCACTAGACGCGCTGCTTGCGCAATAAAAATCAAGCGCGCCATATAAGCGCGAAAATAGTTCGTGTGCTTTTGAGCTGTCCGCACCAAAGATGTGGAGGCAGGGGAAATTTATGATTCAACTTGAGCAACTCAATGCTATTCCGGATCGTCCAAACGGTATCGAATGGGTGACAAACAATTCCGGGGCGTCTTTCCTGTTTCGAGATGCAGGCGGTCAAAGCTTCGCGCGAATAAGGGGGACCTCGTTGGAGCTCTTCGACATGACACGGCCGGCATCCGCGGCTGAACTCCTCGCATACGCAACCTACATGCACCGTGTTGAGTGCGAGTTGGAAGAGTGGGCCAAACTGTCCAAAGCGCAGCCCATTTCGCAGGCCACGTTGAACCTGCACGGTCTACATTGGGAGGGGCTTTTCCTGGTTATCGCACCTTACGACCTTTCATTGTGGGTAGCTGCCCCGACAGACGCTGTTTGGCGTATTGACGCCCCAATGACGAGTGAGTCTGCGAACATTGTTACGCGACTAAGCAGCTTCAAAGCTTTATCAATCGTCGTGCTTCACTACCAAGCAGCTCCCGAGCTTCGTGGTAGATTTCCAGATCTGACCGCCTTACGACATGCAAGTATGTGCGTCAATTGGGACCCACAACTTCGTAGATTTACCGTTGTAAAGGATAGATACGCATCTCGGGAAGATACACAAATTTACCTCGACGAGATCAACGCACCTGGCTTTTGTAGCGATTCCGGGGGAGGATTAACGTGGACCCTGACAGTAAAGAATTAGAATTTTTCTACGCGTTACGTGACGTAAAACCGGGCGATCCTAAGTTCGCTACGGAGGTGCAGTGTGGCGGCGTGGCGATGCGAAAAACCTCGTTGCTTGTGGCTTCAAGACCTATCGACTAATGGACTTGGACGGTGAACTCACGGCGTTTATCGGCATGGTTCACGAACATCTAGCAACCCTTGGACACCTACAAGCTCAAAAGCTGTCTGGCTAATTCAAGCTGTAATTAGAGATCTTTGGCCCTCGTATACCTAGGGTCACTAGTGTAGAAAAATACAAATTCGAGCAACTCAAAATGTACGAACTACTCCAATACCAAAATCACACGTTCACCTTTGCTGCTCTCGTGCTTCAAGGCCGGGAGGGGACGTTCGCAGTGCTCCAGCACGTCAACATGCAAGAACAAGCGACAAACATCGGTTGGGAGGACCTGCTTCCAAGCGGTACGCGTCACGTAGACGCTGGTGGAGATACCGTAACCCCGCTAGCGGCGATTGTGACCTTTACGAAAGTTCCAGTTCCGGGAACCGACGAACACGACTTAGAACCGGCTTTGACAATCCCGGTCGATGCCAAACAAGCCGTCGCCGCCTGGCTTGCCAACCAGACCTTGTGGCAACCTGCAAACTGAGCCCACGATGAGCAATTCAAATCCGCGCGACTTAAAACGTACTTACCGTGTTTGGCTCGAACCGCTTGAAAATTTTTCGCGTGGTTGGGAGTGCGAAGCAGTCTCACCAGAGCACGCGATTAAAATCTGGCAAAGTGAAGCAGACCCACCACACGGCCACACCTGGGATGACGAGTTCGACAGCGAGAAAAAGATCGAGGTTGCGGCTTGTCGGCTCGTGTGGAGCGACGACGGGAGCGATGATGAACCGGCCCAAGGTGAAACTTGGCGAGCTACAATGATTTGTCACGTCAAAACACAAACGACAGTCGATTGGAAAATCGAGAAATGTGGAAAAGTAGGTTAGCAGCATGGCGGATTCGATCGAATCTACAGACTCGGATAAAAGCTCCGACATCATGGTCCAAGAGTTGGCTATGCTCTGTCGGATGATGGTCCAGCGCCTAACGAAGCTAGACCCGCACTCTCCTCTTGCAACTCGTGTGCGCGGGTACTTGGCACGCCACAACTTACAAGGCTCCCCGTTGCGGAGTGCCTCAAAGGAGCCCACATGATTACCGTCGCGTTATTCTCCGTGATCTTCCGCTACCATATACTTCTCGAAGAAGCTCGGTACTGGCACGCGGTTGCTGTCGTGAACTACCAAGAAGCCGCCACCCAATACCGAATGGAGTGCACATTTAGATCGTTCGCGTGGGCTCGAACGCACGCTCACCCGGCAATTGAGTTTGACCGATGTCGGCGCCGAAGCCCGCGATCGGTGTGCATCGCGGAACGAGAGGCGTTAATTGTTGAAGCTTGCCGAACTATTTTACAAGAGGGATGCGCGTTGTAGGTAGGGAGGCTTCTAATGTGTGTACGCCACCTAAAATTTGAACTAGTTATCTCGGCGTTTATTGCTGCCACCGTAGGCGCGATTTTATTGGTACAGCTTATTAAAGTAATCACACGTTGAACAAACGAGCAGACCATGACAAAATCGACAACACTTCTTCGATCAAACCAAGCTGGGTCCAAAGGGCTCAGCATCTTTGGACTCGTCAATCCCAAGCACATTGATTTGGATCCCCAAGGCAACGTGCTCAAGTTCGATCGCTGCTTGAAAATCTGGGTGACCACGCAGGTCGGCACCTTGGTACCCGGAGACATTTGGGTCGCGTGTTTGAAGTACCCGCCGATCCCCGTGCAGCGAAAGGCCGACAAAATCGCGACGCGCAGCGCACCGGAGGACACCGACTCAGCTCACGATACCTGAGCGATCGCTATTAGCGTCTTTCTGAAATCTGGTCACGTTTCCAAGGATGTGGCAGATTGAACGGGTGACGATCGGCCACGCGTCAGCAAAATCGCTAACCGACGACGATTTGGAGCTCCTCGACAGCGCTCCGAATGAAGTTCTCGACACCCTGGAGGAGCTTGAAGAAGCCCTTGTCGCACGCGCTCGCGTCGATCCCGCGGCGTTCAACGCCTACGTTCTCCGTGACGAAGAAACGGGCGAGCCGATCTTCGTTCAGCCAATGCAGCAAGAGTGGCAGGACCTCGTCACGGCAAACAAGCGGGTTCTGATTTGGTCGCACATCGAATCCGGCAAAACGTCGAGCCTGTCGATCGGCCGCGTCTTGTACGAGCTGAGCCGGAACCCCAATCTCCGCGTAGCGATCATTTCCAACACTGACGCTCAGGGGCAAAAAATCTGCACAACGATTGCGCGCTATATCGAGCAATCTCCTGAATTGCACCGGGTCGCGCCGCATTTGAAGCGGGACCCTACGCGAACTTGGACAGGGCACGAAATTTTTGTCGTTCGAGACTCGAATGCGAAGGACCCGTCGGTTCGAACGTTAGGGGTCCACGGGAACATCCTCAGCGCGCGCGTTGACCTTCTCATTATCGATGACATTCTCGATTACGAGAACACGCTAACCGCGAACCAACGAAACACGCTCTACAACTGGTTCCGATCGACCGTTGAAGGCCGATTAACTCGAAATGCGCGAGTCCTTTGTGTCGGCACGGCCTGGCATAAAGACGACATCATGCACCGCTGGGCGGCACGCCCTGAATGGGTGGCCGTGCGGTACTCCGTCATCGAAGACGGTGTGATTACTTGGCCGGACCGCTGGCCGCTTGAGCGGATTGAGCAGGCCAAATCGATCCTAGGGCCCGTCGAATTCGCACGGTCTCTCCTATGCCTGGCACGAACAGACGACGAGTCGAGGTTCAAGGAAGCGTGGATTCAGACGTGCCTCGATCTGGGCGAGGGACGGCCGCGAACCCACGCGTTGGATTTCGTACCTCCAGGTTTCCGCGTCTACACGGGCGTCGACCTAGGTGTCCGAGATCGCGACGGATCCGACCTGACGGTTCTTTTCACCATCCTGGTGCACCCCGAAAACGAGCTTCGCGAAGTCCTCGAAATCCAGTCCGGCCGCTGGAACGGCCCTGACATTGTTGATCGCATTCACGATGTGCACCGGCGATACCATTCGATTGTCATGGTCGAATCCAACGCGGCGCAGCAATTCATCCTCGACTTTTCAAAGGACAGAAGTGCAGTTCCAGTGATTCCGTTCAACACGGGCGCCAACAAAAACAATCCCGAATTCGGCCTCGAATCTCTCGCCACGGAAATGTCCCTACAAAAATGGCTCATCCCGGCGCGCGGGGGTGTTGCGGTGGACCCGGAAATCGTAAAATGGATCACCGAGATGTTATACTATGATCCAAAAGCGCACACGGGTGATCGTTTGATGGCATCCTGGTTCGCGCGAGAAGCCGCCCGTGTCAAAAAACCAGTCGGCCGCTTTGGGCGACTCTCGCTCGTTAATCGCTAACACCTTCTCGAACAACACGATACGCTTTAGGAAGAGCCACCATGAGCAGCCTCACCATTGTCGACCTGAACTCAACGCGAGCGTTTATTGAGAACGTGCCGGACTTATCCGGGAGTGAAGAGCCCGAAAAGCTGACGATGCGTCAGAAACGGTTGCTCAAGTACTGGCATTATTATCGGTGCAGTCTCTACGAAAATCGCGCGATTGACTGGAATGGGCACAAAGAGCTCGACGAAGAAGAGACTCTATCCGTTTACAAAAGCGGGTTCGTTCCGTCCGGGTATGAAGACATCGGGCTTACGTTACCGATAAAATTTCGAAGGCCGTCAACTCCATACTTTTTAGCGCGAGCGATTGTTGCGAAATTTACAGGGTTACTTTTTTCGTCGAAGCGCCACCCGACAGTCAAATGCGACGATCCTGAGACCGAAGATTGGTTGAACGCATTTATTGAAGAAACGCAACTCTGGGCGACAGCTATTGCATTGCGGACTGACGGGGGAGGTCGAGGTAGTTGCGCGATAGGATTCAAGTTCGTCAATGGAAAGCCGATCTTGGAGCGACACAATACGACTTGGTGCACACCTACGTGGGAAGACCGAGCCGTGCTTGAACTCCGTTCTTTAGATAAACGATTTCAGTACCCTGTTGACGTGATGGTGAAAGGCCGGAAGGTCAAGCGGTGGTTTTGGTATCGGCGGCTCATTGACACTCTGTCGGACACGGTGTGGGACAAAGTTCCGGTTTCAGACGACGGATCGGAGCCTGACTGGAGGCAATATCCAAGCGAGGAAGTTCCGCACGGGTTTGGGTTCTGTCCGGTTGTCTGGATTCAAAACGAGGAAAACAACGAAGGCGCAGACGGGGACCCTGACTGCTACGGAGCGTTCGAACTTATCGAAGAACTGGACGCGCTCCTTTCTCAGGCAAGTCGCGGCACGAAGAGCAACTGCGATCCGACACTTGGCATCGCAGCAGACGCCGAATTTGATGAAATCAAGAAAGGTTCAAATAACGCCATCCAAGTTGAGAAGGGTGGAACGGTCACCTACTTGGAGATGACCGGATCGGGCATCGATCGCGCTCAAAAGCTCGCTGACGATCTCGAAAAGCGCATTTTGACGATTACCAGATGCCAACTCGATTACCAATCGGACAACGGGCCGGCGAGGTCCGAACTCGAAGTGAATCACCAATATTCGGCCATGACTGAACGCGCCGATGGGTTTCGCGAGCAGTACGGTGAGCGCGGGATTAAGCGGCTACTCACCAAGGTGCTTTACGCGGCGCAGCGATTGACAAGCCGCAAAACGATTCGTGGCAACGATGGGTCCACGAGCATTATTGTCCAAAAAATCCAGCTTCCACCAAAAAAGGTGGAACTTGAAGACGGTAATTGGGAGTACGTTGACCGCAAACTAGGGCGCGGGCGGAATGTCACGTTGAAATGGCCACAATATTATGCGCCCTCGCTTGCTGCAATCCAGCGCGCGGTTGAAGCGGTTGGGGCGGCTTACGTGACCTACAAAATAATCGACCAGCGAAACGCTGTTGAGTTTATCGCTCCGTTCCTCGACATCGAAGACCCGGTCGCGACGATTCGACTCATTGAGGAAGCCGTCGAGAAAAAACGTCAAGAAGGTTCGGAAGATCCGCTTGACGCAGCATTGCGCGGGCTTGTTGCACCAGAATAAGCTGTTTAGGTCTCGCGCACGCATTTACCCTTGCAATTGGCGCAAAGGTCGTTCAGAATGTGGCGTGCGCCATGGCTACGCGGATCATCAGAAACAGTCGGGTCGTTTGGCAAACGCCTGACTTTCCACGCCCTGCAAAGGACCTAGAATGTCGCGACAGATTTGGCAATCCCGTTGACTGCGTTTCGGCCATTGTGCCGAAGGCACTTGACCTAAAACTTCGAGCTGGCGACATCGCCCGCGACACCAAAACCAACGTGGTCTACCGCGTACTTGAGCACCTGGATCCTAAAGATGGGTGGGGCTCTGCGGAATTCTGGGTTGATCGGTGGAACCTCGATTTTAGGGCGATTGAGGATTTTGCCCGCGCCGGCTATCTCGATGCAGGCATCGAGCGAGCTTCTCAAGTGCGGCGCTACTGCTGCCGTAATGAGCTCAATCTTCGCGCTTCTAAGCCCTGGAAAGACGCGAAGAACAGAATCTCCAGGGCTAGAAACAGAGCTAAAAGTGCTGAACGAAAACAAAAGCTCGCGCTTGAGCGTGAGCAGCGAGCCACCAGAAAAGCAGCCAGCGGTTAGGGCCTATTACGCGCGCTTGGATTTCGCAATGGAGCACGGTCTAACCGTGGCGCAAGTTCGCGAGATGGAGCAAAAAGGTATCGTGCGCGAGTGCTACGGCCTTAACGGAGCCACGCTCTTGTTCACGAACGAGCTGACCGCCACTCAAGCGCTCCAAGCAATGGAGGCCGCAACCGTTATGCGGCCGCACGAATTGTGTGCATCGCGCGATCGTTTTTGTGCCTGCTCAGCGTAGCGTCGCCCTTGCGCCTACCCAGCGTAGGGCGTATCCCATGATCATGCGAATCGCAGTCGACTTTGATGACACCATCGTGCTCACGGATAAGCCCTACGACCAGATAGACGGAAAATTTCGCTTTGTTCCGGGCGCTGTTCAAGCGCTTCAACAGTTGAAAGCCGCCGGGCACATTTTGCTGCTCTGGAGTGCCCGTGCGTCACTACACCATCGTCGCGATTGGCGGCTCAACCCGCTCGCCAAAAAACCACCACGGTCCACCGACGCTGCGATGGTGGTGCATTACCGCACCAACCAAGCTCGGTTTGACGAAATGGTCGCTTTCGTCAATCGCGAGTTAGACGGTATTTTTGACGCCATTGATGAGGGCACTGGTGGGAAGCCGACAGTCGATATCTTTATCGATGACCGCGCTTTGAAGTTAGGCCCTGGCGGTCTAAGCTGGGGGGAGGTCGCCAACCAGTATGGAGCCCCCCATGTCGCGCCGACACGTACGAAAATTTGATAACGGCAACTCAACACCGCAGGAGTATCACCGTAAACACGCGTTCCCCCCTACGGCTAAGTGCTCGGGGTGTGGCTGTCGGCCAGTCGTGCGAGCCATCGTGATGGTTGAAGCTCAAGAAGCAGTGCGCCGCGGACTTGTTCCGATGTACACGGGGGATCCCGTCATCGAAGCACAAGTCACCGAATCGCTGATCGAGCTCCGCAATTCGACCGGCACGGTGACCAAATATTTTCGAGAATCGATCACGTACTCGTGCACCCGGTGCCAGAAATCGTTTGAGTCTGCGTTAGCAAAAAAACCCTCGTGGTGCGTGGTCGATATCGAGCGTGGCCCGGATGTGACGAACCGAGTCGTCTTCGGCGACCTCGGTGGCCTAATTGTGAGCCCGCAAATTCGGCGTTGAGATCGCCAGGTTTGGCGCCATTTGCGCCTATAAAGTGACAAAAGTCACACGCTACGCATTCACCACTCGCGACAGCCCAAAAATTTTTGACGACTCGCGATGAGTGGAGCTCGTGGTAATCTCGCAGCATGTCCACAACCATCTCGTTCATCGCAACACTCGGCATCGCAGACGCCGGGGCCGGTTGTGGATGTTCCGAATCTGAAAATCAGGTGGTCTTCGGGTTTGAGGGCGGAACCAAGACCTTCGATGCGGCAGTCCGGACACTCACTTCGTACTCGCTGAATTCGCCGAGCGGCTTCACGCAAATGCCTCTGGTCGACGAAATGGAGACAGTCGACTTTTTAGCGCTATCCGCCGTTCAGGGCAGTACGGTCATGCTTCTGATCGGCCAAAAAGCGAGCTGGCTCGGAAGTGCCGGCATCTTCCCGACCGGGTTTGTCGGGGGTGAAACCTTCGAATTCGACTTGCAGACGTACAACGCCCTAACCGGTGGCTTCGACACGGATGCAACGATTTTGGTCACTTTCACTGCGGCCGCACAGTCGGCCAGCGACGTGGCGCGAGCCATCAATAGCCAGCTCGCTTTAGAAGGCTACGCGCCACTCGCCACGGTAGCTTCGAGTGGACAACTTCTCATTGAAAGTGTTGAGCCAGGGCAGTTCGCACGCGTCGCCAATTCAACGGCGAACGCGACGATTGGGTTCGCGAGTACAAATCTGGGCGCCACTGGTACTGGAAACGCCGTGGTGATCACGGGCAACTTTTTTGCGGAGTTAGATTCGATTTCTTCGGACAGCTTCTGGCTAAAAGGATCGGCGTACCTTAATTTGATCGTAGCTGGATCATGAACCTTCGCCAAGAAGCTGCATTTCGCCTCAGTCGTTGGCTTCTCGATGAAGATTTCCGTGGTCGCGACGTTTTACCAGGCGCAGCGATGCTGCCTCGTGTCTGGAAACAGGGCGAGTACGGGGAAATTGCACTGGTCCCTCGGGGTGACGCGTTTGACCTCTATTACGGGCGGGACACCATGACAAATATTGTGATCACCAGAAAAGCCGCTATCGCAATCGCGAAGTGGCTCCTGTTCTGGTGGATCCGGCATTCCTGGTGCGGCCTAAAGCACCAGTTGTGGAACTGGGCGACAAACTGCTTGCTGGACGACGGAGAGATTTCGCGTGACAGACGAACAAAAACGTCAGCACCATGATTTGCTCGCCGCCATTACTGCCGCGCATCTCTTGATGCGAAGATTCCTGGACCGCACGGCATTGGCCCCGGCGAACCGCATACGAGAGCGGGCGATCGGGCAAATCGTGACCGGTCTCAACAAAATTCTCAAAGGGAATACGCGCGCGTTCGTGAAGCGGGACCGCGAAATTCTCGTGCGAAGATTCATCGAAGAAGCCGTGGTGCCAATTGGCGAAAAGGCTGAATCCGTGCTGGAGGATGTTGGGAACGACTCGGGTGTGGAGGCAGCACTTTTGCTGGAACGGCTATTTCGTCGAGTCTCTCGCTTGTCGGTAACCCTTACGGACGCGGAACGTCGCCAACGCTTGATGCAGGCGCAGCGCGCAGCTCGGGCGATTACGCAAGCCCAAGTATCCCGAGCCATCTCACAAGAATTGGCAATTTCCGTGCTGTCGCGATTTAGCGATATTCCCATCACGGACCTCAAAGGGTCTGACGTCGTTTCGGCGGCAGCAATCGGTCTTGACGAGTCCTGGTGGAAAGTCGAACGCGTGGTTCGAACAACCGCAAATTCGCTTTTCAACAACGCGCAAACAGTACTTCTCGAAGACCTAGCCAACGAACCGGAATTCGCAGGAGTCCGATCTCGTTGGACGGAACTTGTGAGCGATTCAACCGGGCTTCCGCTCGATAATCGAGTTGGGCTTGATTCGATGGCGCTTCATGGGCAGGTCGCTCGGCCCGGAAGGTTGTTTGTCATGCCTCCCGATGCGCCGGTCAAATCTTCGCTCATCGGAGGCTCTTGGAGCCACCCACCAAATCGTCCTAACGATCGCGCTATTATTCTGCCTTGGATGCCAGGTTGGAATGTCCCAACCTACACAATGGAACGGGGATTCCGTTCCCCAGTAAAGTGATCAACATGTTAAACGCAAAAACACTGCAATCTTTTGTCCGCTATGGAGAACCGTCAAACGAAACGGCTTCGAATTCTGAGGTCCCCGAGACGCGACTCGAAAACCTTCGAGTCGCACTTGAAAAGCATGGCTCCGAACTCGATTTCGCGTGGGAGGACTTGTCCGCGGAAGTAATGGGCGATCAAAAATTTGAGCCGTCTCATTTGGACACCGTTCTCATCAAAAACGTGCTTGAGGATGCGCCAGCCGAGCTGGTCGATGCGCTTAGCGGCGTTCAGGACTTGACGTTCGACGAGGCCACCTCGTTGGCGCAACACCTTCAAAGTATTGGGTTGATTACGGAACTCGAAGATTTCGGGATGTGGCTATTCCGTGCAGCTCCGCTGACCTCGGATATCATTCGACCGGATAGCTCCACGGAATCTGACACCACTTTGGCTCCGGAGTCCCCACCTGAGGACGGACGATAGCGAAGAAGAAGAAGAAGAAGAAGAAGAAGAAGAAGAAGAAGAAGAAGAAGAAGAAGAAGGCGAGAGCGAAGAAGAAGAAGAAGGCGAGAGCGAAGAAGAAGAAGAAGAAGAAGAAGAAGAAGAAGAAGAAGGCGAGGACGAGAGCGAAGACGATGCTGGTGAGGACGAGAACGATCAGTAAAAACACGAGCGAAAAGAAATTTTCGAACAACGAATAATGACGGCTAGCGATTCTGTACTGAAAGCGCTAGGATTTTTAACGGAGCTCCAACGATGTTCGGAGTTTGGGAAGGGCCTTACCAATGTTCAAAGGCGTAAAACCGGCAGGACAGCCTCGAACCGCACGAACCAACGCGGAAGCAAAAAATGACCCAAAGAATTTCCGCCCGCCAGAGCCTCCGGCACCAAGTAAGCGGCCTACTGTTGGCAGGGCAAATTCCGGCAAAGGAAAGTGAACCATGACCACCATCAACGTCAACCAAACGCTCCAGTATGCGCTTAACAACGCGCTCCCGCCAACTCTTCCCGACGCGATGCGGTCTGGTCAAATTGGCTACGCACTTAGTCCGGTTAAGGTTACCCTTGTTGGTCTCGCGTCTGCAACGTCGTTTGACATCACCACGGCTGCCGTTAAAGCGGCCGCAACAATTGTGGGGATTGATCCAGCGTTGCCAGCCGGCACAAACTTGCCCGCAATCGGCCACATTTCATCGGTTCGTGTAACGGCCGGTGCTGCCGCGGCTGGCCCTCGGCAAATGACTGATGTTGGCGGGACTGCGTCGGCGACCGTCGCGACAGTCAGCGATGACGGGACCACCATCACGTTCGAAGCTGGTGTCACAGCATTCGTACTCTCCTACTTCCCCCGAATGCAGGGGCTCACGTCAACGTTCAAAACCGCAAGTCCGTAACCCGAATTTTAGGGTTACATTTCCTCCCACGTTCTGTCCCGAGTATTTGACACCTTCGTCGCTATGCCCACGAGAGCAGTTAATCTCGACGTGCAACAGCGGTGAATTGTTGATGAAGACGAGGATCCCGAAAAAAAGGTCAGACCATGCCAGAAACAAAACCACCCGAACCAGCCTCGCCTCAAGAAACTCCGCCCGCGGAACCGGAAGCGCCGCCAGTTGGAGAACCCAAAACTTTGACCATCCCGACGTCATCTATGGCTTCGATCAAAGAAGCGGAACGCGAAAAGGGGCGTAAAGCCGCCCTGGACGAGCTCAATCTCGAAGCACAAAAAGCAGGCTTCTCAAGTTGGGCTGAGATGGCAGCCGAAGCGACCAAGAAAAAAGCGACACCTGAAATGCCCAAGAAACCCGTTAAGAAGACCGCCACGACTTCTAAAAAAGCAGCACCCGAAGCAGCCGAATCCGCGCCAACCGTTGACGTGCGGCGGCTTCAGGCTGATTACCAACGCGTACAGCAATTGCACGCGAACGAAGTACGCGCCCGAAAACAAGCAACCGCACAACTTGAAGCGCTACAAGCCGAGTCCGAGCTCCGTGTCGAGGCTGTCCGGCATGGAGTCCAAGACGTTGATTACGCACTCCACTTGGTGCGCAAGTCCCTTTCTGGCCAAACCCCGAAGGACTTAGCGGCATTTGACGCCAAGAAGTTCTTTAGGGCCACGCTCAAATCCACACACCCGACACTGTACGAAGCCACAGTCATTCCAGCCACAACGGGCACTGAATCTAAGGGTGACGACGCCGCCAAAGCATCCGCGGCGGATGAAGCCTCGAAAAAGGCGCCCCCTGTAAAACGGGCGAAGGACATGACCGTGGAAGAGTACCGTGCAGGTTTAGCTAAACTCGGGTTGCACGACCCAAGCTCCGGCGTTCACTAACCAACTCACAGAGATCAAGCCATGCCCGATTTTTCAGTCATCACCCAAAGTCCAGAAGTTCGCGCAATCACGCAAGAAGGTTACTTGGAAAGAGCCTTTCAGGACGCTCTTTTTCCAAACCTCTTGTTCCGTTCTGAAGCCATGCCCAAAGTTTGGAACGGGGTGGCTGGCGATAGCCAAATCTTCTCCGGCGATGGGTTGATGGCTGTTGACGCGAGACCCCTTGTTCCGGGAACGGACCCCATTCCAGCCTCGTATTCTATCGAACAGTGGACCGCGCAACTCCAGCAGTACTCCGGGACGATTGACACGGCGATGCCGTCTTCAATGCTGGCTATTGCCAGTCTCTTCATGCAGAACGGAAAGAAAGTCGGGCTTCAAGGGGCCCAGACCATCAACCGCGTCACTCGAAATCGCATGTATGCGGCGGCGTTGAGTGGATGGACCGTCGCGGATGGTGCGACCGTAGCTTCCACGTCAATGCGCGTCAAACGACTCAATGGATTCACTACAGCACGGAATCCGTCGTTGCCCGGAGCCAGTGCGGTCGCTTTCGGTCCCGTCTCGGCCTCGAATCCGCTTTCAATCACGATTGAAGCAGGCCCGGCGATTACCCGGAACGTCATTGGCTTCACGCCAGATGTTGCTGGTGACATCTACGGTCCAGGCATTTTGCTCTTGGACGCGGCCGCCACCGCAGCAGACGGCGATGCTGTCTACAGCGTGGATAAATCCCACATTGTCCGTGCTGGCGGCGGAAACTCCGTTCGTGACCTTTCAGGCGGTGACATCGCTACGCTAGCTGGGGTCCGAAGTGTGGTTCAGAACTTCTGGTCGCAAAACGTGCCTGAGCACTCAGACGGGCGATTCCATGCGCACCTGGATCCGATGAGCTTGACCGAGCTTTTCGCGGACGATGAATTCCAGCGACTCCTCACGAGCCTGCCGGATTACTACATGTACAAGGAGTTTGCGCTCGGTCAGTTGCTCGGTACGGCGTTCTACCGAAACTCTGAATGCCCGAGAATCGACACGGTAGTCAACGGATCGACGAACGTGTTCACGGATCGCGATCCGTTCCCCGGCGAACTCACCGCCAATGGTTCGGTGGGTGGCCTTGAAGTTCACCGCATGTTGTTCACGGCACAAGGGGGCATCATTGAGTACTTTGCTGATCTCGCACAACTCATCACTGAAGTTGGCGTAACCGGCAAAGTCTCCCCAATTTCGGTTACCAACAACGGCATCGAAGTTTTCGCGGAACGGATTCAGATGGTCATTCGGGCGCCGCTCAACCGAACGCAAGACACCATTTCCACGACGTGGAAAATCATCGCCGACTGGCCCGCGCGAACGGACGCAGCCACCGGATCGTCGGCGCGATACAAGCGATTTGCATGTCTCGAACATGCCTGATCGCTTCTCACTAAAAGTGATCAAAAAAGCCAGCACCGAATCGCTGGCTTTTTTCTTGGTTTCAAATTCGTTTCTGGCACTTTCCTTAGCTATCGCGGTAGACTTTCATAGGCACACCATGTCCAAAGCATCAAGTTCCAAAGACACCATCGCTCACGTTCGCGTCACGGCTCCGGAGACGAACACATCGGGTCTCGACACGCAAACGGTCACTCCAGAAAAGCCTATCGCAGCAGCGACGCCAGATGATTTCGTCGAGCCCGTGCTGAATCGCGCTCAAGTGAAAGAAGAGCGTGGCGCGGTGAAAGTGCAGGAGCCGATCAGCCGCTCGCGAGGACCCGTGTTCTACGTAAAGCGCAAGGTGACTGTTGCGTGGAAAGGCCAGCTGCTGCCCCTGAAAATCGACTCTGTTGTGTCCGACGCGAAATTTGGAGACGGCGCTGTCGAAGAGTTCAAACGGATGGGTGTCCTCCTCAGCGAGAAAAAGGGAGGCTAACCAATGGCTGGACCAGCAATCACAGTAGACTCTTTGACTGAGTCGGATAAGGAGCGTTGCCGCTATCACATGGGGTATCTCCTGACTGAGTTTGCGCCGTCCATTCAGTTGGGTATTCCGCAACCGCTACAGACCGTATTTTTGCTCGAACAATCGTTGAACAACATTGTCAACAATCTCTCCGTAGCGCGCGTGCGCAAAATCTTGTGCGTACTCGACAAAATCGAAGCGGCTATGGTCGAGCAACTTTGCCAACTTGGGGTTGAGAGTCTGGGTAAAATGACGCTTCACCCACTCAGATATCGCGGCCAACTAGCCACTGATTCACTTGAACGTGAGTACATGCGTTGGGCGAGCCGGCTTGCCGACGTGCTTGGTGCTCCGAAATACTGGTTCTCGTCGCGAGCTCGAAGGTCTGGGCCGGGCAGCTCTGTTCCCGTGCGGTAACCTATGGCTTGCCAAAGTTGCAAAACGACGTCCTGCACTTGTGACCCGAGCGATTTCACCGTCCTCGATGGTCCAGGACTTGGGCGCACATTGCTCAGCTCGTTGGTCTGCACTGCCGATAAAATTCGCGATCTCTACACCAAACTTGGCGCGCGACCGGATCAGGTTTTTCTCGTTTGGACGCGTTGGTCTGGTGGCGAGCGCGGTATAGGCACTGAACAAGTGGCGTGCACGATACGGCTTCTTCCGACCCCCTTGGTGTCTGACGCCTCCTACATTCGTCGCGAAACAGAAAGCGCTGGAGTTATCGAAGACGGGCGAGTTCGCGTGTCGGAGATCTCACTCCGCTATTCCGAGGACTTGCTGATTGGTCGCGGCGGTGTTGTTCCGAACGGGGAGTCTATCCCTGATGACGTCGATTTCTTTTGGGAGGTCTTTTACATGCAGGAAGATGGAACTGGCATTCGACGCCGGTTCACTGTTGGATCCGCTCCAAATGCAGACCAGCTCAATTTCGAATGGTCGATATTCCTCAACAAAGCGATTGATGATCGCACACGATACGGAGAGCTTCAATGACCGTTAAATTTGTCGTTGACGTTCGAAAGGATCCCCGTATTGGGGAGTACGAGCGCAAATTTGGCATTTCACTGCGAAAAGAACAGCAGCAAGTGCTCAACACCGTTGGTCAAAACAGCGTTCGGCTATTGACCACGTTATCCGCCAATATCCGTTGGCGTCGACGATTTCAAACTGGCTGGCGATTTCGCACGTACGGCGGTACCCAAAAAATGTACCTCACAATTTGGAATGTTGAACCGCACGCTGTCTTCGTCGAAGATGGGCGCCGCGCGGGAGCTCGACCACCACCAGTTGACGGCATCCTTGATTGGGTGCGCGATAAACTCGGCGGTGGTCGAGCGACAGCATTCGCAGTTGCCCGCAAAATCGGTCGCGATGGCATCGAGGCTCGGAGGGTTCTCACCGATCCGCGAAACCACGCTGAGATATCGCGGGGGATCGAAAATGGCCTCACACAGATGATTGACCGCATTCTCGCGAAAGGAGCCCGCTAATGGTTGCTCCTAAACCTGTTGACGATGTGGCCTTGCTCGCGCAGCTCGTGGCCCACCCGACCCAAGAACAACAGCTCACTTACACTCGCCACACGGACGGTCGAACTGCTCTGGCACGCGGACTCGCGCAATATCTGGCCCCCGTTGAAATGGACTGGCTCGGCCGAAAGCTAGGTTTCAAGAAAGTTCATCAAGTTTGGTCCGAACCGACTTCTGTTGGCGAATACCCAGCGCTCGCTATCGTTGGCGCCGTTGATGCACTTTACGACACATCAACTTTTAGCCCAATTTTGACAGAAATCAGCGACGGCACAAAACGCTATTTACGAAGTCCTAGTGAAATACAGCAGGACTTCGCGGTTATCGTTTGGGCGGCAGATATTACCGAACGCATGGGTCTTGTAGCCGCGCTTGAAGATGCGCTCGAACCGGTTAATTGGATGAGCGGCGTCCGTTTGATGTTGCCATTCTACTTTGGCGCGCACGCGACATACGAAAAAAAGCTTGTCCTCTACGATGACAGTGTGTCTAACGCTAACCGAAATTGGCGAAAGGCCGTCATTGCAGTGACTGCTAATGTCCCCCAATACGTCCCCGCTGGGAATAAGCCGACCATGATTCCGCAAACGCGCGTCATCCTGACCGAAGAAGGTGACCTCTAAAGCCGGCGAACCAACGACTTTCAAAAGAAAGAAAACGACATGCCAGGATTCATCCGACGATTTTCATACTTTCCGGGAACTGAAGTTCTTTCACAAATCGAGGGCGTCAACATCATCGATCTCGCCCCTACCGGCTCCATCGAAGGAGTCAGTACGGGCGTCGTCGGGTTGGTTGGTGAATTCCCCGACATGTCTTACGCCACGGACGTGGACGGAAGCGGCAACGTCACGACGTTTGTGCGGCCGGTCGCGGTCACTACCAGCCAAGACCTGCTCAACAAGGTTGGCTCCTTTGACCCGACTCTCGGGGACTTCGGACGCGCAGGTGGAAACGGTTTCGCAGCGATTCGAAACAAGCGATTCAGCCGTCTAATTATCGCGCCGGTCAACCTTACATCGAATGTCGGAGCCCGTTTTTTCCGAGAGCTACCGTTGTGCTCTTCACAAGAAGATGCCCTCCCAGTCGTTCCGGTCCAAGGGGCCACGATCACCCCCGGGCGGGAGTTCCGGAACAGCACCGGTGGTCGTGTGCTGATCGCAAAGCGCATCAACTTCACTGCGTTCGATACCCTCGCCACCGGTCTCGCGGGGCAGCTACTCGGCGGAGCATCGGCGGCAACGCAAGTGTTTGTCTCCGCGTCGGCTGCCCTGCAAGTTTGGCAAGCGAACACAGGGGGGACGGTGTTTGTCGACCAAACCACCGAATTTAACGACGAGACCGTAGCTAATTTCACTCCTTGGGACGCGTTGGGCACCGTCGCCGACTTTGTCGCGTTCGGCATGGCAGAGCAATTCACCAAAATCACGCTGAACAACACAGGCGGAACGCAAGGCGTTGGAGGCGTGGTCACTTGGGAATATTGGAACGGCTCGGCTTGGGCCGCGCTAACTGTCACCGATGGAACGGTTGGGTTCACAGCCGCCGTTAGTGCAGGGCAAACGATCGAGTTCTCGGCGCCAAGCGATTGGGCCGAGAACACAATCAATGCAGTTCCAGCTTTCTACATTCGCGCGCGACTCACCACGATCTACACTACAGCCCCCGTATACGACCAAGGGTTTGTCGACGGGATCGATTGGGCAGCCATCACACGAGATGACGGCGATGTGGGCCTCAAGAAGGGTGACGTCATTGTCATCGGCTACGACAACCTCGGAGCAATTGCGCCAACTGGCGGCGGAACTTACCGAGTTGCAACGGACGCGGTTTCGGGGACGAACCTAACTGTCGAACGTCTCGATGGAGCCAACTTCGCCTGGACGGCTGCGGCGAACGTTCCATGGCGCGTGCACGTCAGCTCCGATGCCGACTCGGCGCCGGTTGTTGTGCTTGGCGCCACGGGAGCTGGCGGCTACGACCAGAATGACCCCGGAGGGTTCTCCACCCCTGTCCGACCCGTGACAAACGCTACTGGCGGCGTCGTTGACGGCGTTTACCCGCTAGGGGAGCTCGTGGCGCCGATCAGCCAACCTCCCGCCCTCACCGGGGACACGGCCGATCCGCTGTCCGGTCTCGCGGGGCGCCTGCATCCAATCACGGCCATGGCATTTGTGGCCGCGCTTCAGGGGCTAAATGCCCCAAATGCGGCGCTAATCGATGCCGCCTACACGACAGCCCTGGCCGCAATGATTTCCGATGCCACACCCGTGTCGGAAATCAACCTAATCGTCTCCGCACGAACGAGTGCCAACATTCGATCGGCGTTACGGTCAAATGCACTTTCAGCGAGTAGCGATGGGCTCGGCCGTATCGCGATTTTGAGCCCTGAGTTGACCACGACCTCACTAGACACGGTGGTCGGCGCGACGTCGCCTGGCGTCGGAGCATATCGAGCCGAGCGGGTGGTCTACTCGTGGCCCGGGGCCCGAACTTACATTCCCGAAGCTGTTGGCACGCGGATCAAGCTCGCGAACGGGCTGACCACGGTTGATGGCGTCCTCGATATCGCGTTCAGCACGTGGACTGCATCGTTGATGTCGAACATCGCTCCAGAGCGGAATATCGGCCAGGCTGCGGCCCCCGTTCCAGAACTTCTGGCGAGTGTTTTGGGGCTCCAAACTGGAGTGCAGAACTTAGAGAAGGACGATTACATCACGCTCAGAAATCGGGGGGTGTGCGCGCTGCGGATCGACCGTGTCGTGGGTCCAATCGTCCAATCGGGCATTACGACCAGCCTTATTTCCGGCGAAAAAAACATCTCGCGTCGGCGAATGGCGGACTTCATACAGGATTCAATCGCTCGAAGGCTCGTGCAATTTTGCAAGTTGCCGCTCGTGGAACGTAACAAAGACTCCGCAATTGGCGAAATCGAAGCGTTTATGCAGGAGCTCAAAAGCGAGAACAATCCGCCGGCTCAACGCATCATCGACTACCAAATCGATGACACGTCGGGAAACACTCTCGCGCTCGAAGCCAAAGGGATATTCGTCGTTATCCTCAGTGTGCGAACGATGGCGTCTATGGACTTCATCGCGCTTCAAACCAACATCGGCGAGAACGTAACATTCGAAGCCGCCTAAACGCTCGATTTCGGGTAAATACACAAAAAGTAGATTTGCCCGAAGCACTATGCTACTTTTCCAATATGCGTTGCTTGCAACGACAATCCACCTGGCCGTAACGGTACGCGACGCATCCCAGCGGATGCCGCTCTGGGTGGGGCGGGGTTCTACCGCTATAACGACGAACCTGGTGCCGGCCCTCGCCTCGACCGGCAGGCCTCTGACCCCCGAGCCTATCGGGGGTTCTTTTTATCCAGAATTCGAAGAGATACACAGAGCTAAAACGCCGTTCGCAACGCTTCCATTTTTGAAGAAGCTCGAAATTTTAAGACGTACGCTGAAATAGATTTTTAGCCGGACAATGAGGTTAGATCCCGGAGCGGTTTTTCAGTTTGCTTGCGTACGGGGCGATCATTGTGTAGCGCGTTGATCGCTCATAAAAAACAGCCTAGACGCATACCCAGCCGGGTTAAATCGAGGTCTGATTTTTTACGTTGACAAAAGATCACTTTCACGATATCTCAGCGAGATGCGGGCCGGCAGGGCTGCATCGAGCTTTAACCAAAAGTTTGTCTCTTATAGCGTACATTTCAGGCGATAGTTACAGAGACCCTTCTCAAAGCGCTTCGCGCTTTTCGTCGGGTCTCTGTCCGCTTCGCGTCGCGGATCGCGCACTCTGACAAAAACTTCAAACCCCCGGCTCGTATAGTTGTATTGTTGCGCTATGCAAAATCCGGAGAACGCTCGAACGAAAGGCGGCGCCCCGCGCAAAGCCCCCGGCGGTTTGAATATCCAGCTCATGGTGCGTGTCGATGAATCGCTCAATACGAAGCTACGGCAGCTTCAAGCCCACTTAAACGCGGGATCTCCCGGTCGAACTCCGTTGGCGATCGCCGACATTATTCGGATGACACTTTGGGCTGAAATCAAAAGAGTTCTCGGCGATTCATAGGTTTTACTTGCTGCTCCCGAGTCAAGCCGGTAGTCTTTAGATGGACTCGCCTCGGGGGCGTGTCACGGTGTCGCACTCCTTCCGGAGGATAGGGCCCCATTCAGCTGAAACCTGAATGGGGCCCTATTTTTTACACCTTCGCTTTCTGGTACGCGCTGCCATTGCCTTTGCCAGAAACGCTTGAAAGCTGACATCGCCCCCGGAGCGCGACCACCAGGAAGTCGAGAATCACCATGGGACAGCGTATTAAGGGACAAGAGGTCGAAATTCTAAGTGTCGTTAACGGGCAGCCTCAGGACGCGCTAAACCACGTGAAGTCGTTTAGCTTTACCTTCAAGAACAAAATTCTTGAAGAAGGCTACCTTGGTCAGACTTCGCAGGAGTATGACGCCATTTTTGATGGCATCGAGGGTGAGGCCGAGTTCCATTTCGACAGTCCGGCCGTTCTGAAGTTGGTGCTCGACATCGTCAATAAGGCGCGACGTCGCGAGCCGGGGACGCAGATCAACATCAAATGCACGATGTCGTTTCCTTCGGGAGCGCGCGCGCGAATTGTCATTCTCAACGCGGAGTTCGGCCCGCTACCGTTCAACTTTAACTCGCGTTCTGACTTTGGATCGTTCAAGATCTCTTTGGCGTCAAGCAACGCTCAGGTGCTTCCGCTTTAAGGTGATCACATGACTCCGGACATCAACTTCACAACTCCCGAAATTACGCGACCCATCTACTGGTTCGAGGTCCCCGAAGCTCTCGCTCAACTGAGTGGGGTGCGAAAAATCGGGATCATCGAACTTCTTTCAAAGGAGGAGCTCATGGCTACTTCCCGAGCGGGGAGGGATCCGATCGCTCTTGGCTACGAGCTGGCCAAGGCGTGTCTTCGCTACATCAACGACGAGCGGATGACAACTGCGGACAACACTACCGATAAATTCTGGGCCTCCATGGCTCCGGGTATGGCGAAGGTGCGGCAGTTGGTGATTACCGCGTACGGGGCAATTCACAACGTTGAGGACGGAGACACGAAGTCTTTTTTGTCCAGTCAGCGAACGGAGGTCGGGTAGCGATTAGCTTGGCCCAGCTTGCTCAGGCTTTGGTGCGGTCTGAGTTTTCTCACCAGCGACGCCTCTTTCAGGTGTTCGCCTTCCTAGGCAGATACGCGCACCAGCAAATTCCGTCTCTGCTTGAGCGGACTATGTCGGAACTCGCGATTTTATCCGAGGAAATCGCACAGATCATGGCTGACGAAAAACGTCAGTTTAGCCCACAGGACATCGACTAGCTCCCATGGCATCCAACGTCGAGCGCGAAGTACGAACTACGTTCACGGTTGTCGACAAAGCGTCGGCTGCCGCGGCGCACTTGACGAGAACGATGAACGCGGCTGGTGGGGCCGCTTCGGCTGCTTCCGCAGCGTCGGCTCGTTTTGCTGCTTCTCAGCGGGTGACGATGTCCGTCGTTGAGCGAACGTATCGACAGCCGATTGGGGCTGCGAAGAACCTCGTCGCCGCGAATCATGGTGTGGGGGCCTCCTTCATGCGCTTGGCCTCGATGGGTGGCGAGGCTATTTCAGCGATCGGGGCGGGACTGTCCACACTTTTGTCCCCGTTGAGCATGGTCGGTGTTGCCCTTGCAGGACTTGGTCTTGGTTTTGCGGCATTGAAGGTTTCCGAACTTGGAAACTCATTCGAGAAGACGCACATTCAGATCGCCGGGTTTTTAGTTGGCTTGGGCATCGTTAACGAGTTTGACAAGTCGATGGTCCATGCTGAGGCGGTCATCGAGAAGATTCGCATTGCGGCGGCGAAGTTGCCAGGTAGTGCGGACGAGTACATTCAGGTCTTTCGTGCAGGGCTTGGTGCGCTGCAAGGGGCGGTTGGTGGAACGCTCGATAAGATGACGGCGTTTTCCAACCGCTACACCGCGATCACAAAAACTCTCGGTGTTGACGCTCCGCAGGCCGGTCGCGATTTGAACTTGATGCTTCAGGCCGATCAGGGCCGAGCCGGCGGTAATGTGCGGTCGTTTCAAGCTATTTTGCCGATCATACGGAAGCTTGAGGGGCAGGCAGGCATCACGGCGCGGTCGTTCAACGAGATGACCGCACCCGAGCGCGCTGATTTGCTGGCCAAGGCAATGGATCGGCTCCAACCGATGCTGGATCGGGCGGAGACCAGCTACGACGCAATGAAAGGTGCGTTGATCTCCAATATCGAGTACTTGACGCGGCTCGGGACTGCGCCTGTTTTTGACGCGATGAAAACGAGTTTAGGGGCGATTAATGATAGCCTCCTTGATTCGGATGGCCATTTGCAATCGATTGGTACGCGCGTTGTGAATGTTGGTCGAATGATTTCGGAAGCGCTTGTTTCCGGAGTTAGTTCGGGTATCAACATTATTGGTGTCTTTGGCACTAAACTTCAAGAGGTTGCTGCTATGCCAGGAGTTCAAAAGATTCTTGGCACTGTCGGGTCTGTAGCAAGCCAGGCTGTCAGTGGTATCGCGAGCATGGCAGATAAAAGCGGAGCCGGAGGCGTCGCTGCGGGAGGGCTAGCAGCACTTGGTGCTGCGACGGGTCCGGTCGCACTCGTTGCTGTAGTCATTGGCGAACTCGTCTCGAATGGTCAGCTTTTTTCAGACATCTTGAGTCAGATGGCGGCTTACGGCGGGGCGATGCTTGAACCGCTGGCTCAGATTGGCAATGCTGTATTTACTGTCGCTACGCTCATCGGGGATGTGCTCGGCAATGCACTGGGCGGGTTCATGTCGATGATTTTTGCCGTTGCTGAGCCAGTGGGTATTTTCATCGGGCACGTTATCGAAGTTTCTCGCGTGTTCCTCGTTATGTTGCGGCCGGCGCTGAACCAGATTTGGAAAGCTGCGGGCAACTTGTTTCGAGCTATCGGCGAGTTTTTGAATCCGGTTATTCGAATCTTGGCCGTAACAGCATATAAGCTCTACGAAGTCTTTTTGAAAATGCTCTTGCCTGTCTTTAATGTGGCGAGCAATATTTTCACGGCGCTTATTAACGTCATTTCTGATTTTATTGCTTGGCTCGGAAGCATTCTCAAGGTCGTTGCCGACAAGACTGAGAAGAGCGGGGGCATTTCGATGCAGTCCGCCTTTTCTGGACTCCAAACGAGTTCGTCAGACGGGCCTTCGTGGCTCGAAAAATTGATGGCTCGGATTGACGCACCCGCCATAAACGTTCCTGCCACGGACGCAGGAAGTTTGACCGTTCCCAAAGCTCGCGGCGGGGGCGGCCGGGCGGTGATGGATTTTCGGTATAGCCGATTTGATATCACACAGAAATTCGAGGAGGGGATGAACCCTGATCAAATCGCTGTCGCGTTTGCTAATGACCTAGGCAAGCTCGGCGAGCAGCGACTTGAATCTGGGTTTAGCCCTATTTTTGGAGTGCGCTAAGCTATGCCAACCGCAGGCCCGTTCATCATCAAAGAATTGACCGGCAACAAACGGGAAATAACGCTTGTCGGGCGCGCCTTGCCGTACCGACCATTTACGTTGCGCACCAAGCAGCGGATGGAGGTCACCTGGCTGCCGGGCTCTCCCCAAGGGACTGCTACGTTGCTTGGTTCAAAAGAAGTCCCGACCGTGCTGCGGGGCATGTGGAAGACCAAGTACTTGAATACGGCGTTTAGTGGGGATACGCCCCCGTTTCAGGTTGATAATAGGCCGATTCTTTTAGCTTCTGAGGCTGTCGAAATTTTCGATGACATTTGCCGGGTTGGATCCTTGCTCCGGGTATCTTGGCTGACAACGGTGCGTATCGGGTTTCTCGAAGATTTTGAGAAGAGTTGGGATAACTATAATGACGTTGGCTGGTCCATGGATTTCACATGGGTGGCCCGCGATGAGCCTATTGGTGCTGCAACGTTTAATACGTTTACGTCGATGGGCGATGTCGGTGGATCGATGTTTTCCGCTTTTGATTTGCTCGATAGTATTCGACTACCAATAAACTTTGGCCTATTGACGTCGTTCACGAACCAGCTCGTTGGTTTTGTGAACGGCATTCAAAATTTAATTTACAATTTAGAGGATCAGATTGCGTCGGCAGTGCGTAGCATTCTTGCTCCCGTTCGCGCGGTTAAAGGGTTGATCTCTATACTCGGGAGCATTAGCGCGGAAGCCGACTTGATGGCTGCGTATTTAGACAGCACGGTCTCAAGCACTATGAACGGGACCAACCCGGTTGGGTCGCAGTCGCCTGAAGAAAAGCTTGAAGCCGAGCGGTATCGGCAGGAAATGAAAGCGTGGGCCAAGTTCATGAAGAGTCAAGCTAACGAGAACGCGCAGCAGCTTTCGACTCAAGTGGACGGTGATATTCTTGCTACCTATGCCGCGCGCGCCGGCGAAGATTTACGCGACGTTTCGAAAAAGTACTACAATACGCCTTACGAGTGGCAACGAATTATGCTTTTCAACAATCTGTCTTCCGCGGAGCTTACTGCGGGGCAGATTGTCCTTATTCCGAAGCCTAATCCTGGGCAAGGTATTGGAAAGGTTGGCTTTGAATGAGCACGTTTATTCCGTCAGTGGTCGTTAATTTTCGGATCAAGTTTGACGAGAACTTGACGATAACGACTGACGGTAAGCCGGTAAGCACGGAGGACGGGCTGGAAAACCCTTCCAAGACAGGCGCCGTCAAGGTTTCTCAGCCCTTGATTTTGCGCACGGGCGACGCCCAGCTTTCTTCGGTTCTCCAGCGCGTTCCAAAATCGGCACAGATTGAATTTCCTGGATACCGCCAAGCTGGGAAGTGGAAGGCCACGTTTGACTTTCGGGAGTTGCCAATTGACCCGCGTACGGTAGCCGCAGCGTCTGTTGAATTGCACACGGGAGTTGTTGCCCCTGGAGATTTCGCACGAGGGATGCGCGGCGTTGAGGTGAATGGTGCGCGGCTGTCAATCCTAAGGACGCTGACTGATTCAGGGAGCCCAAACACCAACACTATGCGAATGCTCGGGGTGGTGGATGACTGGGAGGTTCTTCACGGCGATTCAGGGTCCACTGTCGAGCTCACGGGCCGTGATATGCGTGGCGTACTTCTGGACACACCGATCAACGTTTTGCCTGGGGCGGATCGCACGCTCCTGGACAGCTTAGATTTGTCGAAGCCCATCGATCAAGTTGTCGCGGACATATTGGCGTTTAACCCTTTCTTCGAGGCGTTCACGGTCTACTCAAATCGTAACGATTGGCCAGGTGGCGTTATTCCGGCCCCCGCAGGCTTACAAGACGTTCCTCGACATCGCAGAGGCGCAAAGGGAAAACGTAGAGGCGGGCGACCTTCTCCGCCATCTAACGTGCTAGGGAGCAGCATGAGCTTTTGGGACCTAATTGTCCGGTTCTGCTATCTCGTTGGGGGCGTTCCTTATTTTAATGGCGTAGGGCACTTGATTATTCGGTCCGGCTCTACGGTTTACGATAAGCTTCGTGGCCCCGTGGATCCGATTACTAACCCGACGCCTTTTGCAGATGGTCGAGAGCGTTTAATTGATTCCGTATCGAATACGCTGATTAGCCCAGCTCTTCGATTTCGACGGCTCGTTTACGGTCGTGATGTTCTTTCGATGGCGTATCATCGAAAGTTCGGGGGTTGGGCAAAGCCGAAGGTGATCCGAACATTCTGCCATGACCCAGATTCTGGGGAGGTCGGGGGGACGATGGTTTACGGTTTGTGGCCCCCACGCGTGGATCCGCCAAAGTCGACCAAGTACGCGCCTGGCAAAGCCCCACCAATGGAGGAGATCGTTAATGTCCGCGTGCCTGGGATTACGAACCCTGAGCGTCTGGTGGAAATCGCTAAATCGATCTTCAATCAAGTCGGTCGCGCGGAAATGGGGGGTACGATCGAAACCTCGAATCTGGCCAGTTTCGGCGGAGACATGACTGATCCGGATTTGCTGACGCTAGCTCCCGGAGATGGCGTTGAGTTGCTCGTCGACACACGCGCGGTTCGGTCTGGCGCGCCGCTCGTTTCTACTCTCACTGACCACCACCGAACGTCGTTTGAGGAACAGGTTGACGTCCTGACGCAGACTTTGGGTAACAACACGCTTGCCAGGGTTCTTGTCGCGACGTCTCGTTCGCAGATCAACGAGCTACAAAACTACTTTTTGGTGACCAACGTAAAGTACACGTGGACCGATAATGCTGGAATGAAGATCGGTCTTGATTTTGTCAATTACGTGGTAGCGCGTTGGAGCGATGTTACCGAGTTCGCAGCTGACGATAATATAGTATTTACTGAAGACCACAATATTACGGCGGGACTGGCTGGAAAATCCAAAAAACGCCGAGACCGCGGGCAGGTAAGACCAACGTCGATTATGGTCGAAGGCGATCATGTTATCAAAGCCAGCCACACAGTCGTCGAGGGTGACCACGTTGTGACCGCTACACCACCACCACGTTCACCACTGAGGAGTCGATAATATGCGTCAACCTTCTTCAGTTGATGCGGGGCGACTTTCGGCACTGGTGTCTCGCCCGGGGATAGACCCCCGGACTTGGGTTTCTCGCGCCAAGGTCACCGAACTCGGATTCGACCCAGAAAAGGGCCTTTTTGCGGACATCACCTATCTGCCGGATGGTGAGACGGACACGGCGCTAATTGGTTCTGGGTACGTTGGTGATGGATTCGGCGGGTACGTTCCGCTCAAAACGGGGGATCTCATTGCCGTGGTCACGCCACAAGGTGACCCAGGGGAGGGCCCGATCATAATTTCACGGCTCTGGCACGCTGGGGCGAAGCCGCCGATAGAGCTCGCTGAGAACGATAGTCCGACCACGGATGAGCCCACGTCAATGCCCACGTTTCGCCTTGAAGACGGTAATACGGTGCGTGTCATTGCGCGCCAAAGCGGTGCGGTCAAGATTGAGCTTTCTGGAGGCTCCACTTTTGAGGTCGTCGCGACAGGCGGTTCGCGGGTCGTGATTTCCGCTGATACGACCGTGGAAATCACGGGTTCAGCGAAGGTCAATATCGCCAGCTCAGCGAACGTTACGTTGGACGCCCCATTGATGAAGATTGGCGAGTCGGCGACTTTGGGGATTGCTCGCGTGAACGATCCGACAGTTGCGGGCTCCGGAGCGGCGGCCATGTTATCGAGTCTTGCAGCAAGTGCGACTGCCGACGCCACGTCTTGGGGGGCGCTGGCCGGCACGTTCCCGGCGGTTGCCCCTTCGGCCGCGGCTGCTACAGCGCTGGCTAGTGCGGCCTCGGCTGCCGCGGCACAGTGGGGCCGAATATCGTTGGGAAGCCTGAAAGGATTTTGTAGCTAGTATGGCTTGGGGAACTTCGTTCGGAACGGGCTGGGGCGGGGGCTCGACTTCAGGGTCCGGATTCTGGGTTGAGCGCGCTTACGCGTCATCATCACAGTCGTTCATTGTTGTTTTTTCCGCGCGCCCAACCTTCAATTCACCGATTGGACCGACTGACGCTTCAAATTTGTCAAATTTTGTACTCACCAATTTGGACACGGCGGAGGTTGTTGCACTCCTGGCGAGCCGCGCAGTGCCTTCCACGGTTTTGGCCGTAGAGTTCGTCATGACGCAGCCGTTTACGTCGAGTTTCACGGGCTACCAGGTGATTGCGGCAAACCTTGTCGGGTACTTAGGGGAGCCGTTTGTCGAACCAAAATACGGCAACTTTCTGGGAATGCCGTCGGTGCAGACGCCAATCGTGGCTCGGCGACCACTTCTTGATTTGTTCAATCCTCAGGTAGAAGGTGATCAGCTCAACGGAGGACTCGTTATTGGTACCGACGGGGATTACCGCAAGGAATCTGGCGCGCAGCTCATGCGAAAACTTATTGTGCGGCGAATTGTGACAGCGCAGGCAGAGTTCTTTCACCTTGCAGATGTCCGTTACGGGCAGGGGATTACCGCAAAAAACACACCGACAACGACTGACCTGATCGGTTTTCAGAAAAAGCTATCTGACGGGGTTTCGCGGGAACCAGAGCTAGAAAATGTGGCGGTTCGAGTGAGCCTCTCGGCGGATCATGTTATGATCGTCGGGGTTTCTGCGCATTTGCGCCGAACTGGGCAACGCGTCGAGCTCTCCATTCCTCTACCATCGACAGTGGTACAATGACGCTTGATCACTGAAAGTTTGAGTTCGCACAATGGATACGCCAACGTTCCCCCAACTTTTCAAGATCGCCCGTGACGAGGTACTTTCGCGTTCACCTTCGTTGACTCGCGAAGTGGTCGATCGTCCCGGAACCGACGCGAATGCGATTGTCGCCGCGGGGGCGGTTGTTGGGGATGAGCTGGTCGGCCAATTGGCGCGGGTTACGGCGGATTCGTTTTTGACTTCGGCGGCCAAAGAAAAATTGGACCGTCTTGTTTTCGACCGGTATCGGCTTACTCGGAACGGAGCCACTCCCGCCCTTGGGGAGGTGCAGTTTCGGACGACAACGCCCGTTGCTTTGGGGTTCACGATACCAGTGGGCACGAAGGTCACCACCGCGTCGGGCACGGAGTTTTTGACGACTGCCGCTGCGTCGTTTCCAACAGCGTCAACTGGGCCAGTCACCGTGGCCGTTGTATCGACATTGGCCGGCTTGGACCAGCACGCGCGCCCCGGAACCATTACGTCGATTCCAGCAGCTGTTGTTGGAGCGCCGAGTGACCTCACGGTTTCAAATGCGCTGGCGACTGTTGGCGCCGGGAATGCCGAACTTGATTCAGAACTACGGTCACGCGCACAACTTTTCTATTCAACGGCGTATCGAGGCACACATCCGGCGTTGGTTCGTGGGGCGTTGACCGTTCCGGGGGTTCGAACTGCCGCAGCTTATGATGCGACTAACGAATTCGGGGATCCTGCTCGTTGGGTGCAAGTGGTCGTGACCGACCAGTTTGCTGAACAGTTTGTTCAAGCATCCGAGACGACACCAGTTTACGATGCACAGGCTCAAAGTTTGGCTACTTCCGTGAATGCCGCGCTTGAAGAGTTTCGAGCTGCTGGCATCTATGTGGTGACTTCGGTTGGTGTTGTTTCGCTTGTTGCTATTACGCTAGCTTTGCGCGTTCGTTTGGGGTTCGAAGAGGCCTCTGTTTTGAGCCAAGCAAAGGCGTTTGCTCAAGATTACGTCAACGGCCTCACTTCAGGCGAAAACTTGGTTATTGCGGATTTGGATAACGCGATCGCCAGAGTTCCTGGTGTTGAACCGCTCGGCGGGTCCGTTGTTTCGCCCACGTCTGATTTGGTGGCGGGTGCAACCACGGCGTTTCGAACGAGTGAGAGTCTCATCACTGTAGCTTCCTACTTACAGGTGTCTGCATGATCGAAGTCGTTAATGTGTTTCCGGTGGCGGGCCCCATCGATCCCACACAGGCGTTGGGGTTTGATGTGCGCACGGATAATCCGAATACTTTGACACACGTCATTGTGGGCATTTTCTATGCTGGCGCTACGATGCAAGAGTTCGCTTACGCTGGCGACCCGTCTTCTGGCATAGGGTTTATGCCGTTGTTCTCTGGGTCGTTGATTACGCCTGTCGTTGATGCGGGGTACCAACGATTTCAGCTCTCTATCAGCAGAAATGCGCCGCAAGGCCGCCCTATTTGGCCGGACAACCCGCGTCTGGTTATTTACGCGTTCAACTCGGCGGGGGAGCTCCTTTAATGGCGTATTCGGTGCAGTATACGACGACGGAGCCCGCGGGAATCACCTCGTGGACACTAGCGCCCGAGATTGCCCCTCCGGTAACTGGGGCGAAAGTCACGTGTACGGCAGTAGTGCAGGGGCAAGTGTATTTTCTTGGTGTTCTCGATCGAGCCTATCCAAGCGACTACATTGCTGGACTAAAAGCCTCTAAAAACAGCGGTTACGAGTTGCTTCAAGCGAATGCTAAGATTGCTGCGCGCATTTCTACGAGCATCAATAACTTTGAGTGTGGTTCGTACGTGATAACCGCGGATGGCGGGCTCAAATCAACTGGGTTCATTGAGATTTGGAAGACAGATACTTCGGCGTACACGCTGAAACGCGGAACACGGGTGGGCACGGTTGACGGGCGAGATTTTGTCACGACAGTCGATCAGGCGTTTGACGCTTTGAACTTAGGTCCGTTTTTGGTGCCAATTGAGGCTGTCGATGTTGGTTTCGAGTACAACACGACAGGCGAGCTTGTCGCACGCAACGGTGAGATAATCGCCGGGGAGGTTGCGGAGATCCGGTATCTTGTGACGGATCCGGTGACTTTTGACCCGTCAGTGACGATTCGACAAATTAACCCCACCAGTGGCGGCAGGTCGGCGGACTTAGATGCGCGAGCCCGAGATTTCGGCATTCTCAGGAACGAGTTTGAAAGTGACGACGAGTTTCGTCTCCGCGTGACGGAGTCTCCCGACACGGTCTCTCCGGCGGCGATTACTCGTGGTGTCAACCGACTGCTTCGAGCACGTAACCCGGCGTGGTCGTGCACGCTGCGAGAAATTGGGTACCCGAATTTCACGGGGATCTACTATGATGCTGGTAGTAGTTCTGACGCCCCGCAAAATCCGGATCGTAATTTCGCGTGGGATATGATCCCCGCGTTTCGCCCGAGTGACCGGTTTAAGTTGCTCGTAAACTCAATCGATTCACGCGGATTCTTTCTTGTTGAAGTTCCGCGTGTCAACGACTCTCGCGATTTTGGGCTTTGTTATGACGTTTCGCCTGCTGCTGCGTATCCGTTGGCGAATGCGTATGATGCCCCTGGCCTAACCGCGAAAGATTCCGCTTACGATGGCTACTCGACGTATAGCGGGGCTTTCTATCGAGCTATTTGGGACCTCCTTCTTTCCAAGCACGCCGCAGGCGTTGGCTATAACCTTATTCAAGAACCTTTGTAAGCGGAACCACCATGAGCAACAACAGCGGCGTAAAAACACAAGTTATCCAAAACTTATCCCGAGCGTTGTCCACGGACATAAACGCTTTGCAGCACTTCACGGCAGCATCGTTTACTAACGCTTTTCGCCGGATGTACAACGACTCGTTTGTGTTGGGCAATTCTGATAACAGCTCATGGAACGAATTTGTTTCTCCGGTAAACGGCACGGGAGTTTCGGCGGATGTCACCACTGGTCTGAAGGTACGCCCGTTTTCAAACTACCTTCTCGTGTCGCCCGGCATTCTCGGTGTTCACGGGACAACGACCAGTTACAATTCCGCGGTTGATTCGGACTACATGCTGGTGAGCTCGGATGGCGTGACGAGTGCTACGGAGTTGCCGTTTGTTGCGAACGGGTCAGGCATTCGAATTGACATTGTTGAAGCGGCACTTGTTGAGACCATAACCACGACGAGCCAGGATATCTATAATCCGACGACGGGTGTGTTTACGGCCACTTTGCTAACGAATACGTTGCAGGTGTCACTGCAATTTACTATTCGCCAAGGATCTTCTGGGGCCGGGTATCCTGGGGTCACCACGGGGTCGTTGCCGCTTTGCGTGCTCATTCATAACGGGGCTACGTCGACTTTCGCCGATGTTGACCTCTACGACGTTCGGCCTTTGCTGGCCAGCCGCATTAGCGGCGATACGAGAATGGTTCTCGGCAATAGGTTCATTGCTAAGAACGGGCACTATTACGGGATGAACAATTCTGGCACGCAGATCGGGGGGACGTTTGATCTGCAAGCGAATACGACAAACTCGTTTAGTGGCTCGTTCACTGTCCATGGTTATTATCGAATGCGCGGACGTATCGCACCAACTCGGCCTGGCGGACCCGATGTTGAAACGACGAATTGGGCGTTTACGACTAGCGATTACGCCGTGTCGATGGCTACGCCAAACTCGGCGCGATGGATGTACGTTCTCGCAGTAGAGCCCTACGGTTTGCCCCGCTGGAGTCGATACACCACGGGCAACTCAGCGATAACCGGTGAACGAGAACCTTCCGACAACTGGGGGCTATACATTATAGCGGACAGCCTTTCGTGCGATGTGCTTAGTAGCGGGAAGCTATCCGCACCCGTACTGCTCCCCGCCGATTACGGAATCATAGGCACGCATCCGGCGTCCGTCGTTGCAATTTTTCGTCAAGAGACGTTCGGCAACGTGTCGACAGTTGTTCGTCGCGACGGTTTTGTTGCGGGGGCTAATGGCCCGTTTATTTTCGACACGATTTCTTCGGCCGCCGGCACCGGGTTTGTGACGAAAGAGGTGTCGTTCGGCACAGTAGCCACACAAGCCGGAGCTATCCCGGGTTACTGTTCTGGCATCACTGTAGAGCTTGGGTTGCTAGTAACTCCGGGAGCTATCACGGAGAACTTCGTCGTCACGGTTGAGTTTCAGGACGGTCTAGGAAATGCAGTAAACAACTCGAAAGAGTTTTCGTTTGTCGGCATTCCATCGGGCAACACAAGCGAGCTTCGTGCAACGTTTGATTTCGTTTTACCGTCCACTGACATCATTGGCGTTGCCTCGTCTTCTGCCTATAAAATGGTGATTACTGTTGCTGCTAATGGTGTCGGGTCGATTCCCTTGACACTCACTAGCGGGTCTTACAAAATTCAAGGTTTCTGGATCGGGCACTAAAACATGGCCGTACAAGCACTAATTCGATTCATTCAGGGGCCCAACTCTGGCTTGGCTGGCGAGGGAGTGGTCGGCACGCTTACTGACGGCGCGTGCACTGTTTCTAACGGTGATGACACGGGCGTTATTTCTTGGAAGTACGAAATGCTCTATGTGCCGCCAGGAAGCGCAGTACCGCTCACGGTGCAGGGCCCCGGACCAACAACGACGTTTGCGTTTACTCCCGATGTGGCGGGGACGTATAGACTTCGTCTGACGGTTGCGGGTACGGTGGTGACGGACACGGAAACGGATATCCGGTGTTTCGCGGTCCCATTTCCCTTGGGTCTTATCGCCCCTCCGTACCAGCGAAATCCGGACCCGCTCCCTCTAACTGGAGCGGGAGGGAAGCCAGACGAGATGAACTTGGGTGGCCAACCCTTCGGCTGGGATGGCGACAATAATGCGTCAAGGAAGCTCCTTTATCAGGCGCTTGAAAAGCTTGACGCATTGACTCCGGGAAGTGGAGGGTCTCCCGTTGTTATTACGCCAACGACGCTTGCAAGCCAAGAAGACGACTACACCCCCACGGATTTTGATGTTGCGACGCACATTTTGCAGGGGACTATCGGGAACCAGATTATCACTGGTTTTGGTGTGCCAATCACGCTCACTAAAGTGTTCTTTAACACCGATACAGGTGGGAACATCACGATTGCTCATCAATCTTTGGCGTCCACTCCTGTTAGCCGAGTAATCTGCCCTAATTTAGCTGATTATGTTGTAGCCCCGCTTTCGGCGGTGATCTTATTTTACGACCAGACAGCGCAACGTTACCGCCTTGAAACCGTTCCTCAAGGCATCATTGGTACTCTGGGGAGTACTGACAATGCGCTGGTTCGGACTAACGGAACACTTGGCAACAATGCGCAAGGTAGTGCTGTAACTTTATCCGATCTCGGTTTTCTCAACAATTTGGCGCGCCTTGGCATCTACTCGGACACGGTAACCGATGGCCTAATTTCTGTAGGCGCAACTCACGGCTTGAATGGTTACACGCGGGGCAAGTTTCTAAAGCTTGTTGTCGACACGTTTGACATTTTACGGGGCGGTGTCTACGGTGCTCTAGTTATGGAGCTCCAGACCGCAGCCGCAGCTGGCGCGGCGTCGGTGGCCGCAATGGCACTCGGCAATACAGGGACCACTGTTAAGGCTTCAGCTATTGCGGCAAGTGGGAATGTGGGGGTTGCTCGCGTAACGCATGGCAGTCGTACGAACGCAACTCAAGTCTTAGTTGATCCGGGCGCGGTTGACCAGACGGTTGCTTTGTCTAGCGGGGGTGGGGGTAGTGTGGCAACGTGGCCAACGACAGCAGACCCTGTTTACGTTGGACATTCCACGCAGTTCTCAAGTGTCCATTTTGATTTCGGGGTGGTTCCACCTGGGCAGGGGTTGGAGCTTAGTTTTCACTACTCTACCGGTGTCGGTACGTGGGCGACTTTCACGGCGCTATCCTATATTACTGACATCGATCAGACTGTCGTTATGTGGGCACCGGATGAACTCACATCATGGGTGCCGGGCGCTGGTGGGTATTACTGGATTCGCGCTACTCGAAATAATGCTGACGTTATTGTCGACGGGTCAACTTTAGACGGGGTTCGGGTTGCTACAGGGGGCACTTATTACTGGGACAACCAGGGTCGAGCGCTTTTGTCCTCGCTTCAACTCGCATTGACAGCAACTAACTCTGCTGTAGTTCCAGCGCAAGCGCTTTGGATACCCCCGACCGATGTCCGTGTTCGGCAGGGCGCGAACATCCTCGCGTATGTCAATGATTTCCAATATTTCCAGTCGACTGGTGTGTACCAGGGCGGCGTTTTCAGTATCAATGCTGACCCCGCGAAGTTTGATCTCAGTGACGGGTTCGGGTGGATTGTATCGGCGACTGCCCCGCTTCCGACAGTAACGAGAGTTGAATGGTCCGGACTAACGGCGATCACCTTGACCTACTTGGCGACTCGATCGACAACTTGGATTGCGATTGATTCTGCCGGATCCGTTGTTCAAAGCGATGTTGCGTTTACTGAGGCACAGAAGCGTTCGCTCATTGTGCTCGGACGCGTTGCGCATCCGAACGGTACATCGATTTCAGATTTCGTGGTTTTTACTTACGCTTCCTACGATTTTGGGGGCGAGTTTGCTCAGTTCGCTGGGATCTTTGGGGCGATAAATGTCTCAGGGAACGCGTTCTCATGGGTTGGGGCCGGTACAACGCTAGAGATGTCAAAGTCCGCTGGCGAAACGTGGGCTTACGGCGTCAATTATGACATTGATCGAACGCAACGCTCACTCGGAATCGATCCGTTGATTAGCCCAGTGACCTGGGGGTATCTTCGCAGGGATCCTGGGGAGCCAAGTGGGTTCGCTATTACTGTTCCAGTGACAAGCATCGACCCAGATAATTACGACGATGGGACCGGGACATTAGCTGCGGTGCCGGTCAACAAATGGACGGTGCAGCGGATCTATCATGAGTCCAGCTCACAGACGATCCGGGTGCACTACGGGCAAAACGTCTACAATAGCTCGGCCGAGGCGATATCCGGTATAGCGGATGCCATATTCGCCACTGACCCGTTCCTAGCCGGATTCGCGCTTTGTACATACCTGATCGTAAAACAGGGAACTACGCAGCTCAATTCAGTAAATGCTGTATTTCGCAGTGCTGGCAAGTTCGGATCACAGTTCACGGTTGGCGGTGGTGGTGGTGGGGGATCTGGCACGATCGGCGGTTCAGTCGGAACGGTTGACAATCGCGTCCCACGATCGGACGGTACGGGCGGCCTAACTCTTCAGGGCTCCAGCCTTGTCGTCGAAGACTCCGGCTCAACACTCATTTCATCGACGGTCGGAGACACGGGGCTCGTAGCGTCACTGGAGGCAACTGGGTCGAATGGGGCGCTGACGCAGCAGTACTCGGGGACGCGAAACCCCAATGGGCTTATAACAGCCCTCCCCGGCGCGCTTTACTACCGGGATAACGGGACGTCTTCGAGAGTTTATCAGTTGCGGTCGGCATCATCCGCGAATTCTCCGTGGATCGAGATTGGGATCAACACTCTGGCGGCTGCAAAGAGGACGACGGGGGCTCTCATCACGGGGTCGAACTACATTGGATTCGACCTTGCGACTGTCGCAGCGAACTCAGATTACTTAACATTCGATGGTGCAGGAACGTGGCTTTTCACGCGCGCCTGCACTGTAAGAATGCTCGGGAACTTGAGCTTCTTCGCGTCAACATCCGGAGTTGGTTCCATCCTGATGGAACTCATGCGAGGAGTCGGCGGTTCTTTTACGACAGTTATTCAGGGGCAACGCAGCTCCGCCGAGCAGGCAACCGATAACTACACGACAATGTCCGCTGAGGGGTTTTACACGTTCGCCGTAAACGATCAACTTCGGATGTACGTGACGAATTTTGGCGGTTCCCCAAACACAATCGCAAACATGACCACTTTGTCAATTCACCACGTTGCAGGATAATATGACGTTCCAAGTTATCTACCCAGAGACAGCATTCGTTGGAAAAGGCGGAAACACGATAAAGCCACGTAAGCTCATCGATACTGTCGCGGCGGACGCGGCGATAACGACGAATATCGAGATGGTGCGAGTCGCCAATAAAGGGACAGGGAGCATCCCTGATGTTGACGATCCAACCGGTCGCACATGGGCGTTTGAATTCGAAGGAAGTGGGCCGCTGACGGCGCCAGAGACCTCGGCTCTCGATGCAATTGTCGCTGCGCATGATGGGCTTGACCCTCCTGCGGATTCGCCTGCGGTTGGTGGGACGGCCAGCCAAGTCTGGACGCGACTACCAGCCGGAGGGTACGGTTGGACCACACCTGCCGCCGCATCCGGTGCGGTCGAAACATCGTATCGACTCGCATCGAACTTCAACCGGTCGAGCACAACGGCAGCTGCGGTCACTGGTTGGGACGCGATTCCCCTCACTGCCGGGAAGCGCCATCGAGTCAGGATCAGGGCGGTTCATCGGGTTTTGACAGGGGGCCATGCGGCCGGCCGCATCGGAATAAACTGCGCGAACACTCCGGCCGATCTTTGGGCCGATGCTACGTTTCATGTGACTAGTCGCGCCTCAGGTACGACTAGTTTAGCGAACGAGGACAGAAACAATACAGTATGCGCGACCTCTGGGAATATCCCGACATCCAACAGCGATAGAATCACTGTCTACGAGGCCATGTTCACAGCCCACGCATCTGGTGGAAATATGGAGGTCATCTGGGCCGCGGCGTCGTCGGGGCAGGATGCGACACTGATGGCCGGTTCAATCATGACACTCACGGTGTTCCCGTGAAACGCAGCGATTGATGACACTTCGACGACAAGAACCCGTTCCGATTGAGATCTTGGCGGAGCTCACGTATCCACGGATCCTTTTTAATGTGACGTAAACATGGAAAACCTAGAGAGCCTCGCGTCCTTTTTACAAATCTATGGCGCTCACGCCATGTCAAGCGTGTTCATAGCTCTCTATTTTATCGAACGACGTGAACGACGAACCACGCAACGTAAATTTGAAGCGTATCTGACCGAAGCGTCAGCACGCGTAATCGAGGTCGTGCGCAACCATAGCGTTGCGGTTTCAAGTCTCGAACAGGCCTTAGCACGCTCCGGCGCGCTCAAAGATGGTGAAAAACATGACGATTAACGCTTTCTTCCACCGTGTTCTTGTTTTTCTTGGGATCTGTCGCCAACGTCGGCAGCGAATGCAGGCGCTAGACGCCAAAGTTTCGCGAAACTTAAACCTCCTTCGTTCTGAGGCGTCGGCCCAAGAGTCCCATGTGGCGGAGCTCCACAACCTAGTTCGGCGTTGCGAGCGCCGGGCCGCGACCTCGCGTACGATCCACAAAGAGTCGACGCAATCGTGCGCACGCTAGTAATTTTCGCTACAGGGAAAACATTACAGGGACACTGTAATGTCTCCGTTTTATTTTCGCTACATCGCGTTATTTTACCCTTGAAACGCTGTAATTCGTTGTAATGTTCTGGGTATGGACTTCTCCACATTCCCGAGCGGGACTGAGATTCTGCAAGCACTTGGCGCTGCCTACGTGCTTTTCACGTTGTTGTCAGCGACTTTGCCTCAGCACTGGCGGGTGACCGCCGCATTCGCTCGGCTGGCTGGTGATATCCGCAACACAACTGGGCGGATTGCCCCAAACGGGCAATCCACGATTTCGGTGAAGACTTCCCCGGCAAAGCCGACCAGCGGGTCAAATTCCACGCTCAACGGTATTGTTTTGTTGTTGGCCGCTACTTTTTCGGCGTGCCACACGGGCATGACGAAGGTCAACTGGCCGGAGCTGGCCAGATGTGGTCCAGGCATCGAGGACATTATCGGATCCGTCAGCGAGGTGTTGCTGAACAAGGGGGCGGTTCGTACCGAGTTGGAGAACCTCGCACGGGTCCACGGCACTACCACGGTGGTGTGCGCCGTGGAGCGCCTACGTTCCGATTGGATGGCCCCAGGAGCCGCAGCTTCCCCCGAGCGCGTTGAGGGAGTGCAGCGAGCGACAGCCTTTTTGGACGAGGTTGGCACACGTGTTGAGCGGTGATCCTCTCCAAGTGGTGTTGGTCTCGCGCACGTCGCTTGTGCGGGATTCTGATCTTTATCTCCTCGCGAAAGCGCTGGAGATCAGCGGACAGCACTGCGCGCTATCTTGGGGGCTGCCTGCACCCGCGGTTGACGTTGTCGCGCGCACGTCGAAGGTTCCGCCGGGAGCGATGCCAATCTTTTTCGTGGACGGACACGGCATCAAGGATTCCGGCTCGGCGTACCACTATTTCGACCCACTTAAAGGCAAACCCGCCGCACGCGTGTTCGTTGGAAAGGCCACGGGGTTCAATTCAGGGACGAGTTCCGTAGCAGAGCTAGCATCCCACGAACTCGTGGAGGCCATTGTGGATCCGCTTTTGGATTACTGGAAACCCCATCCGCTTTTGAGTCGTGCGGGGGTCGAAATTGCGGTTGAGATCGCTGACCCAGTCCAGACGCACTATGCAGTTGAGGTCGGAACGACAACTTGGAGGATGGCCAACTTCGTGCGCCCCTCGTATTTTCGCGAAGATTTGGGTGCCGATCCAGAGTTGCAGGCTATCTACTGGCGAAACGGCGGGCGCTATGATTGGGCCGGAGAGCTCACCACCCCTGGGTCGATCGGCCCGCACGGGTACAACACGCTTCGCGAGGTTCGGCCAGCCGGGGGGTACCGAGTTTGGCTCGAAAACGCACGCACCATTCCACCTGAGTTCACGGCCGCGCAGGTCGTTTCAAAGTCCCATCCGCTCAGTCGCACGAAGCTGCGTGGAGTCGTGCTAGGCTGACTCTATGTCGTCCCAGTTCATCCGGCTGCAAGGTGTCGTCGCGAATGGGGCCAAGTTTTCACCGCTGGTCGACCCGCACACTGCACGTGAGATTCAGTTCCCACGACTTAGCGACACCACGATCGAAGTTTGCGTGGTCTACCCAACGGCACAAGCGGTAACGACAGGGTCCGCACCAACGTTGACCATTGCCGCACCCGGCCCGACACCCATGGCGATGTTGCGCAAGATTGGTACTTTTTCGAGTGGGAAAGCGACGTTTGTAATCGACTCCAGCGATACGCAGAGATTTTGTGCGGGACGCTTGGTTTTTGACGTTTGGCTGACTGTCGGGTCTCGCAAGTATCAGATCGTGGCGCCAGGCACTGTTCGCCTTACGCCTAACGTGACGATCGCTCCCTAACGTGTTACGATTTGGTGTGTTGAAAAAAGCACTCGGAATCGATGCAAGTTGGACTGGTCTCGCGTTGGTCACGTATTGGATCAACGGCGAGACGTTCGAAGAAGAAACTCGGACAACGCGGAGCACGTCTGCACCGAACGAAGGGGTGTCACTTTACGAGCGCCTTGATTGTCTTGGCAATGATGCGCTTGAATTTATTCGCCGAGAACAGCCCACCTCGATTGCGATGGAGGGGTACGCGTTCTCATCGATGAACAATCGTGAAAAGATGGGGGAGCTTGGCGGCCACTTGAAATGGCTTCTTTACAAAGAGGGACTGGATCCACTTATCGTCCCGCCGACGACCCTAAAAAGTTTTGTGACCGGTTCCGGCTCGGCTAAAAAAGAGAACATGTTGCTCCACACATTTAAGCGGTGGGGATTTGAGGCTCCGAATAACGATGTTTGCGACGCCTATGGGCTTGCTCGGCTGGCCTGGGAAGTTGAGAGTAACCGAGGCGCAAAGACTGTCGCGGCTGTTATGGCGAAATGCGAGCGCGTCACAAATGACCCCGATTTGGTCCTTACGAAGAAGCCACGAGGCAAGAAAAAAGGTTCGAAAAAGAGCCTCGTTGAAGGCGACTGAGCGCACTAAGCGCACTAAGCGTATTGCGCGTGTAAAATAAGTTGCACCAATAAAGCTGATTTGGTATATTCTAAGCGCCCCCGGAAGGGTTCAAGATGAACGTGCCAATCATTGCAATCGAAGAAGATTCCGCCGAAGCCGGCGCCATAGTGTGGTGGTCACTGACTGGCCAGGTCGATCACGCGAAACTGGTGGACTCCGTGGTCAATCATGGCTTGCCGGAGAAGTGGGCGCCGAGCCTCCCGCGCCTTGAGACCGTCGCTCACCGGGCGGCAAAAGATCCGATCACAAGCAAGCGGCACATGGTTCGGTCCGCGACAGGGCGCGGCGACTACGAGTTTGTCACCGAAACGCTCGGTGACGACAACAAGCTTTCATGGACTTCCAACGTGCGGGTTCGTGTGGTCGGTGAGGGGGACAATAAGCAAATTACAGTGACTCCTCTCACCACGGCCGACATGCCGTTAGCTCAACAAATTGGTGAGGCTGTCGAGCACTATCGTCAGTCACTAATATCTGTAGATGTGTCAACTTGGTTGCTCGACATGGTGAGCAAACATGTCGATGCCGTTGCTTTGCGCGAGCGTGGAGGGTTCTACTTTATTCCAGCAGGGGAGCCGCTTCAAATGTGGCGCACTATCGTTAGTGCATTGCACATGGTGAGCGCACATCGGTGCAGCTCAATTCCTGCGATGCGCAGCGATGACGCTGTTGAGGCTATCTTGGCGGCCATTACTCGTGAAGCTTCAATGGAGATGGACGCTTTGGAGAGTTGGCTCATGGAGCGAGACGAGTTCTCGACAAAGGGAGTCAACGCGAACGTCCGCCACATGGAAGCGCTACAAAAGAAAATCGCCCGGTACGCAGAACTCCTCGGCGTCGCTTTGCCTGAGCTCACATCTCGATCGCAAACCCTTTTAGGCGCCGTAACGGCGATGCAACTCGTGAAGCGATGAAGATGTCACCAGCTTACTTGCAGCTCGCAGAGGAGTTGATTCCACAAGTTGTCGCGTTCTATGCACGCCGATGTTGGTGGCTCGACACGAACGACGCTACTCAGCAAGCGTGGTTATGCGCACTTACGTTGAAACTCGATGACGTCGATGAGGCAACGTGCGGCGCGTATTTGTATCGAGTCCTATCTCGGTCGCTCAGTCGCTGGTGCTGGGGGCAGTCTTCTGCGTTCTCTGCTTCGAGTCGTCTTGAAAAGCAGGCTTGCGTGCCGCAGCGTGTGCCTCTACCGGAGAACGTGGCGACTGAGGATTTGGAGCAGGTGTTGATTGACGTGGAAAGGCGTGCGGTGTTTAGCCAATTGCGACACGCCTTAGCTCGTCGTATTGGCGAGCTTCTTGAAAGACAACGTCGTCGGGCCCCCGAGCGAACTAGCGCGGTGATTTCCGCTTTAGTGGGTGGGGGCAAACTCGCCCACGTCGCGCGACAACACGGGCTAACGGCAAAGGACTTACAGGCACCGATTCGTTACGCCAGGATTAAAATTCGTGGTGATAAACAAGCCGTGCGCATTTTGGAGCAAATTCGCGGTTTGGCACAAGGAGCACAATGGTAACAAAAGCAAAAACTTCCGCAGTAGAATCACCGCCCGCGCTACGCGGACGCAAGCCAGGACTCCCCGTAAAACTTCGCCCGGCAGAAGTGCAAATGCTTCAAGAAGGCCGAGCGAGTATCCGGATGTGCGCGGCAAAAACTAGTGTGCACCGGTCAACGTGGGCGCGTCTTGTCAAAAATGACCTGGTTGATTACGTCTTTGTTTGCAACATCGCGTACATCTCGATCGACTCGGTCAAAGCATACGTTGGGACGCAGGCTGTTGAGATGTACAATCTCGATGACTGGAGTGATGTCGCGGAGCTGCTCACGAACATTAAGAAACTCCGAGAATAGTTCATGGAGCTGGAGTTGACTAATGTCACCGCGTTCGTGGTTTCTGCTACGGAAGACGAGTTAGCATGGCTCATTGCGTATTTAACGGTGGAGCACGAGACCTATCAGGGCGGTCGTAAGAAGACAGCCAGTATCTTGGATGTGACGGTCGAGGACACTCAATCGTTTTGTGCGTTTAATCCTTGGAATAAGTCGTTCCCGGCTGGGTTAGCGGTCATGCTCCCAAAGGTAGCCAAGACCGTGGGTATTGTGGTCACAGTTGTTGATGTTCGCAATCGGGTTGCGGCCCCTGATTTAAGTCCAGAAAACGTCCATTGGCTTCGCGATTACCAGGCTGCTGCGGTGCGTGCTCTCATTTTTCGAGGCGGGCGAGGTTTGATAAAGGCAGCCACTGGCGCTGGTAAAACTGAAATTTTTATTGCACTGACTCGCGTCGTTGATTGTGAGTGGCTGTTCTTAGTTCACCGCATTGACGTCGCAACGCAGACAATCGAGCGCTATTTAGCTCGCACAGGAGAGCGCGCAGGTACCTTTGAAAAGGGCGTGTGGCGAAAAGGGACGTGTAACGTTACCATCACGTCGTTTCAGTCAGTTGCGTCTGCTCTTCGGCAGCAGCGCCGAGGCAAAGCGTCAGGTCGTAAAGGTGCTCGCGACGTCACGCATTTGCTCCGGGAAGTTGAGGCGATTTTCGTTGATGAGGTGCAGTCGCTGAGCGGCGCATTGAACTACGATATCTGTCAAAGCTTCGAAGGGGCTTACTATCGAATTGGTGCGAGTGGTACGCCGCTTGATCGCAAAGATAAAGATACGCTTCAGACAATTGGGGCGCTTGGGCCTATTTTAACGGAAATCACCACGCCCGAACTTGTCGAGCGCGGTGTGCTGGCGCATTCCATTATTCGGATGATCCCTTGCTATCAGTGGATGCAGTGCGACGCCACGTGGCCTGAGGTTTACGACGCGTGTGTGGTAAACTCAGATCTCCGCAATGGGTTGATTGTGACGATGATTGAAGTCGCGAGAAAGCCTTGCCTTGCGTTCGTAATAAATATTGCGCACGGGCAAACGCTGCTTCGACATGTCGAAGCGAGTGGGCTTCGCGTACAGTTCGTCCATGGTGAGGAAGGCGACACGTCTGCTCGCCGCGCGGTGCTGGACCGACTCGTCGCCGGCGAATTGGATGTGGTGATTTGCACGGTCATTTTTCAAGAAGGCGTCGACGTGCCGCAACTGGCCAGCGGTGTCATCGCGACCGGGCAGGCGTCAGTCGTTGCGACACTGCAACGACTTGGACGCATTATCCGGCGTGCTCCGGGTAAAGAAGTTTTTGAGATTTGGGATGTTCAGGATCAAGGGCAGTTTTGGATTGAGAAGCAGGCTCTCGCTCGGCGAGACGCGTACGAGCGTGAGGGCCACGTCGTTTTAGACAACTGGTCGTAGGGACGAAAAAGATGACAACCAACACGTGCGTTATTGCCGGATCGGGGCGCGGGCCGGCGGATCGGGCTCGAATCACCGCTTTAGGGGGTGGGTTCATTCCGCTGCAACCGAAATTCACCTACCCACTTATGCCCACTCCGCCCCTGATGCCGGACACGTTGCCTACTGCGGCGCAGCGTGAATTTCTGGCCACGGGCTTTCGGTCGGCGATGAAGCTGCTTTGTCACCAGGAAAGTGGATTCTTTTTGCGTGATCGCGGAAAATCCGCCAACTTCGCGCTACTAGATGGCTTCGCCGCGGCGATCGCCGCGTTGAACATCTGCCCGGCGTTGTGGATCGCCTTCTCGTTCACGGCTTTCGCCGAAACGGTCACCAAAGAAAAGCCGCCGGCGGGGCGTTGGGTCTTCTCTTACACGCGCCTCGAAACGCAGCGGCCGTGGTTTTACTCGACGGTCGACAACTTCAAGCCGATTCCTATTAAGCCGCCCAAAGTTTTTCGCGCGCTGTTCGAGGACTGGTCGGCGATGTGGTCGGATTTGTTGCTTGAAAACCCAGCTACTGCACTAAAGGTAAGGGAAGTCGTCAACAGACACTTTCCTCGCGACTCGTTCGAGCGGCGCGAAGATGCCGTTAAAGCAGCAGCCCGCGCCCTAACTCGGGATCTTGAGTTTAGGGCCGCGTCCGGCCACGTTCTTTGGACCCTATGAGCGACACGTACGGACTCCACCCCGACTTTGAGCAGATTGTCCTATGGTATTGCGCGAGCAGCCGAAAGTTTTGGCAGCAAATCGGCCACCACCTCGAATCGGACCGGTTTTCGAACCCGCTTGCACGTCCGATTATCGAGTGCGTTCGGGCCATGTCGAAAGGGGGACTCCCTCCTAACGATACGATGCTGGTGATCCAGCGACTCCAATCTAAAGTTGTTGAGGGTAAGCTACATCAAGACACGTTTGACGCAGTTTACGATTTGATCGATGATGTCACACATTGGCCGCCACCCGATCTTGACGGGGTGCTTACTGAGCTTTTCCCTGTTGTAAAAACTCGAATTCGCGAACAAGCCATTCTCGCAGCGCATAGCGATTTCGCACGCGGTGGGGACATGGCGGTTTCTCGTGCGCTGCTTGACGTCGCTGCGCACTTGGGTTCGCAAGGCCAGATAGGCGGGCTGCAACTTGGCAGAGCGGGCTTCAAAGAGATTGAAAATGCGCTCAAGGTCGCTCGGCTCCCCACGGGGATTTTCGAACTGGACGTTGGCCTCGATGGCGGGATGACCTGCGGCGGCCTGGGGGTGGGTGTGGGCGCGCCAGGTGGTGGTAAGTCAATGACGCTCATCCACGGCGCCGCAGAGAGCATTAAATGCGGGATGGTCACGGGATTCGTCACTTTAGAGCTGCCGCAACACTGGCAGTTTGCGCGGCTCGTCGCGTGTCTGACCGGGATTGAGATTAGTGCAATTCTAGAGAACCCAACGTTGCGGGCTGAGGCCGATCGACGATTGGCGCTGATCCAGCATCAGCTCGGTTTTTGTGAGATCGCTGAATTTGCGCCGCATGTCACGACGGTAGCGGAGATTATTGAGTGGATTGACATGGTCGAGCAGCGCATCGGCTTAAAGATGCACACTCTTTACGTCGATTACGCTGACAAGCTTTACCACCCGGGTATTCGCGCAGATAACGAATATCTAGCGATGCGCTACGTTTACGAGGCGTTGCGCCGGGATATCGCGGTGAAGCGTGACATGTGGGTTTGGACTGCCTCGCAAGCGAACCGCGCTACGAAGGAAACGAAGAAGCGCATTGATATGCACAATGTTGCTGATTCGATGCACAAAGTGCGTATCGCAGATCTCGTTGTCACAATGACCTTCGATGAGGACACAAATGAGCTCACTTATTTTGTCGCAAAAAACCGTCTCGGGAGATCCCGGTTCTCCGTCGGACCGCTACCGACGGATTTCGGACGAGGTCGGATCACGTATTTAACAAAAGAGTTAGGCCCCTGGTGATGAGCTACCATTTTGTGCGGACCACGGCTGCGTTCCGTGCCGCTATTAAAGCGGACAGTGTTGATGCGCCACGAATCAAATCTTTCGCACGAGAAAACATGCTGTCGTCGTGGGGTTCCGGGTTTCGAGGGATCTTTGAAGCGTACGCGCCTCGGAACGCTAAGGAGTTTTATGAATGGCCGGTTCAGTGCGATATGTGCGGGTACGTTTGTATGTTCGCGGATACTTACACCGTTCATGCAAACGTTTGCTCGATTTGCTCGGCTTTGATCTGGGAGGTTTCCGTGTTCCGCGTGATTGTGTCTAAAGCGGGAACTGTTGACAAATGGCTAATAGAGAATCCGAACAGAATATTCAGTGCGCACGCGGAAAACGTCGCGAAATGGGAGCTAGAAATTATGCCTATCGTTTCAGCGGTATTGGCGATTAACCATGACGCGATTACGTTTATTATGAAAACCTCGTTTGAGGCTGCGCCGTATGCCGTTTTTGGCACTTTGGGCCTTTTTCACGAGCCGGAGATTTGTTGATGAACTGGTGGGACCACATTGATGATCCGTTTCAAGAGAAAGGGGTTTGGGATGCTGTTCTTGAGGCGTACTCAGGGGGAGCGCGCTCAGGAAGGATGACCACCCAATCCGGCTGGATTCGCGCGCGTTGCCCGATCTGCGAAGCTGACGGCAGTAAGGACCGGAAAGAATCCCTTGGACTGAACACGAAAACCGGGGGGTTCAATTGCTACAAATGCCAAACCCATGGCCGCTTGCCGGCTTCGTATCGTGCGCAACTTAGTGACATTCTTGATCCGGATTTAGAGGATTCGTTCGAGGTCGGGCTTATGCCGAACGCGCCCTCTGCTATAACGGCGGCGGTCGAACACGCATATGGGTTCACACCAATTTTCGAAGGTCCTGGGTTGGCTGATCCACGATTCGACGCGGTGCGCCACTACATTTTGGCTCCAAAAACTGACTTGAACGAGGGCGGGAAACCGTGTCGCGATATTCCGTTTGAACGCGCGCGCCAAATGGGCATCGGTAGTGGCACCTTCAAATTGGCCGGACGTCTGGTCATCCCGATTTTGAACTGGGAGGACCCTACCGGCCCATGGTTGGCGTGGTTTGCTCGCGATGCAACGGGCTTGAACCAGATCCCCCATTTGTACTCGCGTGGGTTGAGTCGGTACACGACAATTTGGAACGGAGCCGCACTGTTCGTTGAAACAGATGAGCCCGTTTTCATCATGGAAGGTTGCCTCGACGCGCAAGCTGTCTGGCCGCATGGTGTGGCCTGCTTGGGCAAACCGATCCCCGCGCACCACAGTTTGTTCCTCCAAACCCGGCGCCCGATTGTTGTGTGCCTGGACGGGGATGCTTGGATGGAAGGACAAGCCTTGGCCTGGAGTTTGGCTCTTCAGGGTGCACGCGCGGTCAACCTCCGGTTACCAGCACGCACGGATCCGGACGAGGTTCCCCGTGATTGGCTTTTCGAAACAGCTCATGACTTGCTCAAGAAAGCTTAAAAGATGAACTCTGAACATGACAAACTGTACATGTCTTGCGCACCTGGTCCGCAACCGCATACGGTGACGTACTGTATAACTCTACCTCATCGTATGGGGACGATTCCGAAACTGGAATTTATTGGTCGAGCTGCGTTGTCGCCTATTATGCGATTATTCATGCAGACGGTTGCGGACATGGCCCACACCACCGATTGGTCGAACGTTGGTGCACTTGTTCACGCGTTGTTTTTTCGGATGACTGGTGAGCATTTGGTGCGCCCGGATAACTTTGTAGATTCGCAGGAGCCTACAACTGAGCCAGATAAAAAACCGGATAACCTTGTCAACTAGCTGTAGAAAGCCGAACCGCTCCGACGAATCGGGCTCGGCTGTAATACGCGCGACTAACTTGGTTGTTTTGGTTTCCGCCCAGTAGCCGTAAGTCTCCGTTACTTCGAACTCCATAGAAGATTGAGACGTGGTAGAGGTTTTTACCTCTGCGCACGACAACGACATCACCCGGGATGAGGTCAGAGATGCTGATACGTGTTGCTTTGCTCGGGTCAATGGATAACCACTCTTTCGCGCGGACTGTCTGCGGGTTAAATGCACCCGCTTCTTTAGCTATGCCGCACGCGAACGCCGAGCACCATGCAGCTTCGTCGTTTTTTATCCACGTGGCGCCTGCGGCTTCGAACCAGCGCAAAATTTGTTCTTCGTGTCGGACTCCATGGATTTCTCGGAGTCCGATGTACTTTTCGGCAGCAGACACGATTTTTTGGTTCAGTTCGGGCACCATGTGGGCGATTGTACACCGATTTTGCGCTACTCGCACGATCAACGCGCGATCGCTGCGCAGTTTAGTTCATTAAGACACTTGCGCGACCTAAGCTAGTTGCGCTACAAAATAACACGTGCCGAACACACCCCTCCCTCCGCGACCCCTCTCCACAATCACGGAACACGCTGTTAAACATCCCGCCCGCCCCTTCGCGTCGGTATTCGAACAGTTCTCTATTTCCCAGCTCAAGGCCACGGGATCTGTCTTGAAGCGTTCTTACTTGCCCGGCGCGGCCCAATCTTACCAAGCCATTCGCGAGTACCTAGCCGGCCGGCTAAGCTCCGCCGAATTGCACGAGTGGATTTGCTCCACTGATACAACGACAGATGCAGAAGAAGGAACAAAATGAACGCCCTGTATTGTTATGGTGAAACTGCGCAAGAGCGCATCATATGGATGTCTCTATTCGTTCAGGGTCTCAATGGCCGGCGAGGCATCCCCTACATCCTGGTTGGCCCTCCAGGGACACAAAAAACCAGCTTTTGTGCCCGTGTCGCTCGGCGTGCAGGGCTGCGTTTCGAACCGGTTGTGGTCTCTTCGCGGGCGCCTCAGGATTTTTTGGGAGTTCCTGTCCCTAGCACAATGTCAACTGTCGGCGCGCCGCGGCACGTAGACCCCGATTTTGTAGGGGAGACCACTTACGCTCACTACGCCCCGTTCGGCTTCGGGTTGCGCGCTGCGATGGCCCCCAATGGGAGCCTTGTTCTCATCGATGAGGCGAATACCGGGATGCCTGACACGCAGTCCGCACTTCTTCGTGTTGTTCTTGAACGGGTCATGGGAGAGCTCGACTTGGGTCCCCGGACGCGAATGACTCTTGCCATGAACGCTTCAAAACACACGGCGTCGAGTTACGAGTTGGCTGCCGCGATGACGAATCGCATCGGGTTTCTCGATTGGGAAGGCGTTAGCGCAAAACAGTTTTGCGCCTATGTGCTGTCGAAGGGCGGCGCGGACCCGCTGTCGCTGATTGAGCCGATCGATACCATGGCCTTCGAAGCGGAAGTGGACGCGCACTGGGGGCGGGCTTGGGCGACTGCTGCGGGCCAGATCGCCGGGTTTATCACAAGCAAGCCGAGTGCTCTGATGCAGGAGCCTCGGGAAGGCCACCAAGGCGCGTGGCCCTCTGGGCGATCTTGGGACACGGCCATTCACGCGCTGACCGGCTCGATCTTGTTTGGGTTCTCTCCAGCGGAGCGCGACCAGGCTTGCGCGGCGTTTATCGGCAAGGCTCCATGGAACGAGTTCACCTCGTGGCTGCGCACGGCGGATCTGCCGAGTCCCGACGACGTGCTGTCTGGTCGAGTCGTGTTCCATCACCGGCCAGCAAGGCTCGATCGGACGGTCGCGGTTTTGGGTTCTTGTACATCAATGGTCATGTCTGCACCAGAAGCGGACAAAAAAGCACTAGCTAATGATTTTTGGCGTGTGCTGGACAACTTGACGCAGAACGCTGCGGGAGCACTGGACTTGTGTGTCACAACGATAGCTCAACTTTGTTCGGCTGAGCTGTTCGTGGGCAACACTACAGCATACACTGTCGTGGGACGCATAGCTCCAGTTGCTTTGAACGCAGGCATTGACCTTCGAAAGTACACGAATGGATAAGCGTCCAGCAAAACAATTGTTGGCCGCAGTAGAGCCCACCATGCAGCTTTCCGTGGCGCGCTTAGTCGCATATGAAGCACTGCCGTATTTCGAGATGGGCATTCAGAGTCTTGTACCGCGGGAGACTCCCGGACTTGGCACATTTGGTGTGACACGCCATTCGATTTTACTGTACGATCCAGCAGTACTGGCCTCGTTCACTGCTCGGGAGGCTGCGGCGGTGATCGTGCACGAATACTTGCATATCTTTTTTGAGCACGCAAAATTGTACGATCTGCTAGTGGCGCAGGGGTTCATCTCGACACCCGAAGAGCAGCGGATATTTAACGAAGCTGCGGATGCCCAGATAAACGACAACATTGAGGATGCTGGGTTACCGTTACCAAATCTTGGTGGTTCACCGCCGATCACATATCGAACGCTAGATCTGCCGCCACATTTAACATGCGAGCAGTACTTTATGATTCTTCGCGAGCGTGCGGAGAAGAATAAACCTCAAAATCAACCCCAAAATCAAAACCAGCCTCAACCCCAAAATCAAAACCGGCCTCAAAACCGGCCTCAAAACCAGCCTCAACCCCAAAATCAAAACCAGCCTCAAAACCAGCCTCAAAACCAGCCTCAACCCCAAAATCAAAACCAGCCTCAAAACCAGCCTCAAAACCAGCCTCAAAACCAGCCTCAACCCCAAAATCAAAACCAGCCTCAACCTCCAGGCTGGGGGCAGTGCGGTTCCGGGGCGGGCAACCCCTTGCCTAACGAGCCGTCAGGGGATGACCCGGATGCGCGGACGGAGGCAGATCAGGCCGAGCAGCGACAACAAGATGCACACGAGATTTCCAAGCACGCCGGCAAGCTACCGCAGGCGCTCAAGCGCTATGCCGAAGAGTTGCTAGTGGAGCCCAAAACTCCATGGCAGACGCTGCTGCGTGTGCACACGGAGCGGGCGTGTGCTTTTGTGGAGGGTTTCGGGCATGAGACTTATTCGCGAAGAAATCGCAACCAGAGCGGGTTCGAGCTATTCGCCGAAAAGGTTGCCATTCTCCCCGGCTATCAAAAGCCTGTTGCTCGTATTGCGTTTGTCGCGGACACGTCTGCGTCGATGGGCAATGCTACATTCGCAGCGATGAAAGCCGAGGTCGCAAAAATTTTGAAGGAAGTTCGTGGTTCAGGCGTGCAGTTCATTTCTTGTGACGCTAAGGTCCACGTCAATGAACGCGTTTCAAACGCAAAAGCGCTCGATACCAAATTTGTCGGTGGCGGCGGGACCAACTTTCGACCGGCATTTGAGGCAATTGCAGCGATGCCTCTCACAAAGCGGCCGAACGTCATTGTGTTCGCGACGGACGGATACGGAAATTATCCAGACAGTCCGCCCAAAAGAACAAAAGTGATTTGGCTGCAAGTCGCTGGGGGAAAGATTGGGGTTGATTGGGGGACGGTTATTGACGTTTCCGAGGGATGACGATGTCAAGTGACGACAATCCGTTGTTGCGAATGCCTGACGCGCGTGCTGCTTTTGGTGATGAGCGGCCACCTAAGTGGGCGGTGAAAACGGCTGACGCTATTTGCACTTTACCTGCGCAGGTCCGGGACAGTCTCGGACTGGTCGAAAAGTTTCCTCGGATGCTGCGGTCACCGGGTTTTCAGAACGTCGCTGAGTTTTTGAGCGAAACTGGTGTTACCGATAGCGCTATGCTAGAGATGATCCTTTCTTGGGACCCAGACACTGACTCGTTCCCCGAAGCGCGGCTTTGATTTGCGTTTTTACGATTTTTCGCGCATGTTTTTGATCATGAGCGAAAGTTCCGTCGTCGAAGCACTTGCAAAAAATCACGTGTTGTTCGAAGTCGCCGAAGGCGAGCTTGAGCGGTTGAAAAAAATCGCACTTGAGCTCGACATGCCGGTCACAAAGGTGTTCAACGCGGCGTTGCTCGCCGGCATGTCACGCCTTGTCGCGTTGAAAAAATATCGTGTGCGTCTCGCAGCTGACGTGAAGCCGGAGCCAAAAAAGCGCCGTGCTTCTACGAAAAAAAGCGCGAGTTAAAAATCTGTTCCGGTTTTTATGCGCGATCACCACCCATTTGTGGCGCGCGCCTTCGACAGGGAACGATTTTTTGCTTGAGTTGGGCCGGTGTGCACTAAAAGTACTCGTGCTTCTTTCATGCGGACTTTCACCGCATCCCGGTAACGAGTGACACCATGCTGAAAATCATCGATCTCCACCTAGAGACTTCCAACCCACACTTTTGTGCGCCTGAGGGTGTAGCCACCCCCGACTACGTCGATCTCTCCGTGGCTCTGCGGCTCTCGAAGGGGGCGAACGAACAAGCGGCCATCAACGCCATCTTTGCGTTGGTGCACAGTTTCTCCGCCGGCGCGGCAACCTCAAAACCCACACCTGCCGTTTCCGAAAAACCGCAGCCGATAACGACTCCTGTCGTGCAACCTGTAGCTTCCGCGCCGGTCGTTTCGAAACCAGCGCCGGCTGTCGCCGCGGCTCCAGCTCCCACAGCTCAAGCACCCCGTCGCCGACCAGCCACGACACAGCCGGTAGTTCAAGCAGCACCTGCACCTGCACCTGCGCCAGCTCCAGCTCCTGCGCCAGCTCCTGCACCTGCGCCAGCTCCTGCACCTGCACCTGCGCCAGCTCCTGCACCTGCGCCAGCTTCTGCACCTCGGGAGGCAACCCCCCTCTCGATTCCGGAAGGTGATGAGTTCGACATACCGCCGCAGTTGTTGCTCCCAACTGCTAATTTTGGGGGCACGGCACGCTGGGCGTATGGGATTGGGTATACTACAGCGGTGGATATGGCGAAGTTCTTGCGGCAGCACCAGGCACAGTTCCAGGCAGTTTCGCGCGTCACTGATGACGCCTCGCTTCAGCAGCGTTGTGCACGAGCTATATCGGTGTTCGCGGGTGAGGCAGCAGCCGGGGGCGCATAAGTGCGCACGCTCCCAATTTACAGCGAACCGCAAAAGTGTCTGGTTGAAAAATCAGACATTTTATTGACGGATCCTTCATGTACGCGTTGCGAATTAAGCGTTGGCGTTAGCTCGCCATGTATGGAGGCTGAGCAACAAGGTCCAGACGAAGGCCCTGTCTTGTTGGTCGTCATGCCCCCGCCCGGTGTGGGGGAGGATCGTGCGCATCGAGTTACGTGCGGTCCGAGTGGCGTTTATGTGGCAAAACAGTTGGCCGGACTCTGGAATGGGCCTATTGTTTTTGCGAACTCGCTTCGATGTGCGCCAGGTTCACGAAAGGTCAAGCCAAAATCATTCACGGAGTGCCGCGGGTATCTTGCGTCAGTCATCGACGAATGCAACCCGGCACGGATTATCGCGTTAGGAGCTGAAGCGTGCAAAGTTGTTCTCGGTCAAGCACTTCCGACGCAGACACTTCCGCGGATTTACGCGTATACATCGACGGGCGTTCCGGTCTTCGTTCTTGCGCACCCTATCGCATGTTTGCGGAATCAATTCATTCGTGCTGGTTTTGAGCGTAATTTAGAGTGGGCACTAAAAGCTGACCCAGTCCGACCGCCAACTGATGCGGTTTGCCGACTTGTTGATTCTGAGGATGACGCGAACGAGGCATGTGACGAGATTGAGTTTGCTGGGGGTGTGACTTTCGACGTGGAGACTTGCGGGCTTCCATTTAACGCAGGCCACACAATCTTGAGTTTGTCCTGCACGCCGTACGATCAGGACACGGCTTACATTTGGGAACGTGAGCAACTTGCTGACCCACAATTGAATGCTCGTATTCTGAGCCTACTAAAGCGTGAAGACATTCAAAAAACGGCAACTAACGGGAAGTTTGACGCCGTACACCTCGCTGCCGCATTCGGGGCGATGCCTAAGAACATGGACCACGACGCGTTTCTTTTTCGGAAGCTAACGTATGCGGGGGACGTCGCCGACCTGGAAACGCTCCAGTCGACTGTCGGCATGTTTGGAGGTAAAGAGGAGCCGGAAGCGTGGATCAAGGAAGGGTGCGTGGAGCTGAAAAAGCGTGCATCTGGGAAGTGGGTCGACACCACCCCCACGTTATTTGCGGATATTCCGAAAGACACGCTGACACGTGCCGTAGCTGGCGTGAAAAGTGGGGACAACCCGAAGACTTACGCCTATGCGGCGATTCCAGCTCCTGTTATGAGCCCGTACAACGGGCGTGACACCATTTCGACCGATCGCCTTCGACAGGACCAGCTCCGACATGCCGAACCGCACGCAGAAAAAGTCTGGAAGAAGGTTCAAAAAAGTTTCGCGTATGCAATGACGTGCATGGAATACAACGGTATTCTGGCTGACCGGGGGCGCATCGACGAGCTCCGTGACGAGATGGACGTGATTATTACGCGGGCTTCGGCGGAGTTTAAGTCACAATATGGCGATGTAAATGTCAATAGCCCGGACCAGATTGGCGAGCTACTGTTCAAAAAACTCAAGCTTCGAGGTACGAGAAAAACAGCTAAGGGCAAACTGAGCGTTACGGCCGAAGTCCTTAAAAACCTTAATCACCCGGCGGCAAACCTGATTTTGGAGTTGCGCCAGTCCATGAAGTTCAAAACGCAGTACGCCGAAGGCATGGCTGCGTTCATTCGAGATGACGGACGTATTCATCCACACTTCAATATTTCCGGGACTGAGACCGGGCGGCCGAGTTGTCAGGAGCCAAATTTACTAAACATTCCGAGCAAAGATTCCCCTCTTGGGGGCAAATGCCGCTCTATATTCGTGGCGAAACCGGGCTACGTTTTTGTCGAAGGCGACTATAACCAGCTCGAACTTCGCGTCGCGGCGATGCTGTCGGAGGATCCTCTGATGCTCGATATTTTCGCTCGCGGGGTGGACTATCACTTGGAGACGGCGAAGGCTATTGCTCCGATTTTCGGGATTGACCCCGAAACGGTTGACGCGAGTCACCCTCTGCGGCGCCAAGCGAAAGTCGTAAACTTCGCGTTTCTGTACGGCGACACGCCGGCCGGGATTGCGGCGAAACTGGGTATCGCTGTCCGTCTCGCGGAACAACTACTCGCGGCCATTCTTGGGAAGCTGTCAAAGCTTCATGCGTGGTCTCGCGGGTGTCTCGCGAATGGGCGGCGCTACGGCTACACGTCGACGTGGTGGGACGGTGAAGAGTTCCGGCGTCGGTATTTGCCTGAGATCGCCGGGCACGATGACGCCGCCAAGGCCACGGCGGAACGCAGCACCTGGAACACCAAAGTTCAGGGCACGGGTGCGGAGTTTATGAATGCAACTGTTGGTCGGATGCAGGAAATCATCGAAGCCGATAGGCTCCCCGCGAACACGGTTTTGACGGTTTACGACTCCTTGCTTTCGGAAGTTGCGGAGTCGTTCGCGGATGAATATATCGAGATCCAGCGTGAAGTCGCTGAGGGATGGGCGAGTAAGGGAGTCCATATGAAGATGGATTTCAAGAAAGGCCCATCGTGGGGAGAATTGAGGAACGTCGCATGAACTTACCAGAACCAAACTACAATGAGGCCGTCAGCATTGACGGCGAAAACATCAATGGCGAGTTTATTCGCCTCTCTGCTGATCTGGCGTACTACCACGCCGCACACGCTGAGGCAGTGCGCGAAGCCAACCTTGGAAAGCTGGCGTCCAAAAATTTGGAGGGCCACTTGAAGATCGCCTTCCGGGCTCAACTGGAAGACGCGGGGCGCAAAGTCACTATTCCTGAGGTCGATTCGGCGGTCCAGTCCGATCCGGATTACCAACAATCGTTGATCGACGAGATCAATCTGGAGTATGAAAAAATCCGGTTGGCTGGTATCATCGATGCAATTCGGGCGAAAAAGGACATGCTTGTTTCGTACGGCGCCCAAATGCGCGCTGAGATGCAAGCCGATCCATTCATCCGGACCAGTTCCGATTCACAGACCTAGCTCACGAAGTCCGCAACACACTCGTTTGCCTGCGCAAGCAGGGTTTTGAGCACCGCAAAAGGACAATATGTCAATCATCAAAGTCAACCCGATCCAACTCGACGAAATCGATCGCCAAGCAGCAGAAGTCGCCGCCATGTCCGGCGATGTCATCATGAAATGGGAGGTGGGCGAAAACGTTGTTCGCGTCCTCCCAGCAACTGGGGACGAAGTGTCACCTTTCCGGGTGACTGGATTGCACTACATCAAAAACTTGCCGTCAGCGCCGGACAAAACCATCGTGTTTGCCTGTCCCCGAGTGGACCGCCGCACGCACGGTTCGCCCTGCCCCGTGTGCGCAAAAATCAACGAGCTCATCCGAACCGGCAGACCCGCGGATAAGAATCGTGCCAAAGACATTGCGGTCAAGACGCGCGTGTTCGCGAACGCGTGGTCCTACCTTGAATCCAGGAATGTCATCATCGCCTTCGGTCCGAAAATCTGGGCGCCGATCAAGGGGATCTTGAAAAACAACCGGTTGGGCGGGGATTTTACCCGGACTGGCCCAGAAGGCCGAGATTTGATTGTGATTCGTACGGGTACGGGGCCGACCGATACGGACTACTCGACCACGGTGGATGTGGAAGCGCGCCCATTGGCGGCGACCGAGGACGAAATCCAAGCGATTCTTGCGGGCAAGCACGACCTCGAAGCGCAAGTCGACACGACTATTCCTGATGCGATTATGCACGCGTTTGCTAGCCGCGAAGCTAACCCACTCGCGGGGATCCAACGGGCGCAAGCTATCGGTGGGCAGACGTTCGGCAGTCCAGCGGTTGGGGGGCGGTTCGCACGACCTGGATCGCAAGCGGCTGTTGTCGAGACGCAAATTATCAACGCCGCGGCCGTGACCACGTTCTCCGACGAAGACCTCTAGTCAACTTGGGCGTCACGTAATGAGCAGAGCGCACCCCCCCCTTTCGTCATTGAAAGGAGGTGCGCTTTTTCGTGTTGGAGACTTTATGGCAAAAGCAAAAAAAGACAAGAAAAAAAGCGACAAGAAACCGCCAACGTTGATTGACATCGTGACCAGCCGGCTCGAAGAGCAAAAGGCTGCGGTTGCTAAGCTACGGAAAACGTACGGCGGCAGTGTATTGATGTCGTTCACCGGCGGGGCTGTTCACGGAGCCGCGAAGCACGGGGTGATCCCAACTGGGTCCGTGTCGCTTGACCATGCAATTGGCGTTGGCGGGTACCCCCGTGGGCGAATTATTGAAATTTACGGTCCTGAATCTTGCGTGGTGGGGGGCTCGGTTGTGAACTTCACCGTGTGGACCGAAGATGGAAAACGAATCAACCATAAAGGTGGAACGATTAAACGCTTGTGGGAGCGGTTTCACAACGTTGCCCCTGATGGTGACGCACGAGGGAAGTCTAGGCGGCAACCGGATAATATAACGTTCACCGCGCCTTCCATCAACGAGGAGGGGCGTATTTTGCACAACCGTATAGAAGACGTGTTTCATGTTGGCACGCGTGAAACTTTCCGTATCACGACTATTTGCGGACGCGAGCTCGTCGCCACTGCTGAGCACAAACTTTTCACTGGAGGCTCGTACGTTCCTGTTTCTGGGCTGCGTATTGGCGACACGGTCTACGTGCACACAAAAACGCCATTCACGTGCGAGTACTCTCGTAAAACGGACAGGCAGTTCATCTATGTGCGTGGCCATGGAGTCGCCGGCGTTAAGGTTGTGCGCGCTATCGCGAATCGTACGACTGGAGAAACGCGGGACTACGCATATTATCGCTTAGCGAGAGCTCGTGCTGTCGTGGAAGCGAGTTTGAACGGGTTGTCGTTTGATGATTACGTGGCGCGACTCAACGTGCCAAACTTGGAGGGGCTACGATTTTTGCGCTCTGACGAGCACGTGCACCACATCGATGAAAACGTGCTCAACGACAGTATCGAAAACCTTGTCGTGCTTTCGGCCAGCGAGCACGGGCGGCAACACGCCTTTGAAAGACACAATAATTTGCGGTTCATGGCCACACCGACTGCGATCTTGTCCATTGAGCCGGCTGGTCCGACTGCGGTTTACGACCTAAAAATGGCGTCCCCGTATCATAACTACGTTGTGCAGGACTTTGTAACGCACAACTCAGGGAAGACAACGTTGACGCTTCACGCAATTGCAGAAGCGCAAAAGCTTGGGCATTTTTGCGCGATGATTGACGCTGAACATGCGCTCGATATGCGATACGCCACTGCACTTGGCGTGCAGACAGCTGACGACAAACTATTGGTGAGCCAACCGGACTACGGTGAGCAGGCGTTTGAAGTCGTGAAGGAACTGGCGAGTGCTGGGACGCCACTCATTATCGTTGACTCAGTCGCTGCGCTGGTTCCGAAGTCAGAATTGGAGGGCGAAATCGGCGACGCCACGATGGGCAAACACGCGCGTTTGATGAGCCAAGCATGTCGCGTGCTAACGGCAGTTGCGGAACGAAATGCGAGCACCATAATTTTTATCAACCAACTTCGCAGCAAAATTGGTGTTCTCTTTGGCTCCCCGGAGGTTACGACCGGCGGTAACGCGCTCAAATATTACGCGTCGCTTCGCATCGATATCCGGCGTCGAAAACAGATCATGGGCAAAGACGGGGAAGCCTACGGGAACGATGTCGAAATCAAGGTGGTAAAAAACAAGTGTGCACCACCGTTCAAAACCGCGCACATCGAAATTCTTTGGGGGCGGGGCATCAACTCGTCCGGCGACCTCATCAACGCGGCGGTGACGCTCGGGGTTATTGCGCAGTCGGGAAGCTCGTACTTGTTCAACGGAACGAGACTCGCGCAGGGGTACGCGAGTTCTTACAAGTTCCTCGATGACAACCCCGACATTTTTCGCTTGATTTCCGCCGAAGTGGCTAAAGCTATGGGTGAGGATGTCATCAACTCAAAAATTTAGGCGGGTGGCTGCGGGGGTCACGTTGTCCGTTCTGGTCGTTCTGTCCTCGCAGGATTGCGCCGTGCGAGCGGCTTCGAACTACCGCGAATCAGAGTGCCGGGCCGGCGGCGGAGTGCCGATTCGAGGCGAGACATTCGTTTGTCTTCGTTCGGACGCTGTACTTTGGGAGAGCCGGTGAGCCCGATGGGGTTGCAACGGTTGCTTCAGGAGGTGGAGTTGGTGTGCTCAAAGTGTGGACCACTTACGCCCAAACAAGTGCAGGTCGACCAGTCCTCGAACAGCGCGGGGTGCTACTACCAATCGATCACGTGCTTGAGCTGCCATCATAAAATTTTCGAGTGGCGAAAACCGAGTTGAACCATGATTTTTGGCGTAATTACAGACCCCCATGCAGGTAACCACCAAGGCTCCAATGGTGGCGCCTATGTTATTGGCATGAACGCGCGTTGTCGCGCAGTCGTCGATACAATTAGCCGCGCAGCTCAAACGGCGCGGGCTCAGGGGTGCACCGTCCTGGTCATTTGCGGCGACCTGTTTGACGACGAGAAACCGACCCCCCAAATGATTGCCGCGGTGGCCGAAGCGTTTAACGCTGGCCCAGAGTTTCGCGTTTTCGTGTTGCTAGGCAACCACGACCGGGTATCCGGCGTTCCAGGGGATAACGCGGTCGGTTGGGTGCGCTACTTGGCGCACGCACGTGTTTTTGAGAAACCTGAAGCACTCTTCGTCTCGGCAAGCGACCAATTTGTCATCGTACCATTCCAAGACGGGCCAAGTTCCGAGTGGCTTCCAGAGGTGCTTGCTGGGTTGGCAATAGACAAGCGGGCCGCACGAACTGTTTTGTTTGTGCACATGGGGATTCGCGACGACGTCGCTCGCCTGAATCCGTGGGCCGCCGCAGCGGAAGACGCTATTGACGTCGAGCTGCTCGGCCAACTTTGCGTCGAACACGGAATCACCCACGTGTTCGCGGGTAATTGGCACCACCAGCAAAGCTGGGCCTTTTCTCCGCGAACATCGGCCACCCCTTCGACAGCGCTGATCCCCCGCGGATCCGAAGTGGCGATTGTCCAAGTTGGCACGCTCGCGCCCACGGGCTGGGATAACCCCGGGCTCGTTGGATACGGCGGTTTGGCCATCTATAACGATGGCGCGGTCTCGATTCAGGAGATCCCCGGCCCGCGATTCGTGGACGTCAAAAGCCGGGCCGAACTCGATGCGTTGCTCTTCAACCACGAGGAGCAGCGATTGCACGTTCGCTGGAAATGCGCGGCGGGGGACGGGGCCGAAGCGACGCGCTTGCTGACCGAGGCGCAGAAATCTGGGGAGATTTGCCAGTGGCGCGTCGACGAAGATTTCAAGGAGATCCGAGCTTCGGCGCAAGCTGGGGCCCGAGTAGCGACGAGCGCTCGAACGCTTCACGAAGCGCTCGACAGCTATATTCAGCAGCTCACACTGCCCGCAAACGTCACTCAGACGCGCGTGCACGCGCTGACATCCGACTTTTTGGCTTTGAGTAGCGAGGTAATCGATGAAGATTCGTAAAATTGCCCTTGAGTCGTTCATGCTCCATGACAACTCGACGCTCGACCTCCCCGAAACTGGCGTTGTCGTGCTCACGGGACTCACGGGATCCGGAAAATCCACGTTCGTCGAAGCAGCAAGCTACGCAATGTCGGGCAGCACGCTTCGCGAGACGCCGCCCTGGCGTTTGAACGAAGCCGGGTGCCTCAAAGTCGACACCGACCTTGGCCAAATTACGCGAAGCCAGTCCGCCAAGGGTACAAAAAAGATCGCCTGGCTACCGGCCGGGGAGTCGAGCGCGATCAAAGGGGACACCCCTACAAAATCTGCACAAAAAATAACCGAGATCTTTGGCAGCCACGACGTTTGGCGGCGAACTCATGTTTTTTCCTCTGCCGACGCAGCCCACTTTACGTCGGCGACGGACAGCCAGCGAAAAGCGCTCATCCAAAAAATCTTGGGAATCGATCGTTTTGATATCGCGCTCAGCCACTGCCGCAAGCGAATTGCGGCAGAAAAAGTGGAGCACGCTCGCCTCGCGCAAGCGCTGACGCTGGCTCGCCACAAGTTGGCCAGCGAAGAGCGTTCGTTGGCAGAAAGCATGGAGCCCAAGCCCCCCGTGCTCGCAGCACCGACCAAGCCCGACGTCGATCCACAGTTGGACGCGAAAACTGCGTACCTGAACCAGCAAATCGAGAAGCACAAGCACGAGTTGTCGGAGCTCTCGACTCAAGCGCTGGTCGAGGTGCCACGGGAACACATCTCCGAAGCCAGCACACGGCGCGCTGAGTTTGACGCGGCGAGAAAAGAACTCCAACGGGTGCTTGCCGGCAAGTGCCCAACTTGCGAGCAGCCGTATCCGGTAAGTGAAGTTGATGCACGAGCTGCGCTTGGTGCAGCGGAGACGGCTTTGCAGGAAGCCGACGACAAGGTGAATCAGCTCTCGCGAGCGGCCGAACTCGCAAACGCGCTTACGCGCAGTACCGTCGCCAAGGTCACCGCGTCACTGAGGGACTTGGAGTATCAAGCTCGAACTCTGCAAGGTGACGAGGCGAGGTTGCGCGCTTACGAGATCTCCCTCGAACAGCACGCGCAATCTCAGGCCGCGGCTGAGGCTCAATACCAAACTCTTTTGGCCGCGTGGACCGCGAAGCGCGAAATCGTGAAGAACCAGATTTTCGAATTCAAAATGGAAATCTTGGACCACGAAGAAGCTCTCGCCGCGCAAAGCATTGTGCTAGCTGAGTTGGCCACTTGCGAGAAAGTGCTCGGCTTGCAAGGTGTTCGCGTCTCGGTTTTGAGTCATGCTCTCGATGCGGCAACGCAACTCACAAACGCTTTTTTGGCGCAAATGAACTCGCCAATCACGGTCGAGGTGCTTCCGTACACAAAACTAAAAGACGGCAACACCAACTCCGAAATTTCCATCACGGTGCAAGGGGCGGGGGGCGGGTACGGGTACAAAGCCACGTCCGGCGGAGAACGGCGGAGCGTTGACGTGATGCTCTTGCTCGCGCTTTCAGATGTTGCTGCCGCCGCAGCAGGTAAGGAGCCGGGGACGCTTTTTATTGACGAGGTTTTTGACACGCTGGATCTGACGCTCTGCGCCGCCGTTGTCGGCGTCATCGCCGAGCTTGGAAAACAACGGTGCGTCGTGGTCATAACGCACCGCGAAGAGTTGGCGACTTTGTTGGTCGCCAACCAAGCACAATGGCGCAAAGTTGAAAGCGGGCGCCTTGTTTCCTGACCTAAGAGGTTGATATGCGGTCGAACTACATCGCAGCCCGCTCGGCAGCTTACAATGCCCAGAACATTCGTGTTTCTGTTGCGGCACGCGAAGCGTTCATAGCAACAAGTACTGGCAGCGCCCTCGGATTTCGGTTTGTCCTGCAAGACGCGCGCCGTTTTATTGTTTGCGGGGAGCAAGTGCAACACCGAGATGAGCACCATATGTCTCCGGGCTTGGGGTTTCGCTTTTTGTTTTTAGCGTAGAGGGACACATGAACAAGGACGCTGAACTTCTTGTATCTCGGGGCTTAGCGTGTAATATTCGAGCTTTTCAACGAGCAACGCGCGCCATGGAGACGTATTGTCGCGCGAGTGAGCTAGCGCCGGTTATTTCGCCGGAAGACGCGAAGCGCTTGTTGACGCAGTTGGCTCACAACATTGAAGCAGTTGGAAAATGCTTGGCAAATTATGAACACCGACGAAGACGCTAAGAAGAAAGTGCTCACTCTGGCACCGCTCAACAATGAACCAGACCCAGTGGTGATTTACGGGATACGTGAATGGCTCGCGCAAGCAAAACGTGGCGAGCTCAAAGGGGCAATCCTCTTGGCGGAACTTCAAAACGGAAACACTGTTCGCCGAGTAGTTGGCAGCATTTCGAACGAGACCACCGTGTTTATTTGCGAGATGGCTAAGCAGCACGCCCTCAATGACTCGTTTGAGCACGTTAAATGGCTCGATGATGAAGAACTCGACGACGAAGAAGACGAAGAACCCACGCCAAAGGCGCTAGAGCACGAGGATACACAAGATGAGTGACGACCAGCAAACCCCTATTTACCACCACTTGCGCCCAACCGAGGCTGTTGACGCGCAAACGTTACGACACATGGTTGCGGACCAGATCGAGAATCACCCCGAGACGTACGATCAGGGGGAGTGGGGCTACGATTACGATGGTACGGGCAATCCCGCGCTCGATTGTGGTGCGCCGTGTTGTGTGGCTGGCTGGACTTGTCGACTTTCTGGTGTCGGGACGTTTGGGCTTGATGAGTGGGATGCTGCGCGGGTGTTGCTCTGGATTCCTGGTAAGCCCACGCCTAGCTTTCGAAGTGACACAACAAAAGAAGAAGTGCTTGAGGCGTTGAGGGCCTAGCTATGCGAAAGCGCGGAGCAAAGCCACGCCGACAGGTGTCCAGGTACGGACCAGGGGATCGAGCTCGGATCATTGCGGAGACGATTCGTGATTTGCAGGCCAAGCATATCGACGTCTCGGACATGGCGCATTTGATTTTCCTGCTCGTTCATGGGCACGAGCCGAAGTCTCGCGTTGCGCTGACGATTGCTCGCCCGCATATGGACAACGAAACGGCCGACGCGATTTGCCGTGAAGCGCTCGGAGCGTTCAATACATGGGGTTCTTCCGCGCACGAAGGGTTTCAGGTTGTTGAGGCCGCCACGACGGCTATCATGGACGCCGTTCAAAACGTGCGCCGGCTCGATCGAGCTTTCGGCGAAACTTCGTTGCTTTGCGTGCACCCGTCTGGTGCTGCATGTCTTTTGTTTTTTGCCGATCAAGGCCGTGATGTCCATTTTATGCGCCGGATGGTTTTTGATGCGCTTTCAGTCCCATACGATCCATCGAGTGCGCGGGCGCCAAACTTTGAGGAACACGTATGAGCGAAGAGCAGGCAGCTCCACTACGCCCGTTTTGGGCTGACGAATTTGGCCAAGACCGTTTTGGCTATTTTGGCAGACTACCAATTCGCGGCATTAAAGTGACGATGCGCTACATCCCGCCAGGCGAGTTTGTGATGGGGGGAAAAGGGCACCTAAACGGATCATTGCCACATTCAGTTACAATCGAACAGGGGTTTTGGCTGCTCGAAACGCCCGTCACTCGTGCACTGTACAAGGCAGTCATGGGGCACGATCCATCGTTTTTTACGCATGACACAGAATGTCCCGTTGAATCAGTGTCTTGGGTGGACTGCAACTCGTTTATGCGCAATTTAGAGGCTATCTTGCTAGAACGGCACTCGAACCACGTTGTGCGTGCAAAACTTCCCAGTGAAGAAGAATGGGAATACGCAGCCCGAGCAGGTTCGCAGAATTCAATATATGCAACCGATGCACAATCTTTAGAAGACATCGCATGGGTCGCTTCTAATGCTCAGGGGCGGACTCAACCGGTTGGCCAGAAGATCCCCAATGCGTTTGGATTGCATGACATGCTGGGCAACGTGTTTGAATGGACGAACACGAGTTACGAATCGTACGCGACAAAGACCAAGCGTTTGAGGGCTAAACGATGAAGAGCAAGACACCAGCACATTTGGATCGATCCCCGGAAATCTTCAAGGATATTACCGCGGGGTGGGCTGGCGTGATGGCCGACAAGCTCAATCGGGGGCTCGCGAAGGGGCACCCACACTGGCTCGATCCGGAGGCTACCAACGTCGAGGCCTTGGTGATTCACCTGTTTGCCGAGTTGCACGAGCTACTCGCAGCGGACTCCGGCGCGGATCGGCTGCTCGAAGCTGCGGATGTGGCAAACCTTTCGTTCATGTTGGCTCAACGGATTGGTGACGACCCGGCGCAAGCGGCCCGTGCTCGCGCGGCGGCCCGGAAGATCCGGCAAACGTATAGCGGTTAGCGCGCCTTACGGCGCGTTAGCGCACGTTGGCAGGTCCGGAGTTGAGAAAATCTAAAAAATATACTTGCACCAACTAATACACTTAGCGCATAGTCGATTCACCGGAAAGCGAGCCATGAGCACCGAAGATTTCACCCTCTACAAAGATCGAACGGAAGTTTGTCTTGACCCACCCTTTCACTTCCCCGCCGGGGAAATGCACGTCATGCAAAAGTTCGACGTGGGCGTCTACACGTGCGTCATTCGAAGCACCGACCCGGCGGCGTACATGCGCGCGGCGATGATTCGCGATGCGCTCCCGCCGAACTCGGGGTTCCGTTTGGTTGTCCCCTACCTGCCTGCTGCGCGAAGCGACCGAGGCTACCCGGCAGGTGGCCGCATTTACGCGCGGCTCATCAACTTGGTGGGGGCGAGCGAGGTTCATTGCTTCGATCCGCACAGCCCCGCCATGCCACACTGGATTAGCCGGTGCACTGTTCACGAGCCGACTGCCGCCATTGCAGCCGCGTTCGCCGGCCGGCGGATTGTCGGGGTCATTGCACCCGATGCTGGCGCGGTATCACGTGCTGCGCTTGCGGCTGGCGTCTTGGGTGTTCGCCTGTATCGAGCAGGCAAACATCGAGATTTCTCAACCGGCAAGCTGTCCGGGTTTTTCTGCGAACCGCTGCCTGACCACGGGATGTTGCTCGTCGTCGACGACATTTGCGACGGCGGGGGGACGTTCCGAGGGCTAGCCGATGCTATCGGAGTCCCGAGCACGCGGCTGGCTCTTTGGGTTTCGCACGGAGTCTTTAGCGGGGCTGCGGACACGCTACGAAATTTTTACTCAATCATAGCGACGACGGATAGCGTTCGTTCGCAAAGTCTAAATGCTGATTTCACTCTTCCCGTGCTCGATTTCATGCCTGGAGCAATCTGATGTCCAATAAAAGCTACACCATCATAGCCCCATTACTCAATACCGACGCCTATAAGTTGGACCACCGTCGGCAATACGAACTGTCCGGAAAAATCACGCGTGTTTACAGCAATTACACGCATCGAGGCTCACGCATTTTTGGCGTTGACAAGATCGTACACTTTGGGCTTCAAGCTGCCTTGAAAAAGTGTCTAAATAAGGCTTGGCAAGGGTTCTTTAATGCCGACGAGGACCGTGTTTGCGCGCTCTACGATGAGCGCGTTACATCGATTCTAGGCCGACCTATTCCAGTCGACCACATTCGCGCGCTCCACCGACTTGGTTTTCTCCCATTACGGGTTTGTAGCGCGCCAGAGGGCACGCGTATCCCGATAGGTGTTCCATCGTGGACTATCGAGAACACGGCGCCAGAATTTTTCTGGCTGACGAACTATGTTGAGACAGTGCTCTCGTGTGCGACTTGGCTCGGCTCGACGTCTGCCACCATCGCGGCGGAGTACCGTCGAATTTTGCTTGAAGCGGCCGATTTGACTGGCACCGATCCCGCAACCGTGGATTGGGCAGCGCACGATTTCTCAAGTCGAGGTATGAGTTCCCCGGAGAGTGCTGCGCTGTCCGGAGCTGCGCATCTTTTGTCGTTTTACGGCTCTGACACGTTATGCGCCCTTGAATTCGTTGACCAGTATTACGGCGGCGGAGCAATTCTTGGTTCAGTCGCCGCAACGGAACACTCCGTCATGTGCGCTGGCATCGCGATGGCAGGAGAGCGGGCTATGTTCGAGCGCTTGCTTGACCTCTACCCGACGGGGATTTTGTCCATTGTGTCTGACACGTTCAATCTTTGGGATGTGTGCACGAAGATTTTGCCCGCGCTACGCGACAAGATCAACGCACGTGTGGGCAAGCTTGTCATTCGTCCCGATTCGGGTGATCCGTTGAAGATCTTGTGCGGGAACCCGGCTGCTAAACCGAACTCTCCCGAGCACCTCGGCGTGATCCGGTTGCTTGACCAGACGTTTGGCCATACGGTCAACGAGAAGGGGTACAAGCATCTAAACTCGCGGGTTGGCGCCATCTATGGTGATTCAATTACGCTTAATCGCGCTAAGGACATTACGCACAAGCTTCGCACGCTCGGGTACGCTTCCGATGTCGTGGTGTTCGGTGTTGGGAGCTACACGTATCAGTATCAAACAAGAGATACGTTCATGTCAGCTATCAAAGCGACTGAAGTCGTAGTTGACGGAGCGTCGGTTTCAATCAAGAAAGATCCGGTCACGGATGGCGGGACAAAGAAATCTGCTACCGGGCGGCTAGCAGTTCTCGCGGACGAAAAGACCGGTGAGTTACGCCTTGTACAAAACGCCTCACCTGTCGAGGAGTCAGCGTCGTTACTTCAACCGTTGTGGGAGAACGGCTATTTTATCCGACGCGAAAACTTCTGCGATATTCAGCGGAGAGTTCGAAATGGGTGACGTAAAGCCACAACGCGTGAAGGTTGGCGAGACGGTAATCCTTGAATACACGGATCGTCTCATTCGGCAGAAGCAAAAACCGTTCTCGACGGGCACGGTTTCCAAAGTCGGGCGCGTGTATTTTTACGTGAAAGTTCCGGACTATTGGAGCACTGTTCAAGTCTACCTAAAAAACTTTCGCGTGTTTGGGGACCCTAATTTCGTGTCTGCTTATCTTTCCGAAGTGGCGCTAAACGAAGAACTCGAACGCCGGAAAGTCATCAGGGAAATTCAACAGCTATTTCGCGAAGAGAAGTGGCGAAAGTTACCACTGCTTTTACTTACGGAGCTTCGCGGCATCATGAGGACTTCGTGCGAGTAAAAAAACACGCCATAACTTGTGCGCTTCGAGTTGACGACTCACTCGTGTGGGAATATCCAGCCACCTCGACGATTCCGGTGCGGCATGAAACCGTGCATGTGACCAGTGTTGGCCGAGTTTGGTTGGTTCTTAGCAATCGCTGCCGCGTGCGTCGGGGGGATCTTCGCCCGCATCCTGAAAATCCACTGCGCGGTACTGCGCACCAAGACTTAGAAACCAGGATTTCCAAACTTGAAGTTTTGCAGCGCTGGGAAAAACTTCGCGAAAAAATTTTACGCGCAAAGTTTGGCGCCCCACCTCCAAACACAACGGTGGCGGATATCGAGTTGGCGGCGCGGATCATCGGCCTTGGTTCGTGCTAGCTTAGATTTTGTACAAAACTTGTACGCAATTTCGAAGCGCGACAACCGGGTGATCATTTTTCGGTCGAAAATCCACATGATCACTTGCGATCAACTCAAGGTTCGCCGGTGGAATTGTACCTTGCCGACCCTTGATTTTGCTCCGTAAATGGCACACTACGTGGAATGCGCGCTAGTTTGCCTATCGCATATCTACTTGTTTCGTGCGATTAAACAGAGACGTTCCTTAAATTATTGTCCATATCCTAACTTTTTCAGAACTTATCCCTGATTTGCCCATTAAAAATCGCCTCCCATGGAATTAGTTTACTTTCTAAACCGGGTAGATGTCCACGAATCACAGGGCCCGTGCCTCTGAAACGCCGTAATTTGGCGTGCGAATAAAATCTGATCCACCTTAACGGGTTAGCACAAATTCTAAACCTTCTAACTTGGCTTCGTTCAACGCGCACATCCTCAAAAGTTCGCTTGATTTTCTGCGATCGTGCGAAAAGTAAAGTTGGCCTCTCTCATGCACTCTTTCGAGCCGAGCCCCCACTATACTGTCGCTAGCTTCATGCTTCCCGCATTGCTGCGTTCCACGGAGACGTCCACGTTTTTGCGGATGTTCGGGGTTTGGGGGTTTTTCTCGGGACACGTTCAAACAGCTTATAACACCACGTATCGACAACATCTCACTATCACGGAAGATTTGCGCATCATCCTAGTGCACGCAAAAAACGAGGCTGACGTGAGCACTTGCGCAGAGCTTCACCACACGATCCGCGAACACGTGACCCCGTGCGAGAGCATTATCGCCAAGTTCATAGCTGAGTGCGATCAAATGCGAGGATCCCATGCCAATCCGGAAAGCGAATAAGATCTGGGTAACGCTCCCTGACCCTGAAGTTACGACGTTCCTGTTCGCGCTTCGCGTTGTCACGCCGGCGCCCTATTGCTGGGAGATTCGGCGAACGGCCGATAACCCGCTCGAACTGGTGATGTACCCAGACCAACACAGCCCCGTGGTGATCTTGCAGATCGTCGATTTCGTTCTCTATAAGCGATCACAGTTACGCACGGACCTCCCTGGGGCGCTATTAGCCACCCTGCACCGTGTCATAGACACTTGGTCCGCGCAATACGGACACCCGATTTCCAAAATTCGAGACCTTGACCGGATGGTCACCTCATCATGCGACGAATCAAAGGCATTGCAACCCCCGTCGAACAACGCGTCCTGGCGATATTACTCCAAACTCCAATAGCTCGCTTCGGGCTTGAAATCGTAGCGCTTGGACGCGGTACCATTGCGCGCGGTTCGATTCATCGAGTGCTTCGCGAGATGGAGCGATTCGGGTATGTCACGGCGAAAGCCGAGGAGAACCCCGCACGCCGGAACAGCCCGCGGATCTTCTACACCCCCACGACTGCTGGATATGCTGCATACCTGGCAGCGAGCGCACAGGACGAAATCTAAAAAGGCAAAATGAACCAAACACCAGATAACCAGACGAAACTGAAAAACGACGGGCTCAGTGCTGAACTTCGGCGACTCGCTGATCTTGCCGCCGCCGGTGAATTTTTGGCGCTTCGCGTCGAAGTGATTGCGGAATCGGTGCCCACGAGCAAGCAAAGCGTTCTACGCTGGCACCGTAACGAGCGAGCCTACGGAGCTCTCACGAGTGGGGATGTCCCGATCGAAGACATGCCATGTGTTTCAACGCGAGAGCGCGTGGAAGCGGTGCGGCGCATCTTTCCAACGGTTCACGATATCGTTGTCGCGGTGAGCAACCTTGACGAAAAAATCAAACTTCAATTTTCGATGGACGCGGTAGCGCGAACGGTCTTGCGGCAAATAGCGAAATGGTACGCGGAAACTGACCGGGTTGTGCAGCTGCTCAAGCCGGCTGGGTCCGGCGAGCCCGACATCGTGCAGCAAGCGTTTATCGCCGGCATGGGTATTGGTCGCGCACATCCTTGGTTGGTCGCACATCTTCGTGATCAAGCCCTAAATCTCTCCACATCAGAAAACGGCAAGGCTCACGAAGATGATGACGACGACTAAACTTCCCGACATGGCCGGAGTTCCGGCGTCCATAGCGTTTAAGTATCTTGCCGCTTCGTGGCGGATGTCTGGGCAAATCTCCGTCGCGAGCGGCATGGTCGTATCACACTACACGGTTGGTCCCGATCCGAACGACCCAGTGATGCCCCACGTTGTTACGGTGGTGTTGCCCATGCTTGGGTTTTGGGTGGCTCTCATAGAACGTGCGGTTGCCCTAGGCGCTGTCGATTCGGACGAAGCTCGTGCAGCCGTGACTGCCAAGGCGCTAATCCAGGCTCGGCGCGCTTTGGAGTTAGGCGGGTACGAATGCCCGTGAATGCGCGCCGAGTACAATTGCGTGACGTCGCGCTTTTGGTGGAATACGCCTTGGCCGACGAGAAGGGGGGACAATGCGAGTTCGCGCTCCGACACGGGCAAGCCGCCGCGGCGCTTCGGCTTGAGCGGCGGGGTCTCATCGAATTCCATCCGACAAGTTTTACGCATTGCCGCATCACAACCGCTGGCGTGGCAATGGCCCACACTTTGGCGCAACTCATCGAGGATGCAAAACAGGCCCTATGAACCGTGAAAAGGAAGTTTCAGAAAACGGCGAGCGCACGTGGGAGATGCCCGGAGATTTGGAAACGGCGCATCGTTTTTTCTTGGACCTGGCTGCGCAAGTCAAAGCCGGCCGCGTGCTGGCGGTGCACGTAGCTCAAATCTCAATAGCCGATGACGGCCCCGACCCCGATCCGGATATGCGGCAGTTCAAGGTGTGCAACTGGAGCGTGGACGGTGACGCCGGCGATCAAGCATGGCGCCAACTTGGCGCGCTTCTCAAAGAGGCATCCGCTCCCGATTCGGAGTGCTCGGAGCCGAGTAGCAACGCTCTATTTGAGAGCGAGGTGCAACAGCTTTGGCGCGACGATCCGGGTTGCGCACGCGTTTTGGACCTCGCGGCCAAAATGAACGCTGCGGACGGGTACATCGACAAGGCGAGTCGCGCGTTTCAAGCGACAAGTTTGCCGATCTTGGCAGCGTGGCATTCATACGCAGCCCAAAAACTCCACCTCGCTAATTGGCAGCCAACTTGCCTCACCCACGCGCCACTCTCGAAACAAGCATTTCTGATCGGCGTAGCGGTGGGGCGCACTTACGGGTTCGCTACACAATACGTCGAAATACGTCGTGCGGAGCAACAAACAAAAAACTGAAAAGAGACACCATGACCGACCCAAGTAAACAAAAAATCATCGCCGCTCTCGAAAATTTCATCGCTTGGATTGCAGCCGGCGAGGAGCCTTGCGCAATACATGTGCACTTCGTGCGGCACGTCGAGAATACTTGCGAGCACCACGTCACCAACTGGGATTGCTCGGAGGCGGCTAAAAAAGATCTCGTCCCGTATGTTCCGGCGGTTGTCGGGGGCCAACTGGTCGCGAGCCCTGCGGAGATTCCTGAAGGGCCGGTCGACCCGCTTCCACCAACTCCCGGGGCACAGGGTGTGCGGTGCGAAACAACCCCCCAAATTCTTGCGGTGATCGATGCTCTCGCACCGACGACACTCGCGGTTTTGCACGCTGGGGACGTGGTACTTGCAGGCATTAGCGATTCTGAGGAGAGCCGCGCTGCGATCGAAACAATCCTCGTTTGGGCACGCGATCATGCACCCCAAACCGCCCCGCTTGGATCGTGCTATCGAGCAGATGGTACGTTGGACAACGTCCAGGCGGCTTTTTTCTTAGGCGCTGCGTTCATTACGTCGGTTAAGTGTGCAGCCGAACTCCAGCGGGTACTCACAAAAACACAAGAATCTGGTTCGTCTATGGACCAGTCGGAGGGGCCAGCGCCCACGGAAGAGTTGTCCCCCACAAGCGACGGCCGGACGCATTAGACCCCCCCAAAAACTTGCACAACAAGAGCGCGGCGGGCCATACTAGACACATGGCCCGCCGCGCTTTTTCGATTCACGACTACAACGCGATGGTTGACGCATTCCGATCGGACGCTCCGAAATACCGTCCGGGCACCGCCGCGAGGGTTTGCGGATCGGATATAAAAACGTGCGCCAAAGCTTGGAAAGTCGGCTGGCCCACGCGAAAATGGGCCCCGATTCGATCGGTGATCGAAACAGAGCTCGAAGAAGAGCGGCTCAAAAAACTGCAAGCCGCGGCCGATGAGCGGGAACGCCAAGCGCAAAACCGCGAGCTCGCGCGGATGAAAAAAGTTCGGGCGGCAGACGACGAAGCGCGAATCGTGGAGATCGCACGCCAAAACGCCCTCACGACAATTAGCGCCGGTATGACGCTCGCTGTCAAAGCGCAAGCGCTCGCCGACTTGGCACAAAACCTAATTGACATTGATGTTGCGCGCGCCGACGGCGATGCGGCCAAACTGACCGCGAATCAGGCGATCAACATGATCACGTCGATTGCGAATCTCAACGCGAAAATCACGGAGTCCGCGTTGAAATCCTTGCAGATCGACCGACTACACCGGGAGGCCGGCCCGGCACCGGAGCGCGAGCGCGAACGTTTGACGCTCGCCGAAGCCGAGCAGAAAGTTGCTGCGGTTACCGATGCACTGCGCAATGCGAAGCAAGTCGGCGGGTTCGAGGTGATTTCAGGAGGCCAGGCCACGCCCCGCATTGGGCGACTGGTCAAGCCAGTCTAGGCGGGCGCTTATTCGCCCAACGTGGGGTACTGCCAAAGCTCCCACGTTGCGCAGTTGCCCACGCGAATCGTGTCGTCGAAATCAAAAAGCCCTTCGCGAACGAGTTGGCGACACGCCTTGACCGGCGCGATGTCTGCGAAGTCGCGGTCTTTTCGCCCCGCGTCGAACCAGTCCAGACCTTCGCGCCAAACGATTTGGCGTGCTTCGTCGGGCGAAATGCACTCAAACTCTCTTGTTAGAAGGACGCCACCTGATTCGCAGGTGGCCAAGAACTTTTGGTTACCCATGTGCGGCCTGCTCTTCTTCAATGCCTTGCGCATTGAAGCGCCACCCGATGATCTCTTCGCCATTTTCGACAGCGACGACCCGCCCGCTCGCGGGTTTGATTGTCCCGGCGGCATATCGCCGGGCGTAGCGAATGCACACCTGCTCGGCAGCACCCCACGAACTC